TTAAGAGAATAGTGACAGCTTATTTAGTAAAGAAGCTTTATGAGAAGAACAGATCGGTGTTTCAAAGAAATCACCACATGTTATCAATTTCTGAAGATCTTTACAATAAAATTGTAATGCTTGGTAAATATCAAGATGCTTATCATCCTGGATATATGTCTGCAGATACAGAAGCTATTATATTCAGTACACTTTTAGAAATAGCTGAAGCTAAAGATTTATTTGATGGTGAAGTCTATCCTATTTATCAAGAGGTTAAAGAGATTCTTGAGAAGTTCCCATTCATTGAGAATGTATTCAGTGTAATGAAAAACTGGGGAGATAAAGATCCTTTACAACAAGTTGTTATTGATCTTTTGAAGTATAACAGACATAGAGTTAATTTAAAGAATTACACTGTTAAACTTACAGAAGATGCTCCTTTAGAGCAAGAATTAACTGAAGATGTTGTAGAAACTCTACAAGATTAATTTGGTATTATGTATAATTTTTAGTATATTTAGGGGGTACAAAGCCCCCATTTTATTTTTCATTTAAAAACAAAAAACATGAGCAATTTTAGCATTGACTGGTTCAAACAAGAATTAGTAAAATTACAAATCGAAGAACAAAGACTTAAGAACGAAATGATAAAACTTGAGTTGGAAGAAAAACAAAAAGAGATTGATGATTGTGACTGTGAGGATGAGTGGGAGATTGAGAATGATTTTGATGATGATCCAGAGTATGATGGTGCAGGGTTTAGCAGTGAAGAAGAGTATGTTCCATATTTCAAACCTTACATGCATCTTAAAATGGTTAATGATGTATTGACTATTGTGTTACACGATGGTCAAATCATCAGCAAACCAAATGCTACACAGGATGATTTCAAAGCAGCACAGAATGCTAGCAATGAAGCAGACTTGTTCACTCTTGTTATGTCTCAAGAAGTTAGAGAAGACAAGATGAAAAGAGATGCTGAAGTGAGCAGAATGAAAGCTATTCAAAAAGGATTGGATGAACTTGCAAGCTTTAATGATTTTGTTGTAGATGGTTACACTGTATATCTTAAAGGTATTAGTAGAAGTCTTCCACAAATTCTTGTTGAAGAGTTCTTAGCAATCATTGGTGCTTATTCTAACATGGGAATCTCTAATGATGAGATAGAAAAATCACTACCGTATAATGAAAGCTATCAAGGTCTTAAAAGATTCTTTATGTGGTGTTGCTTGAACCCAAGAGCAGAAGTTGCACATGAGTTGTACAGATTCTTGAAAGAGAATTCCTTCAGAATAACAAAGCAAGGTTTCTTTGTTGCTCTTAGGAATGTTGTAAGCTTATGTGATGATACAGCCCTTGTAGATTTTGTAAGTAATTCTTACAACAAGATTAAGGCTATCTGGAAGAAAGATCCTTCTCAAAAGAATGTATGGAAAGATTCTAACGATTTCTATTTCTTACAAGATCTTGAATTTGAAGGAGCTTCAAATGTATCCTTAGTAGGTAATCTTACAGCTTTATATTTGGAACTTCCTCAAATGAAGAACAATCGTTATACAGATGCATGGACTAAAACATTTGACATTCGTGTAGGTGTTCCTGTAAACATGCCTATGAGTGATTGTAACTGGAGTACACAAGATTGTGCTGCTGCAGGATTACATTTCACAGCTGATCATATCAACTATGTAGGATGTGGTGATACATCTATGTTGATTCTTATTAACCCAATGAAGGTGGTTGGTATTGGTGAATACAAAGGTCGTTGCTATGAATATCTTCCATTGATGACTGTTCCTACAGAAGAGTCTACAACCATCCTTCACGATCTTAACTTTGATACATTGGAATTAGATGATCAATATGCTGTTCGTGAATTGGAATCATTGGTTGAAAGAACACAAGCAGGATTTGTAGCAGAATCTCGTAAGTATGATTTTAACATTCCTAACATTTCTATTGCAGAGATAAAAGGAATCACAGCTTCTCTTGAAGAGATGTATTCAGAAATTGTAGGCAGAATCAAAAACATTGATTAATTAAAACAAAGTGTGGTCCATTTATTGTATATTTGGACCACATTTTATTATTATGGCTACAAAAAGAAAAAAGGCTGTTGCTAAACCTAAAACATTAAAGACTAGAAATGCTAACACGATGACAGAAAGCATGTTCTGGAGCTTTATTAGAAGTGGACTAAGACAAAAGAGTAGATTTTGGAAACCTATTACACAATGTAAGATGGCTAACAGAAGAACTTACAAGGGTCCACTTAAGAGACAGAAGTTTGAATATCAGTGTAACGAATGTAAACAATGGTTTCCTGATAAGAAGATTAATGTTGATCATGTTACACCTGCAGGCAGTCTAAACTGTGCTAATGATCTACCAGGGTTTGTAGAAAGATTATTTTGTGAAATTGACAACTTACAAATTTTATGTGAGGTATGTCACAATGTTAAAACTCAAAACGAAAAGAATGGAAGATGAAAAACAATTAAAAGTCTCTATTAATAAAGAACCTTCATTCACAGAGATTTGGTATGAAGGACACATAGAACTTAATGGAGAAGAACACAAATTCTGGCTAATACACCCAAAAGGATTAGATCCTAATGGAAATGAGTATGAAATAGATGTTAGGTGGTTCTTTGTTAAAGTTCCTAGAGAAGTTAGGGCTATGGTACCTTATGTTATTGATGCATTTAAACAAAAAGTATGATAAAAACAGAAAAAAGTTATAGAGCCATACAGATGGACTCTTCAAGTTCTTTAAAAGAATTCTCAACTAACAGAAAGAAGTATCACAAAAAGTATATACTGAATGAAAGAGTTGAGGATGAGGATAACAAAGCTGCCACTATAGGCAGAGTGGTAGAAACCTTGTTGTTAGAACCACATGAGTTTGATGGTAGATTTTATATGTCTACATGTGCAAGTGCTCCTACAGGGCTAATGTTAGCTTTTGTAGAGGCTTTATATAAGCACACTATGGCAAACACAGATGAGAATGGAAATATTAGTGTAGAGTTTGAAGAGATTTGCAAAGCAGCTTATGCAGATTCAGGATTTAAAATCAAGTTTGATGCTGTATTAGCTAAGTTTATAGGAAGTGATGCTGAAATCTTCTATAAGGAACTAAGAGAAGTGAAGAGTAAAGGTCTTACAGTGGTTACAACAGAAGATGTCACAAATGCTGAAAATATTGTGACAGAGTTGAAAAGCAACTTTGTTACTGCAGAAGTGGTAAACCTTGTAAACAGTGCACGTTACACTATCAATAATCAGTTCCAGATAGAAGGATATGGTGTAGATGGCCATTTGTTTAAGAGCATGATGGATAAGATGGTTATTGATCATAATGAAAGAACAATACAAGTGTACGATCTTAAATGTACATGGAGTGTTGAGAATTTCTATGAGGAATACTATCTTTACAGAAGAGCTTATATTCAGGCCTATTTGTATTATAAAGCAGCACAATCTATGACTATCCATGAGGAAAGTGAACTTTATGGATATTATGTTCTCTATCCAAAGTTTATTGTGTGCGATAGTACAAACTATTTCAACCCATTGATATATACACTAGATCTTGCTGATATGACAAATGCTTATGAGGGATTTGAACATAAAGGAAGATTCTATCCAGGTGTTAAACAGCTTATAGAAGATCTTAAGTGGGCTATTGAATATAATGTTTGGAACATTAGCAGAGGAAACTATATTAATAACGGATTGGTAAATGTAAAAGGAGGAAATTAATGGATGTAAAAAAGACCATCACAAGTATATTCATAATGCCTACATTAAAGATAGGTAGAGAAAGACTACTTGGAAATGGATATATAAATGGGTATATAAAGGATGAAGAAAGAGATGTGCAATATCAAAACGCTGTATATGCTCTTTTTAAACCAAAAAAGATGGATGCTTTTCGTGATTTCCTTGATGAGGAATATGCAAGGACAAACCAAATTGTAGATGATTATGACTATCCAGAAGGATTTGTTGTTCTTGTGTATAATTTAGATGAGAAATTCAAGAGTGATTTTCTTCTTGTTAAAGAAGGATTGTATTCTAAAACTTCCAAAGAGTTTCAAGCACAGTTTCCAAAGATCGTAAAGTTATTCAAGAATGGGCTTCATAAGGATGAAATCTCTCTTCAATATCGTGTCTTCAATAAGACAGAAGATCTTAAGAAATACTGGGAAGAAAAACTTGGTGTAGAGTTTGATGACACTATGGAAGTATGGGATGGATTTAATATTGATAAAGAATCTTTAAACCTTAATAAAATTAAACAATATGTATAACGAACAATTATTAGTAAGAATGATTGCTGATTTTGGTGTAGACCAAACTATTGCTTATTGCAAAATGGAAAGTGCAAAAAACTCCTATCTATTTGAAGAATGTATTGCTTCAGGTGAAGATCTCACTTGTACACAATATGATTTTGAAAGAGATTGGTGGAAAACTGCAGAATTAAAATTAAAACCTTAAATTATGAAAATGTTAGAACTGTTACAAGAACATCCTAAAACAGCCATTGTTATAAAACAATGGTTTTTAGAGAAGATGTTAGAAAGTCTTAAAGATGAATCTCTTCCTGAAGATTTCAAAAATTATGTAAGAGAACAGGGAATAGATGATGAGAAGATAGCAAACATGGTAGAAGCTTCTCCTAGAAGTCTATTTGATATATTTGATGAGCATAAAATCCATGTAGAAATTTTACACGAGGTTACAGGCTTCTGGTGGAAAATTAAAGATGATAAAACCTTTCTACGTTTAGGAAATGATCCTTATAAAATTAGAACAGAAGCTGAAAAAGAATCTATTATTGAATCATTTAAATTATTGGAGGAAAAATTATGAGAGACAAAATAGTAGATGATGTCATAGATAAATTCTATGAGAGAAGTCAAATAGGTATTACTAAGTATGGTACCACTTTGTTTACAAATAACAAGGACAACTACCTTAAGCATTTACAAGAAGAGCTTATGGATGCTACGTTGTACATTGAGAAACTTATGTATCTGAAGGAAGAGTTAACTTGTTTGGTTAACCTTCATGGTAATGATGCAGATCTTGGTGCAGCTGTAAGAAACTTTGTTAAGTAATATTTTTAATTTATTTGGTTTGTAAGGGCTGTAAGTTGTATATTTACAGCCCTTTATTTTTTAACTAAAACAAAAACATTATGGATTTAGGATTACAAGCTCTATCTGACATAACTGTGTATAGTAAATATGCAAAGTTTATTCCAGAGAAGAAGAGAAGAGAAACTTGGGATGAAATAGTTGATCGTTATCAGAATATGATGATCAAGAAATACCCCACTCTTGAGGAAGCAATTATTAAAAGTGCTGAACTCATTAGACAGAAGAAGGTCTTACCTTCTATGAGAGCATTACAGTTTGCTGGTGCTGCTGCAGAAGTGAACAATGCAAGAATATACAATTGCTGTTTTCTTCCTATAGATAGCTTACATAGCTTCAGTGAGACTATGTTTTTGCTATTAGGAGGAACAGGTGTTGGATATTCTGTACAAAAACATCATGTTGCACAACTTCCAGCTATTACAAAACCTGGTAAGAAAAAAACCTATCTAATTGAGGATTCTATTATGGGCTGGGCTGATGCTGTTAAGGTGTTGTTCAAAGCTTATATGGAAGGTAAGTTTATGCCTTCATTTGATTTCAGAGCTATTAGACAGAAAGGTGCTAGGTTGATTACAGCTGGTGGTAAAGCTCCTGGTCCTGAACCATTAAAACTTTGTCTCACACATGTACAAGCTATTTTAGACAGAAAACAGGAAGGAGAGCATCTATCTCCTATAGAAGCACATGATATATTGTGTCATATTGCTAACAGCGTATTAGCAGGTGGTATTAGAAGAAGTGCTATGATTGCATTGTTTAGCCTTGATGATGAAGAAATGATCACATGTAAATATGGTAATTGGTGGGAAATAAATGAACAACGTGGTAGAGCTAATAACTCTGCTGTTCTTGAGAGAGGAAATGTTACAGAAGCAGAATTCTTTTCTCTTTGGAAGAGAATAGAAGCTTCTGGATCTGGAGAACCTGGTGTTTATTGGACTAACAATAAAGATTGGGGAACTAATCCTTGTTGTGAAATAGGACTTAGACCATATCAATTCTGTAACTTATGTGAGATAAATGTAGATGATGTTGTGAATCAACTAGATCTTAATGATCGTGTAGCTGTAGCAGCATTCTTTGGTACATTACAAGCAGGATTTACAGACTTCCATTACTTACGTCCTATATGGAAACAAACTACAGACAAGGATGCTCTATTAGGAATAGGAATGACAGGTATTGGTTCAGGAAAGATTCTTGAAGCAGATCTTGAAATAGCAGCTAACACAGCTAAGGTGGTAAATTCTACAATATCAGCTATAATAGGAACTAATGAAGCAGCTCGTATAACATGTATTAAACCTTCTGGTACAACATCTTGTGTATTAGGAACTGCTAGTGGTATTCATGCTTGGCATGCTCCATATTATTTAAGAACTGTACGTTTTAACAAGAATGAAGACATAGCAATGTTTATGGAAGTAAATCATCCTGAACTATGTGAAGATGATGTACTTAGACCAAAAGATACATTGTGTGTAAGAATTCCTATTAAAGCACCTGAAGGTTCTATATTTAGAACAGAAACAGCTATTGATACATTAGAGCGTGTTAAGAAGTTTGCTACAGAATGGGTCACACCAGGACATGTTAATGGTGATAATACACACAATGTAAGTGCTACAATTTCTATTGATAAAAATAGAATGTATAAAGATACAGACTATGCTCGTTCAAAATATGTAGGTGTTGGAGGAGCAGTTGTTCAAGAGTTAAATGAATGGGAAGTTGTAGGAGAATGGATGTGGGAGAATAGAGAATCATACAATGGTTTGTCAGTTTTGAACTATGATGGAGGTTCTTATGTCCAAGCCCCTTTTCAAGACATAACAGAAGAAGAATATAATAAAAGAATTGCTACGTTACACTCTATAGATCTTACAAAGGTTATGGAGATAGAAGACCATGTAGAATTTGGTCAGACAGCAGCTTGTGCTGGTGGTGCATGCGCTGTAGAATAATATTGTTTTTGTTTCGTTTTTGATGATTGAGTAATGACAGGCCCAATGTTTCTACATTAGGGCCTCTTTTTTTTTGTCAAAACGAGAATAATTAATTAACTTTACAGACTAAAAATCAATCAATATGGCGAAAGTAAAAGAAGCTCCAGAGAGCAAAGGTAAATTTCAAGATGCACTTGATAAGCTAAACAAAGCTTATGGTGTAGGTACTGTTCTTACATTAGATAGTAAGACAACTGGTGATTATGATCTTATCAGCACAGGAAGTGTTGGGTTTGATCATATTACATTGGGAACAGGTGGATTTGTAAAAGGTAAGATGTATGAACTTATGGGATGGGAAGGTTCAGGTAAATCAACAATTTGTGGTCATGCTGTAGCAGAATGCCAAAAGAAAGGTGGTGTTGTTCTGTATATAGATGGTGAACATGCTGTTGATAAGAATTATTTTGAAGCTCTTGGTGTTGATACCACCAAGATGTTAATTGCTCAACCATCATGTGGTGAGGAAGGTTTTAACATTGCTATGGAAATGATTGAAACAGGAACCATTGATCTTATCATCATAGATTCAGATTCTTCTTTGATTCCTAAGAAAGTGTTAGATGGTGAGGTGGGTGATTCTTCTATTGGTAAGAAAGCCCTGCTTAATTCAAATGCCTATCCAAAGCTTAAAGGTGCTTTGTCACAACACAATGTATGTGTTATTGTCATCTCTCAGTATAGAGAGAAGATAGGTGTTATGTTTGGTAATCCCACCACAACACAGGGAGGTCATGCTCTTAAGTTTTATTGTGATGTTCGTTTAGAAGTGTCTAAATCTCTTGCTAAAGAAGGAGATCAAGCTTATGGTAACATCACTAAGGTAAAAGCTGTCAAGAACAAAATGTCTCCTCCATATAGAATGTCACAGTTTGAAATCATCTATGGTCAGGGTATTGATAAGATTGGAGAACTAATGGAATTGATTAACGAATTTGAGATAGGTAGAAAGTATGGTAAGACAATGACCATTAATGAGGTGAAGTATGATCTTGAAGATTTCAAAAGAATGTTAATGGACAATGAAGAGTTCTATAATGACATTGTAAAACAGATTTTAAACAAAATTAATAACGTAAAAATTGAAGAAAATGCAAGTGAAATTTAAAAAAATGCATGCTGATGCTCAACTTCCTGTAAAGGGGAGTGAGCATGCTGCATGTTTTGATGTTTATGCTACAAGTGTAACAGCAGAATATGGTGGAATAGTTACTTATGGATTAGGATTTGCAACAGAAATACCAGTGGGCTATATGGGAATATTAGTTCCTAGAAGCAACATCACTAAATACAAGTGGGTGATGAACAATTCAACAGGTATAATAGACAGTGATTATAGAGGAGAGTGGATGATGAAGCTTAATTCTATAGGAGGAGTTTATGAAGCACTTCCTTATGCTGTAGGAGATAGAATAGGACAAATCTATTTTATGCCAATCATTCCTACATCATTTGTAGAAGTCTTATCATTAGATGATTCTATAAGAGGAGAAGGTGGATTTGGTTCTACAGGAATAGGAGATTTGAATACTTCTTCAAATAACACCTTTTATATTGATCCTAAATTCATAACTACAACAAACATTGCAGATGGGAAAATTAATATTACAGCTTGATGAAGACGATCTTAACATCTTCAAGAAGCAATACATTAATTTGGTTGATCTTCATGATGAAATCGAAAAACTCTTTGATGAGGGAGCTAAGATTGATAAACGAAAGAAGAAGGTCTATCAAGAATGGAAAGAGAAAATCAATTTTTTAATTGAAATGTATAATACAAGAGCAACATTTAAAACCTATAACAAAGTAAAATGAGAATATTACACATTAGTGATAGTCATGGTAACCATGAGATGTTTCCTATGGAGAGATTTAAAGACATAGATGTTGTTGTGCATTCAGGAGATTGTTCCAATTATAAAGACCTTATTAGGAATGAACAAGAAGTTAGAGCTTTTATAGGTTGGTATAAAGATGTTCCTATTAAACACAAAATCTATGTAGCAGGTAATCATGATACATCTATAGAGCGTAACAGAGTGACACCAGCAGATTTTCATTCTGTAGGAATCACCTATCTTGAGAATGCAGCCACCACTATAGATGGTGTTAAGTTTTGGGGAAGTCCTTACACTCCTACATTTGGTCAATGGGCTTTTATGAAGCGTAGAGAAACCATTGGTAGAGCGTGGGAACATATTCCTGAAGATACAGATGTTCTTATAGTTCATGGTCCTCCTAAAGGTGTTAGAGATCTTTCACACGATAGAGATGGAATGCTTGAATTCTGTGGAGACAGTGCTCTTATGAAAGCTGTATGGAAACTAAAACCTAAAGTGATGTTGTTTGGACACATTCATGATTCTCCAGGATGTGATAATCAAGGAATCTCTCATTATTCAAAAACACCAACAATCTTTTCTAACGCTTCATGTGTACATGATGGAAGATTTGATCTAGGACTTACATCATTTGGAAATATAATTGAAATATGAAATGTAAAACATGTGGAAAGAACGCTGAAAGTGAATACTGCTTTCAGCACAAACCAAGAAAGGCCCTTAAAAATGTAAAATTTTCAGCTATTAAACGGAAAACTTCCGATGATTCAGCACAAATTTTACAAATGCAAGAGTTCTTCCTTGATATATGGAGAAAGAGAAAAGAACACAAATGTGAAAACTGTAAGAAGTGGCTTGGTAGTGAGCCACTTTCTTATATGTTTGATCATCTTCTTGAGAAAAGTAAATACCCTGATCTCAAACTTAAAGAAGAAAATATAATGTTAGTGTGTTTAGAATGTCACGATCTTAAAACAAGAGGTTTTGTAACTGATTTTGTTAGAGATAAAATAGAAGAAGTTAGGAACAAGTTTGATAAATAGTTATCTTTGGTAAAACTTAAATATGAAAGAACCTAACAGAGAACGTAAACAAGACATTAAATATAAAATTACATTAAACGAAGAACAGAAAGAAGCTAAAAGACTCATCCTTGAGAATCAGATTGTTATCATCACTGGTAGAGCTGGTTGTGGTAAGAGTCTTGTTAGTGCTCAAGTTGCTTTAGATTTCCTTTTTAAAAAACAATGTGATCAAATCTTAATTACAAGAGCTGCTATTGAGGTGGGTAAAAGTCTTGGATTTCTTCCAGGAGGTCTTGATGAAAAGTTTGATCCTTATTTAGAAGCATTTCAAGAAAATCTTATGAAGTGTTATGATAAGGTGAAGGTTGAAGAAATGGTCACTGCTAAAAAGATCAATGCACTACCTGTACAGTTTATAAGAGGAAAAACAATTGATGACATATTGATTGTTGAAGAAGCCCAAAACTTAAGCAAGGCAGAGATGTTAGCAATTGTTACAAGACTAGGAAAGAATGGTAAGATTATAATTAATGGGGACAATGAACAAAAGGATATTAGAGATGAGTTCAATGGCCTAAGTTTCATCACATCTCTTGTTAAAAAGATTCCAGAGATTAAATATATAAATCTCAAACACAACCACAGGTCTGATCTTGTGGGTAAAATATTAGAATTAGAATATGGAAAGTAAAAAGAAGAAAACAAAAAGTAAACTTAGCAAGGTGGTAAAGAAAGTCACAAAATCCATTAAGAAAGGATTTGAAAATATAGGACAACCTATTGCTAAAAGTAATGGAATTATTTAAACCAAAAACCAATAAAATGAATCAATTTTTCTACACTCGTAAAGAGCTTGTATCTGGAACACCAGAAAATCCTGAATTCAAAGAGTTCAGAGACAGTTTTAACATCAATAAGGTTGTACGTACAATCACTATGAATGACAAACGTACATTAGTTTTATTAGATGATCTACATGAAAGAGCTCAAGAAGTTCCTGATATAGATCCTAAAACAAATAAGATGAGAGGACAAAAGAGAGTGAAGGACACTTTCCAATCTGAGATCTATCTTGATCCTGCTGATGGTGAAAGATTTTTAAAACTAACATCTATTGGCTAATGAACTACCCATTAATATCATGTAAGATGATTACTTATGGAAGGATAGATACACTGGAGGAATCTTTATATAGTTTTCTCCAGCAAGACTATCCTGGTCCCAAGGAACTAATTATAGTTAATGATTATCCCCTACAAACTCTTATATTTGATCATCCTGAGGTGAAGATTATCAATCTCAATTATACATTCAGTGTAATTGGAGATAAAGAAAACTTTGCTATGGAATATTGTTCTGGAGATATTATATGTCAATGGGATGATGATGATGTAGCTCTACCAAACCACCTTAGTAATGTATTTAAATATTTTACAGATGATGTAAACATTTTACACTGGGAAACTGGTGCTTTATGTCACATCACTGGAATTGAAAAAGTAGGTTGGATAGGTAATTCAGGAATTGTATTTAGAAAATCTGCATGGGAAGCTATAGGAAAACACCCTAAAGAAAATGCAGGATATGATATGACATTTATAGAAAGACTTCATGCTTATGGAGGAAGAAAGTTTGTAAAAATGCCTGATGATGAAGCTAGTTGGTTTTATATGTGGGGAGGAAGAGGTTATCATATGTCTGGAGAAGGACATGATGTTCCTGGTAGGCCTAATGCTATTCAAAGACATTCTCTACATATAGAAAATCTTAAACAACAAGGCAAGATTCCTACAGGAGATATACAACTAAAACCTAACTGGAAAAAAGATTATTCAAAATTATTAAAAGAATTCAATGAAAAAACTAGAGAAAATTTACAACGAGTTTTGTAAAACTCCATCAGACATAAATGAGCATTTACCAACGCTAAAAAGATATGCTGAGGAATGTGACCATGTAACAGAAATGGGAGTTAGATATATTGTTTCTACATATGCTTTGCTCATGGGTGAACCAAAGAAGATGATATCTTATGATATTATACTTTGTGATTGGATACCTGTAAAAGATATGGTTAAAGATGTTACTGATTTTGAATTCATAATTGGTGACACTACACAAATAGAGATTGAAGAAACTGATTTATTGTTTATAGACACTCTTCACAATTTTACACAATTGTCTACAGAACTTAGTTTACATGCTAGTAAAGTTAAAAAATATCTTATCTTTCATGATACTACATCCTTTGAAGTTCATGGTGAATCTTATGATGGATCACCTCAAAAAGGTATATGGAAAGCTATTACAAATTTTTTAGAGAATAATCCAAATTGGGTTTTACATGAAAGGTTCACTAACAATAATGGATTAACTATATTAAAACACTTATAAAAAAAGCCCCTATAAACTAGGGGCTTTTTAATTCTTTGTAAGAAGATTATGCAATTGCTTCAAGATCAGCCTTAACAGCTTCAATCTTTTCAACAATAGCTTGTCTTGCTTCAGCTGTACCACCTTCAGCAACCATTGCTTCTAAAGCAGCGATTGATTCAGTTAATCCAGTAATTGCTGCATCTTTTGCAGAAATTAAGATAGCAATTTGTTCTTGCTCAGCATCAAGAGCAGCTTGTAATTCATCTACTTTCATAGAGATTTCTTCTAATGTAGCCATGTTTATTTGTTTTTAGAGGTTAAACGGTTGAATTAATATCATCTATAGACTCTTCTAACTTATCATATATTTCTTGCTTGAGCTCTGCGTTCTCAGCAAGAATCATGTCAAGCTTTCTTTCTATTTGCCTAAGTCTTTTTTTAGTGTCATTGTCTATAGCGTTGATGATAAATGTGAATAGTCTCATATTAATTTATTTTGATAATCTTTTTTGCATCATTGGTTGCATAGGTGATGTTCGTATTGCTTTATCATCCATAGATTTATTCTTGGAAAAAGGTTTATCCTTCTTAGGAATTCCAACCTTTGGAGCTTTTCTTGGAGCTCCTGATTTCTTAGCTTTACCAGCTGTCATAGATTTACTTGCAGCCATATGCACATTTTTTAGTCTTACCACCAGTCTTCATCATTGTCTTAGGAGCTTTACCAGCAGCTTTCATAGCAATAGCTGTAGCAGCTTGCTTCTTAACTTTCATTCCTTTCTTAGCTGTCTTAGGAAGAACACCTTTACCAATAAGAATATCTTTTTGAGTGATTTTACCATCCTTATTTAAGTCTGGAAAAGAACCACCTTTTTTCATCATCATTTTAGTTCCACCCATCTGCATTTTCTTAGCAGGTTTTTTCATTGTAGCCATGATTTACTTTTTTAAAGTGTCAATAATAGTTGTATCAATAACTCTAATTGATTCTACAACCTTAGTTGTATCAGAGACTTTAGTTGAATCAGTAGAAACAACTTCTGTAGAAGCATCTCCACATGCTGATAACGCTACAGCTAATACGAATAATAATTTTTTCATTTAATTTATTTTAAGGTTTAACATTTCCATTTTCTAAGACTCTTATTAATCCTACTATTAGGATCATTTGCTGTCTTAGCACTTGTAAGTTTCTTCTTCATCCCAGACATTCTAGCACAAAATGATTTCTTTCTAGGACCTCCTTCTGGCTGAGGTGCTTTAAGACCAGGTTTGCCAGGGTTAGCAGCATTGTAAGAAGCCCTACCTTTAGCATTAAGCCCTCCAGAAGCATTCTTTCCTTCTTTTCTTTGCCAAGCTGGACTACTACCACCATTCTTTAAAGAAGATCCTTTAAATGGACCTTTCTTCTTAATAAGAGGACCGTTAGGAACTTTACCACCAGTTTTTTTTGGTGCTACTGGACGATAATTGTTAGATGATATAGGTTTTAAATCAGGCTGTGACATTGCCTGAAGCTCTGGATATAATAACTTATTATCTAATTTAGTTTTTTTTGGTTTTTTGTTTGCTATAGATTCAAATGCTTTACGCACATTTGTTTTTATAGCAAGACTATCTCCACCTTGAGCTTTCTTAACCTTTTTAACTGTAGCCATTATTTTTTCTTTTTAGGATATGGATGTTCTTTATGCCATTTTTTTGTAGCTGCAACTCCTTGCTTAACAGTTTTAGCTCCAGCTTTCTTAGTGAGATCTATAGTATCCCATTTGCCTTTATCAGTTGTAGGATGATTAACCATAATATCACCCTTCTTACCTTTACCAATTCCTGTAGGACTGGTCTTTTTATATATAACATGTTTCTCACCACCAGCAGAAAGCTTAATCTTACCACCACTTTTAAGAACTCCTTTACCTACATAAGCAGAAGCCTTTTGTGGATTCCAGGGACCAGATTTCTTAATTGTTGCCATTTCTTCCAAATGTTATATTGTTCTTAACTATAATGTCCTTGTGACAATATTGCCACATTTCTCCTGTAGAATTAATAATCACTGTATAAATTGTATCAGTTTCATGACCGTAGTCTGTAACCAAAAATATAATTCCATCACCTTTAGGTGTACTGACTTCCACTCTATTGTGAGGTTCATATATCATACTATAATGTATTTCTAAAATCAGTTGTAAGATCTGTCCAAGTTCCTGAGTTTCTCAACCATAATTCATTAAAGTTTATAGATGGTGCATATCCATCATCTACATTAATAAATGTTCCAGATAGGAAATAAAGATCTTTTTGCCCTGTAAGAACAGGAATTAATGTATTCTTTAAATCTGTAAAACTTGCTGCTCTTATATATTCTGTAGCTAATTTAACACCAGCACTATATTTAGTGGGGTCTAAAACAAAGTTATAGGGAGCAGAACAAAGTGTAGCTCTGTTTGTATATAGAATACTAGCAAGTGTATAGTATTGATCATTATCAGCAAATACACCAGCACCTCTAGTTGGAGCAGAACCACCAGCACCATTTGTCATAACCCAGTTAGCAGCTGTAACAACAGCACCACAGGTATTATCACTTGTAGCAGAAGTCTTTCCTCTTCTTAACATTCTACCTACATTATCATTAGCAGTAACAAGATCAGCTTGTTGTGTAACTCCTATGTGAGGCATGTTAATTAACAATAATGGTCCATCAGTAGGAGTCATTGTTGTAGCATGACTTTGCCAAGCTTGTAATGCTAGAGCTCCTGTATGAGGATAACCAGCTAATCCACCACCCATAAATGGTCCAAGATAGGAATTTAATGCTGGAGGATTTTGTCCTATGTTATTAATATCAGCAAACTCAGAAGCATTAACATCATCTGAACACACTGTAAGATTTAAAACTGTATCACTGGTTTTCACACCTCTATCAGAAAGGAATAATTGTAACCTTGTAGCAAGATGTTGAGCTAATACAGCATCTGGATAGGTAATGTTCACCACATCAAGATAGTGCTGAGTAGTCTTATTAAAATATTCTACAGGTTGAACCTCTTTCCATATACCCACCTTAGGAGCATGAGTGTATAAACCAAGACTTCCTGGTACTATTTCTCCATTTTTTAGAAACCTTGCATAAGGTTTTAATTTTATACTTTTTGCCATTATTTCTTTTTAGCCATTTTCTTGAATGTCTTAGCAAGAGCTTTAGCTTTGCCAGTACATCCAGGTTTTGTAATAGGGGTACATTTACCCTCAGTTCCACGTTTCTTAATAGAAGCTGTAGCTTTTTGTATCCATTTACCATTCTTAGCCTTACTTAAAGACTTTAATGTAGAAGGAACTTCATCTCTAGAAATAGTTTTAGATTTATTACTTGTAGCTTTAGATCTAGTTTTATCACCTTCTCCTTGTTCAGTTTTTAATTCATAGGTTGGTTTACCTTTTGAATATCCTGAAGTATCAAGTGACTGTCTTGAATATTTATAAGGTTCAAGTAGGCCACCTCTAGTAGTTCTTTCTTTCTCAGTTCTAAATACACCAAGTTTTGGTCTAGAGCCTTTTATCACTTTTTTACCATCTTCAGCCTTTTTAATTGTAGCCATATTAACAAGCTTTCTTTTTAGACATTTTACCACCCATTTTTTTCTGAGGAAGACCTGGACTAGTTCCATAAGCTTTTTTAGAAAACTTAGTTTCTTTTTCTCTAGCTTCAGTAGCTTTTTTTCTAAGGCCACTTGCTTTGCTAGTTCCCATTGCATTCACTGCCTTTGCACTATAATCATCAAATTGCTTACCGTAGATTGCAGCACTATCCTTATAATTAGGAGACTTTGTGCTTTCACTAGTGGTTGTACCAAGTTTAGCTTTCTTTACCATACCACCTTTCTTCATCATAGGACCAGCCATCATTGGAGATTCCATAGATTTAGCAGGAGCTTTTTTCATCATCATAGCTTTTTTAGGAGCTGATTTCTTAGCCATAGACTTTTTAGCCATGGGTTTTTTCATTATTGCCATTGTAAATTATTTAGATTTTGATTTAATCTTTTTCTCCTGTTGAAGCATTTGTTTAGTGGGCTTCTTACCACTTCCTTTATTCGCACGGAGGTTGTCCCACAACCCTCGTTGTGAGACAGAACCATCCTTACGTTTAATCATTTGCTTAGGCATTAGCTAACTTTCTTTACATCTTGAGCAGAAAATCCTAAGAAGAACAATCCTACAGCTTGTACGATTTGTCCAACAAGGTTTAACACTCCTGTTTGAGTGTTTACTAAAAATGTTCCAGCAGCAGCTAAAAGGCCACCGATTGTTGTTTTCCAACTTTGATTCATAAACTTGAAGTTTAATTGTTACAGAATAAAATTATTCACCAACTTCTTCAACAGCTTCTTTAACAACACCTTCTTCAACAGCCTTAGCTAATGTAGCTTCAACAATTGTATTAGCTTGGTTTGCTAATAAGATTTTACTTGCTTCAGGTGTGCTAAGAATAGCTCTTAAAGTGTTTAAAATTACACCAAATTCTCCTCCAGATAGAGTGAAAGAATCTTCAGGTGTCCATGAGTACTTTTTGTTTGGATCGTAAGTGATCTTTTCCATGTTGATTTATTTTGGTTTAAAAAACGAAGATATGTATTTGATTTGTAATTTCCAAATTTAATTTAACTCTATTTCAAAAACTATTGTAGCAGAAGTTTTAATACTCTTACTCATATTTAATTTGATTTGGAATACATTATGAAACTTTAACAACTCCTCTAATAGAAGATTGTTATATTTAGGAACAGATGTTGCTATTCTAAAATGATATGATTCTGGACCTCTGGTTATTTCCATTGAACACAGCTCATCTATGGAATCAATAAGTCCTTCTAAATGTGAGAAGTATGCAAGCTCATTGTCTTGCATAATCTCAGGAAAGAATTTCTTATTTATTTGCATTTAAGACAGTGTTAGTCTATAAAGAGTTTGAGCAGCATCCCCACTTAAAGATTGTGCTATGTTTTCTATATCAGGCATATCGTTTGATTCACCAAAAGCTTCTAATTGCTTAGCAAAGGTGTTTAGTTCTCTAACCACTTGTTCAGACATACCAGGAGTGTAATCCTTAATAGGTTGAACAGGCATAGCTTTAGTTCTAGTTCCTGTATAGCCCATTATTTTTTCTACAATCTCATCTTTAAGATCAAACACCTTGTCATAGATTTTACCAAGAGCTTCATGTTCAGCAAACCCTCTAGTTTGCCAATGAAGTTCATGTAATTGTAGTTCAAAATAATTTAGTTTAGCCTTAATTGCATCAAGACTTAAGCTGCTTCCAGCTGATTCCATCATCTCTTCTGGAAATAGTGATTTGATTGCCATGGTTTTTGGTTTATATTGATACAGTCATTGTTAATGCTTGTTGTCCAGAACAAAGTGCTTGTTTCTGAAGATCTGTCATCACTAAAGTTAAATTTGTACCACCTGTTGTAGAGAAAACTCCAAGAACAGGATATGTAGTGTTTAATCTAGTAACAAGATCTGCAACAGTAGTAGATGATTGTGAAGAAGCAAGAGTTGTAACTAATGTAGGAGTCTTTTTAATCGAAACTATTACAGTGCCATCAAATGTTGTAAGAGGAGTAATTACTAAATTTCCTACTCCTGTAGCTAATACACTAAGATTTGTACTTGCTGTAATACCTGCAGTGGTTACACCACCAAATGTTACACTAATACTTCCAGCTGTTCTACTAGTGATTGTTAAACCAATTGTGTATTGTTGACCTATTGCAGCAGCTATTACATTAGATAGAGTGGCTAAAGATCCTGTTGCATGTATATACCCTGTGGTATTATTACCAGTCCATCCAGCACCAGCAGTCCATCCTGTAGTAGAAAGTAATGCACTTCCTATAGAACCACCACAATACAATCTCACTTTAAAGTTAGTGATTGCAGCAGCTACAGTTGTAGTTAATGTGTGATCTGTACAACATTCATATCCTTGTACTTCTGTCCATTTACCAACTTTAGGTTTTTGTCTTCTCAAGATTAATGATCCTGCAACAACTCTTCCGCTACCATCATAGCGAACAAAGGCTCTTAAGTCTTTCTTATTATTTCCATTCATAACTAATTGTTTTTAGGGGTTATAGTTTAAATTATATTTATTTTTTAATTGAATAAGCTGTGTAGTATAATGATGTGTACAATACTTTTCACTTTCTTCACTATTTAAAACAGTGTCTAAGTGAGTATCGTTAAAAGGATTTTTACCAGTGTGATATTTTCCTTTATAGAAAGCTGGATAACCATTTGCATAGTCTCCCACTATTCCTGCATTATGTAAGATTGTACACCTGTTTAATTTCTCAATAAGATCTGAGCTCCAAGCAAATTCCATTTCTGGAATATTCTTTGTTTCTAAATCTCTCTTCCAAAGGTTCCAAAGAACAGCCCACATATCAGCGCACCAACTTTGAAATCCAGAATCTTCATCCTTAAAAAACTCTTTATTTACATTTTGTAAATACACTCTTAAATAAAGACAATGATTTTTAACATCTTCCCAAAAAGAAGCATCTATATTCTTAAGGAAATATTGTGCACCTCCTGAATGTAGATTGTTCTTTTCACATGTTGTTCTATCTATTCCTACAAGACTAGTTGCATTACCAAGGATGTCATGTTTTTTATATTCTTCCAGTTTATTTGGAAGAACATCCTTAATCTTACTATCAAAATATGAAGCATTTATGTAGCTGTTTGTATCAGATAGATAGCAAACATCATCATCTATAAACTTAGAAACATCAAACTTCTCTGTAAAAACAATGTCTGAATCACAATAGAACACAGCTTTGTTTTTCATATCTGGATTGTCTTTAAAATATCTTTGAAGACAATAAGGTCTAAGAACAGGTATGTAAACACCAAGCTTATCACTCACATCATTCTCTTCATCCTTATAGAAAACAAATTCTGCTTCTGGATATAAGTTTACAACTTTTTCCCATCTATCAGTCTTGTTTCTAAAGGAAGGAGTGAACACAAGAACAATAGCCTTGTCTGACATTCCTATTTTCCTAAGACTCTCTATCCATAAATGCACTTGCCATGTGTAATAATTATCATCAGGCTGAGCGCAAATGAACTTTAGTTCCTTCATATATGTAGTTTTGGTTTTAATCTTTTACGCACCTAATAGAAAGTCCAAAATTTTTAGGATTGATAGCTTCTATATTTAATTCAGCACTGTTATGAAATATATAAAAACAATAAGCATTATTCAAATCAACCTCATCTGCCACCCAATTAAGTAAAAGAACCTTTAATGCACTATAATTTGGATTAGCACGATACCCACCCCCAAGTCCTGTAAAAAGACTAGTGTTAGTAGCTCCTGTATTGGGATCTACCCAATAACTTATACCTATTTCTTTCATTTTTCCACCAGCATCAGGATCTAGAAAGTTTTTTAATGTAGTTATTTCTGCATTCGATGGAATATGAAATCCTGTAGGCGCTAATCCCCTTGCATCATTCACTGCATACCAGTTATACAATTTACCATAGTCTAAACCATTATTATAACTATTATCATACCAACACCAAGCACCAGTTGTTAAATTAGCCCATTGAGTAGGATCTTGTACCTGTGGTATCACATCTCCATTTCTGTATGTTGTAACATCCAAGTTTCTTGCTGTCCACTCTTGTGTACCTATTATAATTGTTGGTGGAGGACAAGGATCACAACCACCATTAAATGTTGCTACATCACTGCCTGATGTAACATTCACTGTTTTAAGTTGACCATCGTATGATATAACTATTGTACCAGTTCCTATAGTTCTAAAATCTTCACTATAAAAAGTGTTTGAATTACAAAATGTCGTACCAGTACCTCTAGCATATATTGGAATAGTTTGAGCACATGCTGTTACTGAATCTTCTCCCCAATATATTGTGTTAGAAAAATGAGCAGCTATACAAGGTGCACAATCACCATCAGCATTCCATACAGTTTGAACAGTTCCTACATTTTCTGGACCTGTTGCTACATCTACCACACTCCAACATTCAGGAGTATTATTACTCACAATAGTACCTGCCACTAATACATCAGGACCATTATATTTAATTACATCATATTCCATTCTTTCACAACCAGCCACATTGTAATAGGTTATAACAGGAGGAACTAAAACAACTTTAGATGTTACACCAATCAATCTTTCAAATTGTTGAGAGATTTGATAGTATAAATTAGCCTTAGGGCTCCATCCTATTTGTTTTGATATTCCCATTATGGTGTTGTCGTAGTGCTTGTTGTTAATGCTGCTGTAACCTTGATCAATCTATCTAGTTGCATAGATATTTGATAAAGAAGATTTACTTCAACACTTTGTCCTATTTGTCTATTTGGTACTCCCATTTTATTAATTTTATTTTACAAAAGTAAACACTTTATTATAATTAACAATGTAATTGAAAAAATTACAATAATATAATTAATTAGATCGTATGTATATTAACTGTTTTTCCCAAGACAGTGTATTCTTTGTAGTGTTCCACCAGAGAATAGATACAAAATAACTTTCTGTATAACACTTGTCAGTGATGGTTCCTGTCCAATCTATTGGATCTTTTCCAAACAATCTAACTAAGTATGTAGTGTCACCATTAAGAGGGGTGAATAAGCTTCCTACAGCTCTATTCCCATTATATATACTAACACCATTTGGGCTATATCCTTTATATGCCTGTGCATTTACGCACAGCCCTACTATTAGAAACAGTAATATTGATAGTATAGTTTTCATATAATAAGTTTATCATATCTTAGCCAATTGGAAGTGCATACCATCTTTTCTTTGCCATGTTCCACCCCACTCAAATCCATTGTCTGTAAAACATTTTACAAATCCTGGAGATAATTTAGGTGTCATATTAAGACCATTCTCAAAAGCATTTACATCTATTGCTATTCCCCAAGAGTGTAAAGACATTGATGTTAATCCTCTTTTCTTTCTTATATTAAAACAACCATCCCATGTCTTAAGTTCTTTAACATGATCTGTTGTTATAAGAGCTTGGAAAGCTGCAGCCAAAGGTTTAATCATGTCTTTGTTACAATATATCTTCTTAGGAATAACACCTATCTCTAAATATCCTGGAACATCCCACATAATCATAGCTGATTGTTTCTCAGGATCTCCATATTTCTTTAGTGCTTGTACTGATGTGACCATTATTTATTCTTTTTTAACAATGTATAATAGGAAACTCCGTATGTCAATCTTCCACCATCCCAGAAAACATTTCCTCCATACATTCTATTTTTAAGATCTTTGTATAAGATTCCTCCACTTACACCAAAAGATGTAGGAGATAGAAGTCTTAGTGTTGGACCAATGTAAAACTCTCTTTTATTCACTACAACATCATTAGTTACAAATGTTGTCTTTTCAGGAATCTTTATATTCTTTACAAACTCTCTTCCTTTAAGTGTGTTCTTTTGAACAGTGTCTATGATTTTCACCCAACCAAGACTATCTAAATAGATTGAATCTTTATATATATTCCTAGATAGAAGATCTTGTTTAAGAGTTTGAAACTGTTCTAACAGTTCAGAATATCCTTCTTGAGGGTAGTATTCTACAGAACTTTCAAGTAGTGTATCTCTTATTCTCTGTATAAGTATAGGAAACGTTCTAGTTGTATCTTTGTAATATACATAATGTACATATGTAATTGTATCTGATTTAACACCTCCAACACCAGCATTCTGACGTTTGCATGTTTCATATAATATCAATATCAACAATGCTATTATAAGAATGTATATTATGTTATTTTTCTTATACACGTTTTAGATTATAATAAACGTTTACAAAATATTGTAATATTAAAGCTACTCCCACCACTATACCAATAGTCCAATAAACTCTATTCTTGAAGTTTTCATATTGTAATTGACTTTTCTCTAAAATCTCAATCTTTTGTTTCATAATCTCAATATCCTGCATGAGTCCTCCAATTTTTGTAAGAGGGTTGCCAAGGATAGCATCTACCACTTGTGTAAGCTTTGTATCAATTACATCAATTTTACTCTCCATATCAGTTAGTCTATCTTCCATTTGTTCAAGATGAGCTTTAAAATTGTCAGTTATTTCCATTGGGAAAAGTTTAAAAAAAATATTCCCATGCTCATAAGAGAGGGAATATGTAGTTTAGGTTTACAAAAATATATGATTGTATTGAGATTACCAAATTTATTTTAACTTACTGGTATAATTTATCATAGTGAGTCCTAATGTAATTGTTACATAATCAAATATAATTTCATCATCTGCTCCCCATTGTTGTATAATACTAGAAGGAACTTCCAACGTATTGTGTATATATTCCACATAAGAATCTACACCATCAACAGTTATAAGTCCTGATAGGATATATGATACTACCCCTGAACTATTAAGAAAGTTGTACCCACAGAAATTAACTAACGATAATAAACTCACTTCTTTTTGTCCATCAGCTGTAAAAACTGTAATAGGTTCTATTACTCTTGTATTCATTTTATTTTATTTTTAATATAAACTCACCCAATATATAACAGGGTTATTAGTTGTATTTGCTGCATGTGTCCATGATGAAGGTAGTGATGTTTGTGATGATATATGACAAAACAACTTTCCACTATTTGTAAAATCATATATAGACATAGATGTGGCCATAGATACTGTTCCTAAAATAGCAGGTGTTATTGCTGGTGTTCCACTAAATGACCAAACCATCCCTATATAATAAAATCCTGCAGATATACTTGCAGCACTTGAAAATGCTTTAGATACAAGTACGTTAGCATTTTGTTTAAATATTGTACCATCATCAGGTGTTGATGCTAATAGTGTACCTGTGCCTGTTGCTGTATCAAAAGAATAAAGTCCAAATCCATTATAGTTTGCTGCAGTGTAAACTCCTGCTGTTGAAGACATAAACTTAATCCCTGTTAGAGTTGTTGCTACAGGTATGTATACAGGAATCAAAAACAATCTTCCTGAAACAGCAATAGGTAAAGAAACCCCTGTTACTACTCTATTCAAAGATAAATCTAATGTTGCACCTTTAATTGTAGAACCTAATGCTTGATATCCTAATATATTATTATTATTAATTGTTGCAATTGTAGCTTTACCATCTATCTGTGTTTGTATAGCACTTGTAGTACCCTTTACATAACTTAACTCAGTTAATGATGGATATGTAGCTGTACTAAGACTTGCTATTGTACTACCTGTTGAGTTAAAATAAGCTATCTGATTATTTGTACCTGTACCTGTTACAGGATTTGTTAATGTAGCTTGTTTTCCATTTAATTGTGATTGTATACCGCTTGTAACACCTGAAACATATCCAAGTTCTGTATCAGTGGTAGCACTTACAACCACCTTACCACTTGCGTTACTTATTACAGCTCTTGATGCTGTAAGATCAGAAGATGTTATTGTTGTAGCAGCACCTGTTATAGTTGCTTGCTTTGTTCCTAATTGTGTTTGTATAGATGATGTAACACCTTTAACATAGCTTAACTCAGTCAGTGAGGGATAAGTTGCTACTGCTAGTGATTGAATATTACCACTACCATCTAATGCTAAAATTTGAGATGCTGTTAATGAACTTAATATTGGAGCTGTAGAAAATGTTTTAGCACCTGCAATAGTTTGTGTTCCTGTTGTAATAACACCTCTTGCTGTAGCAGAAGCATCAGGGAGATTTAATGTATGTGTAGTACCTGTAGAACTAACAGCAAAGTCAGTTCCACTTGTTCCTGCAACTATTGTTTGAGCAGCACCTGTTAAAGAATTAATAGCAGTGATGCCTGTTCCTGCCATGATTCCACTCTGTTGTGTAATACTTAATATAGTAGATTGTACAGCAGGATGTGCAAATGGACTTGTCTGAGCTGTTTCAGATATTATAGACATATTAATATCAGCACTTGCCCAATATAGTTCTATTATATCTCCTGCTACTAAACTTAATAAATAATTCCATGCAGCCATCATATATGCAGGAGCATTACCTTGTAGTGATATAATACCTGCACTTGCAGTTATATCAGTTCCATTTTTCCTTAACCAAATATGTACATAATCAACACCTGCATCACTCTTATCCATTTGGGAAGAAAACTGTAAGTTGTAAATACCTGTATTAGCAACAACAATTTGAGAAGTCATTGTTCCTGTATATGTAGCAGATGTCCTAAGTTGAGAAACTGATACTACATAAGTACCTATTCCTCCTGTACCACTTGTAAATGCAGATATAAAAGTTCCTGCTGTTATACTACCACCTGTTAATACCATCCCCACCTTTAATGTTCCAGATGTAACACCTGTAACAGTTAATACAGTTCCTGCACCTGCTCCTCCATTATTTATAGTTCCTGTAAATACAGCAGTTTGTGTTTGTAATGAAAATCCATTAGCTAAATCAGTAGTATCAAATTTAATTGCTCTTGGTGTATTAGCAGTAGGATTATCTTGTGTTGTAGAATCTGATATTGCTAAGTAGTACCCTGTTGGTGTAGCAGCAGTGTTGGTTCCCCATTTTAATCCTGTAGTTGTAGAACTATCTGCTATAAGAATTTGTGTATCAAGTCCTACAGGAAGTCTTGTATTTGTTGAATTAAATGTATAAAGGTCACCTTTAGTTGTAAGAGGGGAAGCACCTGAAGCATTTAGTGTTGTTCCTGAAAAAGAAAGTCCTGTTCCAAGTGTTATCTCTTCCATCACACCTGTTCCTGCAGAACTTCTGCCAATCAATTTATTGGTAGCCATTGATGTAGAAATAGTTGGTGTATTTCCACCACTAGATGTAATAGGACTAGTTGCTCCTACAGATGTTACAGCAGATGTTAAATAAGTGTTTGTATCAAGAGCAAATGTACCAGCAGCTGTCATCTTTACAAAAGCTGTAGAAGCATATGTTAATGCTGATAGAGATGTAAGATTTGTAGCAAGAGGTTGACCACCCAATCCACTCAATGTATATGTAGGAACATTCAACACTCCTGATGATAATGTGCTTGCTCCACTGTTCCCTGTAACAGTGAGGGATGAAAATGTAGCTGTTGGAGGTGTTGGTATATTTAGAACATTAGCAACTAATGTTGCTGCTCCTGAACCAGTAGTTGTAAGAGATGTAATTCTATTAGTATAAGCAGTTTGAAAGTTTGTTCTATCAGTAGCAGATAAATAACCATCAACTGATGATGTTCCTAAAGGAATACTGATTACAGGTGTTGTTCCTCCAGTTGAAGATATAGGAGAAGTTCCTGTAACAGATGTTACATAAGTACCTGCTGCTTGATACTGTGGAATATTAAGAGTGTTAGCTATAAGAGTGGCAGCTCCACTTGTTCCTGTTGTTGTAAGACTTGTTATGCGATTTGTATAAGCAGAATCCCAATTTGTATTATTGTAACTAGCTGTTGTAGGTATTAAGTATCCTGATGTAAGACTAAATACACCTGTAGTGTTTGTATATGTAAGTCCTGTAGCTGTTGAGCTAAGAGATGTAAGAGTTATACCACCAAGTCCTGCAAGTGTGTACGTAGGAACATTTAGTACACCACCTGTTAAAGTTGAAGCTCCTGATGAGCCTGTAGTGGTGAGTGATGTGAATGCTGCAGTTCCAGGAGTAGGTATGTTTAATACATTTGCTATGAATGTAGCAGCCCCTGCTCCTGTAGTAGTTAGTGTTATTGGATTTTGTTTACCATTAAATGTAGTCCAATTTGCAGAAGATAGATAACCATCTTGAGATCCACTAGCTTGTTGAATAGTTATATTAGGAGTGATTCCTCCTGATGAGAATAATGGGGATGTAGCTGTTACATTTGTTACATAACCTGATAAATCAGAAATTAATGCAAATGTTCCACTCTGACTAGGATAGCTTAACACAAAACTGCCAGAAGTATTTCCAATAGCAATTTGATTTGTATAATAAGAAGCAGTTAAAAGAGGATTACCAACATCTTGAAGTGCTATTATGCCAGTTTGAAATGAAGCAGATGTATTATGTACAATATCAAATATACTAATATTTGGAAAAGGACTATATGTTCCTGTATTATCTAATACAATTTGACCACCTGTATTAGATAATGTTATTGAATTAGTTGTACTAGATCCTTGATCTGTAACTTGTTGAAGATTAGGTGTAGAACCACCACCACCTGATACATCTATTTGACTAATTGATGTAATAAGTCCCTTACTATTCACATTTATAATAGGAATAGCTGTAGCGCTTCCATAAACTCCAGGTGTAGAAAGCACATTTACTAATGTTAAACTAATTGGAGATCCTGTGTTTCCATACCCATAAACATCTCCATTAATAACAACACTACTTGAAGGAACAGCAATCACTGTTGTTGTAACCCCTGTAATAAGTCCTTTTGCATTCACTGTTATAATAGGAACTCTTGTAGCACTTCCGTATGTAGCAGGAGCATTGAAAACTGTAGATAATGTAAACACAGAACTTCCTGGTCCACTAGCTGTTCCATCTCCTGTTAATTCTGTAATATATGCACCTGGACGTTGTGCACCTCCATCATCTAAAGAACCATCACCTTTAACAAACTGGAAAGATGTTCCTCCTGTTGTTATAAATGCACTAGCTTGAACTGTTCCAGATAGACCAAATGTAAACCCTTGACTGTTGATTGCGGTATCATTAACTAACACACCACCAAGTTTTACTGGTTGTCCAGGAGCAGTTTGTATCACACCATTTGTAAACACATATCCAAGTCCAGCATCCCTAAACTTGTTGTCAATCTTTTCTAATACAAGTTGAAGATTGTCATTAGTGTTCACTCCTGTGTATACAAGATTAGCACCTGAGTAAAATACACAAGTGCTATCTAATATTATAGGGCATGCAGGTGCTGAACAAATATTATTCATATTGTATTATTATGGGTAAACTCTAATCTCTATTGTTGCTCTATAAATCAAACCATTTTCGTCAGCTCCTGTAGATGCGTTTTTTGAAGTTATAGTAATTATACTATCAGCATTTCTTTCCCAACCAATAATTACAGGCTCTGTTCCCATAAATCCTACTGTAGCAAGAACAACGGTTTTTTGATCGGTAAACAAAGGAGAAATTGTTGTAGCTTCAAATTTTCCAGGACTTATATAAGAAAATGAAACTGTTCCTCCTAAAGTATTTTGAAGTAGATAATCAACTGTTGGTGCGGTTGTTGATTGTTGAGTTATCACTGCTACATAGCTTTTATATAGAGGCAATTGACTTGTCAATGCTAATGTACCACTTATAGAAGGAAAATCAATAGTTTGATCATTGTTATTAAAGTTTATCACCATTTGATCAGTATTAATTATACTATCTATCACAATGCCTGTAGACTGATATGTTGTACTTGTATCAGCAATTGCGCTCTCTAAGATAATTGTTCCTGAATCAATAATAGAAGATTCTGTAGGAGTGGTTAGTGTATTTCCAATAGTAAGTGGTGTTGTGGAAACATCTCCAGCAATTAAAACCTGATCAAGAGTTGGTGCATTATTAGCAACATATGTTGCAACAGCACTTTGTGTAGGGAATAATGTAGCTGAAGGAACTCCTGTATTAAATGTACCATCAGTAGATTTATTAGAAGAGCTTTCTTTTAAAGCAACATTACCATTGATTGTTACAACACTTGAATTGAGTGTGGTTATACTAGTGTTCACCGCACCAACTGAACTGTTGATGTTAGTTAATATTTTATCTAAAGCATCTAATGGAGATGCGTTAATGTTTGATAGGTAGATTCCGTTGTATATAACACATAATGAATTTACATATGTGGTACAGGTTGGGCAAATTTGGGATATTCTCATAATAGTAAAATTAGTTGTTTTTAATGTATTTACAATGTAGTCTTATGGGATTTTTGATATAATATAGCGTTATCTAACAGAACTTTCTCTCTGAATTGTTATGTCAAATTCTTTTGCAAACTCAGAACTAATCATTGATAAATATGTAATTACAGATTTAAATACAGGTAGAGATTTTGCAGCATATTTAATTGGCTGAGCTTTTTTTCTAACATCATCAAATGACGTTTCTGGATCAAAATCTAGTCCTGTTGTCTGTAACCAAAAATGTTGAAAGAATTTAGTCATATCTGTAACAAGACCTATTGCTGGGAACATGTTACCACTAAGAATCTTTTCAAACTCAATAGGATTATAGAAGAATGAAATCTCACTTACAAATTTATCAATCACTTTTTGACAATATCTATAAAAGTTTTTAGTAGCTTTATCTGCATCTTCTGGAGGTTCCATAAAGCCCACTGCAAGAGTTGCTCCTATTAGAGATGCTAATATTGCAAGTTCTTTAAGCTGATTTCTTAAATTAGTTCTCACCATATCTGCAAAATCATCCTTGGTCATAGTAAATTCTTCCCCTGTTCTCTTCTTATATTTCTCAGCAAATTCTATATAGAGTTTATCTATTGCTTCAATCCCTGCATCATTCATCTCCATAATATTTTTAATATTAGAAGCCTTATCTCTAAATGAAGTCATCATTACATATCCTAATAGTCTAAGTCTACCAATTTCATACTTCTCTCCAATAGCCATCCCATCATCTCCTATCTCTACAGAGAAGTCATCTGAAATTTTCCTAAGCTCAGAGAAACGTGTATCAGCAAGTTTTGGAATCCATCCTTTAAACACCATCATACTCTTAGTCCATACAGACATTGACATTCTATTAATATCACCATCTGATACACCTCCCATAGCATTTCTAGATATACGTCTAGTTAGATTTGTAAGTCGTTGAGTTTCAGTCTTATCTGAAATATCAAGTCCTGGAATAACAAGTTTACCATTTTCAAGTTTTCTTGTTTTAGCTATAGACTTAGTGTTTTTTAAATTTTCTACTTCTTGTTCTATTTTTTCTTTTGCACTATTATATGCACTAGATGAACTACTTCTTCCTTTATACTTTGCTCTAACGTATTCTCTAATGTTTACAATTTTACCATCAACCACCATTGAGTTTTCTAATAGTGTAAGGAATGTAGCTTTTTCCATAATCTGTTCAGGATAACGCATTGTTACCATCAACATATCACCAAGATTTGCATTTGTGAGCTTTGAAATACCTGCTTTTTTATATTCCTCATATGCAGGATCATCTTTCATTGGCATAAACACATCCATCATTTGAATAAAGATTTCTTTGTCTTCATCATTTTTAAACTCCTGAGAGAGAATAACTCTTTCATTCTTTAAGAATTCTCTATATTTGAAATAATTACCAGCTTGAGCACTCATCTGAGCCTGTCCACCAAATAAGTTTACCAATCCTGGAATAATCTCAAGACCAAGTGTTTTTATTTGGAACCCTCTATTGGCAGCATCCATTGTTTTTATTAATGATGTAGGACTTGCATTTTCATTTTCTTTCCAAACTTCTCTTCCTGCCACTTTATTAACAGCACTCTTGATAAAGTTTATTACTTTTCCTATCTTTAAAGGAGTGTCTGCATCTGAAAGAACATATTTTTGATCGTATAAAAGCACTCTAAGAAAATCATCATACATTCTTGTATTCTCTTCATTACCTTTAACTTGTTTTGGTTGGTTGTTACTATCCATAACAACATCACCACTCTTGTTTGTTTGAAGATGATGCCCTTTAAACTCCTCAACAGTTTTTATAAGTTTAAGCTGACCTTCAACTTCAGTCATATACTTATATTTATTAACTTGTTGTATGTAAAGGATTAAGTTTTTGAAAAGATCTTCACTTACATCAGAGTAATCATTCACACCAGTTTCTGTCCTAGAGAAATCATGTGTGTAATATTTAGGAATAGAATTTTCAACTTCTCCTGTTATTTCATTTATCTTTCCATATCCTGCATCCTCCACTTTTATCTGAAGACTGTTTCCAAAATTGTCCATTACAGAAAGAATGTTGTTGAATGCAACTTGTTCAGCCATTGTTTTTCTAACAAATGGAAGAAACGTCTTCATTACATTGTTGTTGATATATCCAACATCCTTTGCTTTCTCATTAAACGTTGTAACAAAATTATAAAGCTTTAGTAAATCAGGATCACTTTCTACAACTTTGTATTCATCTGAATACCATATAGGAAGTGGATGTCTTTTAATAATATAGTTATCTCCACCAGTGAAATCCGCTCTTGTTATATCGTATTTTAAAAGTACTTCTTCAATAAGTTGTTTCTTCTTAGCCTTAACCTGAGCCTCAGTTCCTGGGAAAGATTGTTTCTTAATCTGATTCACCCTGTTTGTAATAACAGGAAGTGCTTCTTTTTTATATCCTTCTATATCTATATTAGCAAGAAGCCATTTTCTATCACCACCTAGTGCAAACTTTTCATCTACAGTTTTACGAAACTCATCTTTATATTTATATATCAACTTGTTTACAAGGCCTCCCTTATCATCTTTTTGATAAATTTTTTGTATAAAGTTTCTAACGTCTACACCTTTGTTCATTATAGATTCACGAATGGCCATCAGTTCTTTCACTTCAACTAATGCATCTTGAGAAGCTTTACCTTGAGCAAGTCTTGTCACTTTATATAGAAGGTTTAAAGATGCTAATGGAAGCTCACTCACTCCTCTAAATAAAGAACTAAGTCCTTTTACAACAGCTTCTGCTCTTGTAAGTCCTGTAACAAGATTTCTCTGACCAATATGTTTATCTGCAAACGCTAATGAAATTTCTTTAATCTCATCTCTTTTACGATAGATTGCATCACTTTCTTCATTTAATTTTTTAAACGTGTCCTCTCTATCTTCAAGTTCTTCTTTTTGCTTTTTGGTTTTTGCTTCTGTTTTCATCTTCTCAGTGTAAACAATATGGCCAATTTCTCTACCAATATTTGCAAAAAGATCAGAAACAGCTATGAAATTATTCATATCATCTGAAAAATCAGAAAGATCTTTATCATTAGAATCTTTAGATGATGCAGGCCTGTTCTTATACGTAATTTCATAATCATTAACCAGTCTATCACCTTCTCTTCTCATCACTTCTATAGTGTCTATAAGAGGATAGATGTTTCCTGTAGCTTGAACAACTCTTATTGTTTGTCTTAACGTATTAAGTCTTTCTATTTTAAACTCTCTTTCATTTTCAGTAACTTGTTCTTTTTCAATCTGTCTTAAAAGAGCGTTCAATTTAACAATCAACTTATCAAGATCTTTTTCTCCTGTTGATTCTGTTTCCTCAGAAATTGGAACTAGATAAAGCTCTTCTATATCAGAAGCTTTTGCAGAACCTATTGCTATTCCACTTAGATTAAATCCTAATGATATATCAAATCTGTTCTTCGGTTTGAATTCCATAGAAATAGGAATAGCTCTTGTCATTCCAAATTCTTTTATACCATAGTTGTCCTTAAGCATTTGTTTATATCGTCCAAGCTGTACATTGAATGCTCCTTGTTTAAACCAAGCAACATCGTCTCCTTTTATATGCATAAACTTCCAATCGAGAATATGTGCTTTACCAGATGGTTCTATTGCTAAAAAATCCAGTGTACCAGCTTCTTTTTCTTTTTGATCATATATAATCACCTCGGACATTATAAGAGTGTCTTTAGGGAACATTTTTATAAGATCTTTGTAATAGTCTTCAAGTCTTTTGTACATTTCTTCATTAGGAAGATTGAACTTTTTAGGACGTGGTCCAGGTTTGTCTCTCTTTGTGCCATCACTATTATAATATCTACCATGTATTTCTTCAAGATCAGCATGCCCTTGAACACCAAACTTTCTTTTAAGCTCATTAAATGCTTGCTCTTGAGGAGTGAATGTCTTATTACCAAATCTTTCCTTATACCAAGCCTTCACTCTATCTGTAACCCTTTTTACAATAGTTAGTTTTGTACCATCTGCATTAGTCATCTCATAGAAGTTATTAGCTTCTTCAGAATCAAGTAGTAAAGGATCTGCCTTATCAGGATCTCCTAAAACCTTATCTATTGCATTTTTTGTAGTCAGTAGTTTTGTTTGTATTTCCTTTTGAGCATCTGTCAATTGGAAGAACACACCATCTGCTACAATATCATTCACTGTACCACCCACTTGTCCTTCACCAATTTGTCTAGCAGCAGTTTCAAAGATGTTTACATTAGAAGATTTATACATACCTCTAATTCTATCAAGAGCCTCATCCCAAAGTCTTCTTATTAATGACCTGTTTAATTCTTCTCTAAGTTCAGGAAACTCTGTAGATCCTTCACTTTGATTAATAATAAGTTCAGCTATAAGTTTATCTACAGCCTCTTTCTTTATTTTACGAATGTCTGGTTTCCCATTAGGAAGTTGATATGCTTTATTGTTTTTATAAGCTTCTAAGGTTTGCTTATATATTTTAAACCTGTCAATCTTAGCAATCATCTCTGTCACCATCTTAGGATTTGTTTGTTCCAATATAGCTGTAGCTAAATGGACCATTTCCTCTGTAAGAGCAACACCTTCTCTACCTTCAGCTATTGCAACAATCCCTCTAACAAGATCTGCAACACCATTAACTGTTCTTGTATCAAGCCCAGTCTTCTTAGCATATTCAACAAGAGTTTCAATCTTAATCCCCATTTTCTTACAAGCCTCTTTGATCTTCTCTATTGTAGAAGCAGAAGCTTCAGACATAGGCATATCTTCTAATTGGAAAGACTGTTGTTCTTCTATTTTAGGTTGTTCTTCTGTTTCTTCACCAGCAACTTGATAGAATATATATTTATTATCTAATAAATCTACATTCCTTCTGTTCTTAGCATAAATAAGATCTAACGAATCTTTAGGTCTACCATATCTTAACTTCTCATCATAGCTATGTACGTAATGTGCAAGTCCTTTATCATCAATAACAAAATTACTATCTCTATTTTTTTCAATAAATAAGTCTATTAACGTACCTTCTCCATATACATTACCTTCATCATCTCTACCTGTTTCTTTAACTAATTCCTGAGTAGCAATGTTTATCACTGTATGAGGCATCTCTTTTCCATCAGAAGTCATTGCTATTTCATAATCTACACCAATCTTTCCTATAAGCTCTCCTCCATAATATCCTGTAGCTACAAACTTTCCTGGTTCTTCCCACATTTTCTTACCATCTTCCTTAGTTCTACTATTTATAAAATTTGGAATCCAGAAACCAGGAAGAGCTTTTTCAACAGCAGCAAGAGCTTCTTCCATGGTTTTATATTCATTTGAAACAAGATCAAGATCGTGTATTTTTTCTCCTTTTCCTCTATACGTATCAAGCTGATTTCTATAAGAAAGACTACCTGTAGGAATAAACCCTATAGGTACCAGTGCATCTAGAAGTTTAACAAGTTGAGGATTGTCTTCTAAAGTTTGTTCATATGATTTAAGTTCATAGTTCTCAGGAAGAGATTGTAGCAGCTTTGAATCTTCTGATAGAATATCTTCAGCAATATTGTCTAATATAATATCTAAGTTTAAACCTCTTTTTCCTTTGAATATTTTAACAAACCAATTTATTATATTATCAATTTCTTTCCAGAAAGGATTTTCAGACGTTCTTGCTTTATATTTAATAACAACTCTTTCTGCTATAGCCTTTGTAAGAATCTCTATATTAATCTTCTTTACATTAGGAATCATTACACCACTATCGTTCTTCTCTTTATATCTATCTAGCTTTGAGTATTTTAAATATTCCTCATCGTATTTAGGATAGTTCTTAATTTGTTTAAGTGCACTACTTACTTCTTTGTGTTCAGTTCCCATCATAAAAACCATCATTGTAGCCACTTCTTCAGCCATAGTGGTAACATTCCTATCTTCACTATTTGCTAAATAGATGATTTTGTTTATCACATCAACTGCTCCAGATAAGGATATTGTTTGAGCATCGGCAAAATCTTTTATATTCTTGATGTCAATGTTATATTTCTTAGCCCAATTAGTTAAATAGTCATCTAATCCTTTATCAACCTTCTCATCTACAAAGTTTATATCTGCAACAATACCGTTCTTCAAAGCAGCAGGTATCATTGTTCTTATCACTCTACCAAGATTTACCTTGAGGTTTTTTTCTCCTTCCTTTGCAAATCTTCTAGCAACCTCTAATTCATTTTGAATAAGTGAATACATGTAATCACCATTTTCTTTTCCTAGTTTAGTATATATTTTTTTAAGTAGTTCTTCATTACGTTTTTCAAAAAACTCATTTCCAGAAACATCATACCAATCATCATTTTCAAACTCTTTAAACTTATCTGTAAGTTCAAAGAATTCTGAAAGCTTTCTCTTCTTCATCTCAAAGTTTTCATTGAGAGAAAGTCTACTTAGGATTTGTACAGAAGGACTTCTTCTAGCAAGTTGAAGTTCTGTTTTTGGTTTGAAATATAAATAATCTGTAATGTGCTTACCCTTAGCCATCAATAGCTTATTTGTAAGCATATCTGTAATAATCTTTTCGTTGTTCTCAAACTCTTTTGCGTAAGAAGAATTTGTTCTTACAAACACATCCACTGTAGTGGTTCCTTTTTTATAAGTGAGAGTGACAGATTTATTTCCTCTATGCTCATTTCCAACAAATGCTTTTTCAAGAATGTATTCTTTACCAAGTTTTTCTGATATTGCATCACTGAGCTTTTTAATATACTGCTCCTCAGGAACCTGTGAAAGTTCCTTATCAGTCATCTTTGCAAGATCAAGATCAAGCTTTTTAAACTCCTGATAGGACATAATGAAATCAAGATCATTTATCACCTCATCTGCTGCACGATAAAGATCTCCTAACATTCTAAGCATAGCAGAACCTGTAAGAATAAATCCTTTATTCTCCATTTCAATCTTAATATCATTGTCTGCTTCTGATAGCTTTATTGTATTCTTAAGAACGTAGTCTTTGTTTATTTCAAAATTGATAGAGTTGTTTAATATTTCAGCTGCTATTTTTTTAGCTGAATCTTCAGCCTGTTGAAAAGAAGGCTTTAATACAAAAAGCTTCTTCATTAATTTATTGAAGTAGTTGAATGCTTTTTCTATAAAGGAAACTTCTTTAAGCTTTTTTACTATATCACTTTCTTTTCTATATGTTTTGTCTGCCTGTAAAAGCTTATCGTAATTAGGAACAATGTAATTCTCTACAAAGTCATACATTACATACATCTCTGCAATCTCTACAGCATCGTTTCCAAAAATTTTACCTTTATTCTTTATTTCCTGTATATAGAATCTTTTCTTATCAGCATATTGATCCCATGCTTTGATGTGATTGGAAAGCTCAAAAAACTCTTTTGTCTTTTTTAATAACGTAACACCAAGAACAGCTGCCTCTTTTGTAGGAACAAAGTTTTCATCTGGTAAAAAGACTTCCTTTTGAATAAGATCTATTCCTGATTTAAAATCAAAGAATTCACGATAGTCTTTAAGAACATCCATACTTAGCTTAAAACCATTCTTGTTAAAGAAGTTTGTAAGCAAGTTCATAAAGTTTCCATCAGGAGGAACATTTTGATGAGTTTTTGATTCATCTTTCACTTGATAGAATATACCATCACCTTGTTGACGAAGATCATATTTAGTTTGTAACTCAGTGAACATTTCCTGATTCAACACTGCTTTATTAACAGTCTTTGTATCCTCTCTATTATAAGGAGTATTCCCCAAACGAGGAATCTCTTTCATCTGTTCACTAAATAAACTTCCTTGGTTGTTTACATTATACTTAGCTCTAGCTAAATCGGAATATTTATTATTAAGTTGATTAAACAAAGGTCTGTCTACAATTGTCAAGGCTTCATTGATAGCACCTCTTTTTTGCATGTCAGCAATTGTATTCAGTCTTATATCACAAGTTTTCATTAATTATTAGTTTTATGAACATTTAAATGGATCTTTATCATCTTCTGATTTTCTATTAACATTGGTTTCATTCTCTGTATCAACTTTACCACCCTTATCTACAAAATATGAAATCACATCTAAAGGAGAAACTTCTTTCACCTTAATGAATCCATTATCTATTTTAGACTGTCTAGCTGTAGAATAGAATTCATTTGCTCTAAAGGAATCACCCCAAGCATTAATAGCTTGATATACATAGTTTACATACATCGTTCCTGAACGTGATGTACTAGTTTGCACTAATGCTTCTCCAAACTGATCTCTCACTTTCTTAAACAATCCTTTATTAATAAAAGAAAAATCACCCCTCTTACGCATTTCTTTTCTTTCATTAATTGTATAAGCTTCATTCTCCCAAGTGTAAACAATTATATCTGAAGCACCTTCTCTGCTAAGAGATGATAGAGTCATCACTTGAGGAATTACTTTTTTATTAATTGCACGTCTAACATCTGCTGGTAAGAAATTCATGTTTGTATTATAATACCATTCTTGAGTGTTTTCAGAATAGAACAACTTAGCTCTCATGTGAGGAATAATGTCATCATTATTCCAGTTATTCCTTTCGAACACATTCAATTTGTAAAAGTCCTCTAAGTTAGGAATAGTTTCTAACTTAGACAAAACTTCATTATAAATCTTTTTAAAATCTTCATATGGCAATAACGAAGTAAATGATATTGGAGAAGTTGAAAGACCAGATTGTAACACTGCCACTGTAACTAGTTTATTATACAACCCTTCTTTGTCAGCTTTTAAATAATCTTGCAGTTCTTTAAATCCATATATCACCATGTTTTGATCATACACTTTGTTATCCCTACCTTTAATTTTTAAATTATCTACACCATTCACTCTATCTGAAAGAACAGGTTCTAATATTTTAACAATTTGATTATTACGTAAAGGATGTTTAGGGTTGTTCTTTACAGTTTCAATAAAGTCATTAATTTGTCTTACGTAGTTATCATCAGCTAATAATGCTTTTTCTATATAAGCATTAAGTCTTTCTTTTGAATTAGTAGTTACATCTGACTGTACCACCCAATCAAAAAGATCTGTTACAACTTTTTGAGCAATCTTAACAAACTCTCTATCTGAAGTGTTTATATAATTATATAATACGCTTTGAACAATGTTTCTCACTCTAGACTTATCAGATGTAAGAATTTCAGCAAGCGCATCTCTAAACTTACTTATGTTATATCTAAGTGTAGTTAAGAATGAGTTTTCTAAAAGATCATCCACTGAAGATATGATAGTCTCTTGAGCTTTGATTAATTGTTGTTCCTTTTTATATACAAGATATGGATCGTTGAAATTAGCTGTATCAAAGTTAGATCCCTGTGTTACATGGAACATGTGTTCGGCTAACTTAGCATATTTTAAAAACTCTCTTAAAATAAATTGTTGTTCAGCTTTTTCTCTAAGATTAAAATCTTGTTGACCAAGAAACCCTTTAAGACGTTCTTCTGTAGGAAGAGATGATATACTTCTTACAACATCATCACCCACTTTATACTTGTAGCTATCACACAAACTATCTACGTAAGAATCAATGAACAACCAAGAATATCCAGAGTTTTCCAATGAACGTAAATAGTCACGAATGATTGGTTGATTCATGAAATACACAACACTCTTAATAGGAACACCTGCCTTAGAAAGGAATAGGAATGTACTAGCAACGTTTGGTGTAGCACCAAGCTGCATAATCCAAGGGCCCTTAGAAATATCCACATATCCATCAATAAACTGAGCAATTATATCAGAGATGAACTCTCCTGCTCTATCCTTAATCATAGACAGGGTGGTTACTAGTTTACCGTTGATAGATATGTTATTGAAGTTTGGATTACCTTGTTCATCAATAAATTTAAGTTTTCCATCTCCTAACCAAAATTTATCAGTTTCACTTACATTATCCATTCTATCAAGATCAATGTAAATTGGTTGTCTTTGGTTTAGAGAGTGATTAGTTTGATTCACCGCAGCAATACCAATAGCATATTTACCTGTTACAAACGCATGTCTTAATGCAGACATGAACATTCTGTTTAACATGTTTCCTGCATTGCTGTATTCAAACTTAGGCAAGTTTAACCTATCTACAATCTCTTCTGACAATTCTTTCAATTGATCTGCAGAGTTTGGTTTAATCAATTGATCAAAGTTTTCTCTACTACCAACTAATGCTTGACAAGATTCTATGTACGCATTCTCTAATGCTGGTTTACTATTTTGTTTGTATTCAGAAAGTTTACCAAACTCTTCAATTGACATTAGGTTGAATGTTTCAGCTAATGTTCTATCAAACAATGAGTTAAACTCTGCTATTAAATTTTTATTAGGATTCACAAGTGCATCAATCTTAATTCCTTCTTTCAAGTTTTTGTATGCTTCTACATTATCTTTTAACTTGGTAAGGTTATCGTTGAACTCAGCTATAGTTTCTTTAGTCCATCCTATAGATGTAAGATAGAAATCATAATTGTTTATTAACTTATTTAATGTCTTTGTCACATCTTCACCAGAAATAGTTTCTGTAGAATTTGTTCCATCCTTTCTTCTAATTGGAAGTTCCCAATCACCTCCTTCTTTTAAAGCATCTATCCATTGTTGAGCAAATATTTTAAAATATATTGTTTTATCAAAAGATTGAATAGATTTATCATTAACCATTCTTTCCAACTCATTATTTCTATCAAGGAACTGTTGTCTTATAGAACCTGGAAGTTCCTTAAATATATCAAATCCTTGATCAAATATATCTTGAGAAGCATCTTTACCTATCTCAATCTTAGCTTTTATCTCATCAAGTCTTTTTGAATAAGGAGATATTATTTCTTCTTTTGTTTCTTGAAGTTTTTCCTTGTATGAATCAAATGTACTATTCAATTCATCTTGAAGTTGCTGATATTCAATTGAGTTTTCTCTTACATCTCTTTTGATAGATCCGTAGTCTTTAATCTTAGATTGAATAAATCTTTTATATCTTTCTTGTAATGTAGAATTAGAATCTGTAAGGAATTCAACAAGACGAGGTTTACCAAACTTATCAGTGAATACATTCTTAAGATACATTGACAATTTATCAATATCAAAATCCGATCCTGTTTTATGAACAAAAGCAGCAGGAACAACTACAGAATCACCAAACTCTCTAGGAAGAAACTTCTTAATAACAAAACGATCTGTTGAGTTTTGTTTCTGATTAGGAATACGATAACCAAGTCCTGATAAGATTCTCTGACCTTCTGGTGTTTCATTTAAATATTTAAGAAGATCATCATCTGACATATCAGAATCAAACCATCTAGCTATCATAATTTGACATACATTAACTGTCTTTCCATTCTCTGTAAGAGAATAGAAATCTAATATATCTGATGTATATGCTATTTTTTCTTTACCATCTTTTGTTACAATCTTCTCAGGCTTAACTCTTTCTGATTCCATTAATGTAGAAGGGATCTGCACCTTCATACCACCAGAAATCTTTTGAGAGATAACCTCTTGATCTGCAATAGAATATAGAACATTTCTAATTTGTTGGTATGCAGGAGTGGCTTCAAGTACAACATCACCATTTTCAAATCCTGTAAGAGCACTAATGATGTTATCATTAATCTCTCTTTTCATCATCTCTTCTTTCAAAGTTTGTACAACCTTCTTGAAGTTTTCTATCTTATATCCTACAACTTTCCCATCTTTAATTTCTTCCTTAATAGCAAATCTATTTAATAGATTTTCATACCCATTTTCTATAAGAGCGTTTAACAAGTTTTCATTGTTCTTTATTTCTCTATACAGACTAGACGTGTTTAATCTTTCTTGCTCATTAGGAATAGCAAACCAAGCTACATATCTTGCATTGAAGTCTTCTACATCAGTCATGAAGTCAATAGGAACACCTGCTTCCATAAAGTCCATTGTAATAAGCTTGGTAACCTGTGTAGCTCTTCTTGTTAAAGGAGTGTCTTTTGAAGGAACCTCTGCCTGAACACTCATGATAGCAAATGGAACTTTAAACACACCTTTGTATGGATCATTATTAAATGCTCCAGTCTCTTCATTATACACCTTGTTAATTTCTTCAGCTCCCACCTTTCTGCCAGATTCAAAGATTACATAATCTATGTCTTCTTTCTGCATCTTGTCATAAAGCTTAATTGCATTTGCTGTTTGATTAATCTCCATCATCACTCTTAATGATAGAGGATAAAGGGCAAACTTATCAAGCATTACATCATTGTAAGACTTTCCATTATCTTTATTACCAGCTACAATAGGTTTGATTGGTGTGTATGCACTCTTAACATGTGGGTTTCCTGCATCATACACTTCTCTTTCATAATCGGAAAGAACAAGACCTCTTTTTGCTTTTTCTTTTTCAGATAGATCTTTACCTTTATAAATCTTTTCCCAAGCTACATCATATACATATTGTCTTTCTTCTGAAGGATTCCATTCTCCTGAACGAATTCTGAAGTTACGATTACCTTTCATTGTAATAATACCAGAACCATCAGTTTCTTTATATAAAGCATCTGTATATCCTGGAAGATTGTGAACTCCTATTACATCTTCTAATGTTGTACTTCTAAAATAATCTCTTGTAAAATCTGTATATCCAATATCATTTTTATCAGAAAACAATCTATTCCACACCTTATTCATTACCGCATTCATCTTTTTAGAATTAGACATAATTGCTTGACGTGGTGAATTAAAGTTTTTAATACGTTTTAATTCATCAGAATATTGATATGGATCTGAGTATAAAAGTTTATGAAGTTCTATATTGTTAATCATAAAATTAACAGTGAGACCTTGTAGCTCTCTTTGTAAAGTTGAATCTTTTAAATCTTCTTTCTGTGCAAAATCAATATCTTTTACATACCAATTACCATTTTCATTCTTTTTTATAATTTCATAAAGACGCATTGTTATTTCTAATTCCTTAGACTGATTCTTTATAAACTCCTCTGTAGCAGAAGTGATTTCCTTTTCATACGCTTTGTACAACTCTTCTGCAGTTTTTTGTGAGTTTTGTTTATTCAAAGACTTGTTCTTTGATTGACTAGTGATTTCATTATGTAACTCTTGGCCAAGAATACTTTCAAAAAACCTTAAGTTCTTTGTGTTTCTATTCTTAGCTGTAGAACGATTCTCTCTAGCAAGACTCACCTCAGAAAGAAAATATCCTTTGAATATTTTATGAACATCTCCAAATCCACCTAGCAATTGTTTTTGAGAAATATGATTACCCATGTTTAACATCCATTCCAAAGATGCATCTCCAGGAACAAGATTTAAATAATATCCTTCTAAGTTAAGATTGATCTCTTGGATCATTCTATCTTTATAGTTTAATTTAGAAGATTGTTTTTTCTTACCATTAGTAGCATTAGATGTACCATCTACAATATCAGGTCTCATTAACTCTTCAGCTCCTGCTTTTCTATTTCCTGTTTTTATATTGAACATCTCATTAAGAATAACAGAACCTTTTACAAATGAATCTGTAAGTAGATAGGAAAGATGAGGATATAATTTAGGAATATCATTCAAGTTTTCCACTTGAGATATTGCGTCATAAAGATCACTAGCTGCATTCGTTCCTATAAAAGTTTGTTTTCTTTCACCACTGATTCCAAAATATGTACTATCAAAGTCTGGGTTTTCAATGGCAGCTTTTATTTGAGCAAGTTGTGATAGACGCTTGTTGATATTTAAAACCTTACCACTAAGAGTTGCTATCTTACCAGCTTTACCTATACTATCTCTAAGACCGTTAACAGCTTTATTGAATGTATCTAACTTATCTTTTCTAAGCTTCATTAGATCACTTCCTTTAAACTGAATGCCAAGAGTTTTTAAGAAAGCCACTCTATCAGATACACTACCTAATGCTCTAGGAACAGATCCTTGAACACCATCAAATGTTTTTGTGTCTTTATTTTCTTTAAAATATGGACTCTTTCCTCCTTTAATGATTTTTATAATAGACTTAATCATGTCAGACTTAGCTTGGTTGGCAGCACTTGCTAAGTTTGCATCACCTATCTGTATATCACCATTCTCTAATATATAATGAATCTTTACATCAGGGTTTTGTTTCTTAAATGATTTCCACAGAGCATTTAAAAGATCAAGATCGTAATCTTTTGTAAGATTGGATAGATCAACTGGTCCTGGAGTATCAACCTTTCTTCTAGTGATACGAGTGTATAATGTTCTAAAATCAGGATCTTCTTTTGCCATCTCTCTTATTCTATCAAGCATATCTTCTACATTACGAGAATTATATGTCTTGTTAAGAACCTTTACAAACACTTCAATTGTTGAAAGAAGTGTAGCTCCCCCTATAGAAGATCTTACTAATTCTGTTTTACCTGGAGTGGTTGTACTCATTTCCACAGAAGGTAGTGTAGAAAGTAAAAGTTTAACTGCAGCATTAGCTTTCTTGAAATGATCTATTTTATCAGATTCCTGATAGTCTGATTTTCCAGAATTATCTTCATCTGTTAATTGTAGTTGGTCATTCTCATCAAACTCAATGTTGTACTTCCTAAGGTATTCTTTATGTTTAGCAACTATATTATTCCAAGTGGCATCATTCATAATAGCAGCTCTCATAGCTAATGATTTAGCCATTTCACCAGCAGCTTGTTTCTTAGTCACCTTACCTGCATCAACAAGATCTTTTGCAGTTTTATATCCTCTAGTAACAGTTTTTCTAATTTGCTCTCTAAGATTTGCATACACTTCATCCTTGTTCTTATTAGCAACATTGAAAAGACTTTCGTTCTTTTCTATAATATCACCAAGAGTTAGATAGGTCATGTGTTGCATAATATCATGCACCTCTTGTCCTGTGAAGCTTGCTATACTAAATTCAGAATCATCGTTTGCATAAGCATTCTCTACATCTATAATTCCTTCTTTAGCAAATGCTAGTTTAGAATGATATGGAGAATATCGTTTATAATATCCACTACCTATTTTTGCAAACAAGTTAGCTGTATTAGTTTGTGCTTTTTCTCCTGTGAAGAATTGTTTAATGAAGTTTACAAGATCAGCAAATAGTTTAACTATAAAAGGTTTTCCTTCTGTAGGTTTAGCAGGAATCTTTCCTTCCTGTACGTAGTCTCTAAACTCTTCAGCTAATTGTTCTTTAACTTCTTTATCTGTAGCATCTTTATAATTAACTTCTCTTTGTGTTTCTCTATCTATAAACGTTCCTTTTCTAGCCCTAAATTCAGCAAGAACAGCTGTACGCTCTTTAGGATCAGAGAACATCTTCCAAACAGCTTCAAACACTTCATGGTATGCTGTACCAACTTCTGCGTTCTCATATATGTAAATAGCACCATCCTTGAGCATACCCCAAGCTTGTCTACCATTTGTAGCATTGATGATGTTCTTCACTCTATATACAGGAACATTAGGGAAGTTAGCCTTTAACCAAGATTCAAGTTTAGTCCAGTTTTCTCCTTCAAAGTTCTTTATTTTTTGCTCCATAGCAAGTCTAAATGGAGCTTCATCATCCTCATCTTCCATATTATCAAGATCATCTACTAGCTCATCATCAATCACTATTGTCTCATCTCCATCATCTCCAATAATCTCTTCAACCTTTTCAGCTACCACTGTTGTATCTTCTTCAGTTTCATCATCTTCAATAACAATCGCATCTTCTTCTTTTACTTCAGGTTTGTATTTATTCACTTCAGACATAATTGCCTTAGCAATAATTGCTTTCACTTCTGTAAAAGCCTGAAATTCTTTTTTTCCAGCTTTAACCAATCCTTCTATAACAGCAGGAGCATCTCCTTTTTTAAATAAAACTTTTATACCATTCTCAAGATCTTTATTTTGTAAAGCTTCACCATCTGCAAAGTAGTATAATGTTTTACCTTTTGATGTAATAAATGTATTTATTGTTTTACCATCTAATACCACTTTACCTTTAGGAGCAAACTTCACCTTACCATCATCTTTCTTTTTTCCTTTCTTTCCTTTTGGTTCTTCTTCCTCTTCTTCTTTTGAAAGACCAGAAGCTTTCATCACTCTTTTCTTCTTTGGTTCTTCTACAGGTATTTCAAACTTATCTTCAGGATGTGTGATTGTAAAATAAATACCTTTTCTATTAGTCTCTCCATCCTCTATAGGTTTCATACTAACTGTTAAAGGAAGAGAATCTTCATCTCTAACTTCACCATTCAATCCACCATCTTCATCAGGAAGATTTTTAGATAGGAGGAACGATTGATAGTTTGGCCAATCTCTTCTTATAATTGCACCATCTTCACTAATTGAAACTATTTCTTGATAGGGTTCATTCCAATCAGATTCTGTCATTCTAGAGTTTACGTTGTTATAAATTCCTTCTAGAAGACCAATTATAAGATCTTTATTAGCACGAAGTGCTGATGGTGTGAATGATATGTTTTCTCCTTTTCCAGATATAAATAGTTTAAGAGGTTTTAACACATCATCATTACCTTGTTCTATATCAAAGAATACACTATTATATCCTCCAGGTTTACGATTACCATCTTGATCTTTAGGAGTACCCCAATAAACAATAGATCTTAAATAGTTAAGTAGGTATTGTGCTTCTGCAGAATCAATTCCTTCTTCCTCATTATCAAACATGTTTACACAAACACGTAAGATGGCATTATATACATTGTTAGCTTCTTGTTTAGTTAGCTTTCTATTTTTAAGTTCTACGTAGGCATTCTTAAGATTTAAGAAAACTTTACCAAGTGCATTTGTAAATCTGGTAGAACCATTCTCCATGATTTCTTTATTGGTAGAAACCTCAATAACAGGATCTTCTAAAAGATTGTTCTCTGTTATAAGTCCTGCATCTTGTACAGATGTTTTAGTAGGAAGAGGTTGTCTAACATTCTTATCATCTAAATAACTAAGTGGCTCAGGAATACCAAAAGACGCATTGATTTCAAATGGTGTCTTAGGAGGATTCTTAAGAGTTTCCACTCTCCATTTATTATACTGATCGTCTAAAGATTTTTTAACAGTGTCTGATGTATCATCTCTAAACATCGATTTACCATTAGACCAAGTTGTAGTTATAGGGAACACTTGGAATATAGCAGCATTGAGATCTTGTGTAGCAAGTCTTTGACCATCCACTCCCACTAAATGCACTGAACCATCTTCAGCATCCACTTCAACCATAACAAGAGCTATAGTCTTTTTAGGTTCTACTTCTTTCGTTGTGTCACCATTATCTTTTAAGAATTGTGTAAGACCAGGAAGTATATCCTTTTCATTCTCACTTGTTACAATCACACCACGAATCTGACCTCTGTTAGGAAGTGTTTCTAGATTTGCACCAAATTGATTAGCTCTTACATGATGAGGTGCTAGTTCTCCACCAGCAAACAATTCTGATGGTGCAGTGGTTCCTGTAACAACAGCCATGTCTGACTTCTTAGCATCTGCTTCATATTCTCCTTCAGTGGTTTCTATACTAATTCCTGAGTCTGCTGTACCAAGAAACTTCTTAATCAGTTCAGTGTTTTCAGCAAACTTCTTTTCTTGTTCTACCTTTTGTTCATAAGCTTCAGCAGCTTTTTGGAAAGCTTCTAATAATGCACCTTTTGCAACACTCTGATTAATTAATTCATCAAGACCTTTCTCTAGTTCTTTAAGCTGAGCTGAAAGTTTATCAGCCCTCTTTTCCATATTAGGAATATTCAACTCTTCTCCAAAAGATTCTATCTCATCTTGTAAGTCAGATACTATTTCTGTAAATCCTAATTTATCATTAATGAATTGTTGAGCACCTTGTTCTCCTAAATACTTTTCAAGTCTTTCTATATAGTCAGACATGAATAGTGGCATATTAGGATTTTCTTCTTTAACTCTTTTTAGGAAATCATTAAACAAAGACATTGCTGTATTAATAGCTCCTTTTATAGAATCTAATAATGATCTACCTTGTTTAATAGCATCAGTGGTGTTGTCAATCATTTCTTCAATATCCTCAATCTCTGCTTTAAGATCTTTAACCACTTCAGAATAACTTTCAGGAAGCATGTCTCTATTGTCATACATTTCCTGGAAGTAAGGAAGATTGTTTTCAAGTTCTTCTTTCTCTGCCTCCAAACTAGCTACAACACTTTCTACTTTCTTATACTCTTCGTTTAATGCATTTAATGTTTTCTTTGCAGCACCTACAAAAGCTTTTCTTTTAATACCAGCTTTTGTCATGCTAAGATTCTCAATGGCCTCATTAATTCTATCCATTTCTTTCTTAGCACCTTCAAGATCTTTATTAATCTGTTCTAATCTTTCAGTGGCAGTTTTAAAAACCTCAGATATAATCTCATCTCTTTGATCATATCTAGCTTGTATTTCTTCTGCTGTCACTTCTTCATCTAATGCAGCTTTTGCTCTTGCTGTTAATTGTCCAGATGAATATATCTTAGCTTTGTCAAATCCTTTCTTAACTACAAATTGATCTCTAGTTACATTGAACTTCTTCTTCCCATCTAAAGAAACAAATTGTAACTTATCTGTCTTACGATTATATCTAATAGTTCCTTCAACAGATTTACCACCTCCTAATTGATATGTAAAAATTTGACCTGCAGTTTCTACATAAAATTTAGCATTAGGATTTTTTTCTAAAGCAGACACTTCTCCAACTTGCTGCTTCTCAAAAAAGCTCTTTTCAACTTCATAAGTTTGTCCTTGTATATTAGGATCTGAAGAACTAGCTTGTATTATAAGTTTACCTTCTGGTGTCTCACCTATAACAGTGAATTTAGAAAACTCTTGATAGTATGTACCTTCTTTACTTCTTCTCATAGGAGCTCCTGAATAATACTCCTTTCCTATCTCAAATTCAAAATCTCCATCTTTTGTTTTAATAGGTAGTATTCTTCCTACGTCCTTAGGTTGTATTTTAGGTTTTTCTATTTCTACATATTTTCCTGGATTCTTTTTAAGGTCGTTATATTCATTTAAGAATTTTTCTCTACGGAGATTTAATTCATTAGCATCTTGCAATGTTTCTAACATCTCTTCCTTATCTAACCTATTACCACTTTCAAGATCTGTAATTAATTTATTATAATTATCAGTGTTTCCAGCTAACACTTCATTGAATATAGATAGTATGTCTATGTTAGTTCCTACCAACTTAGAAGTTAATTCAGGAATACGTTGATCATAATCAGCCACCTTTGTAGCTGCGTACACCATCTTATCCATCACTTCTGGTGTATATACAAGTGTACCATCTTCATTCACTATGTTTCCATAACGTAAATTCAAAGATTGATAAAGAGATTTTATATTGTCTGCTGTAGATTCTAATCCATTAAGTCTTTTTAGGAATGCTTCTGGTTTATCTCCAGCAAGAGCTTTCCCTTCTTGAACAAGTTGATTAAATCCATCCACTGTAGATGCAAGAGCTCTAAGATCATTGATGTCACTTTTCACAAGATCCATTCTACCAAACTTAATACGAGGTGTTAAGTAGTTAATTATGTAGTCTTTCTCAAGATCTTTACTCTCAAGTACATCTCCTTGTTTTAATGCAACTTCTCTATCTTGCTGTATAGCAATACCTCTATCAACTGAATCTACAGTATCTTTTGTAAAGTCAGATAGTTTGAATTTATTAAATTCAGCAATTGCTTCTGCTGTATCTTTTGTTCTTTGTTTACCTTCTCTATAATTCCCTCTAGCCATCATCAATGCTCCAGATAGACCTCCTATAAGAACATTCTCCATTCCTTCATTTGTTCCAATAGTTTTTTCCACCCCTTCAGCAAGACTTCCTAACCAATCACTATCTTGTCCTCTATATTTTTTATTATAATAATCTTGTGTTCCCACTTGAATAGCATACTGAGAACCTTCTTCAAAACCTTCCGCAATAGAAAATGTATAAGGTCTTATTTTATCCACTGCAGAAATTAGTTTTCCAAATCTAGCAGGCTTTGCAATAAATTTTCCTGTAGCATCTGTTGCAATGTCTCCAATTTCTCTTGTAAGACCATTGATGATTCCTTTCTCTGCTTTGTAAGAACTACCTAATATTTTTGGAAATTGTATATAGTTTGTAGCAGTGAGCAACACTGTATTTAAAAGAAATGATGAGTTTCCTACATTATCAGCCTGAGCATTAATTCTCTCAAGATCCTCTCCTCTAGGAAGCATTCCTCCATTTGCATTTTTATATTCTTCTATCAAGTTATTTCTAAACTGATTAAGATTTCCATATGCTTCAAATCCAGCTTCTCCTGTTGTAGAAAGTCCTGCAACTACTGCTTGTTGTCCTTTATTTAATAAATTATATTGACCTAAGAATTTATCAGAAAGACTCTTCACCTTTCCATAAGTCTCAGCTGCTTTATTTGTTGCTGCCAATGCTTCTTCTGTAGCAGCTAATGCCTCACCTGCTTTCCCCATAGAAAACAATTTAGCAAGACCTGGAATTGAACTCAATCCTTTAGATGCTGCTAACAGTCCTGCTGAAAACACTTGTCCAGATAATGCAGCTCCTGCAGCAAATCCCAAGTTTTTTACAATACCATCCCATAAAAAGTTTGCTGTAAATAGTTTTTTTGGAGAATACCAATCAGCACTTTTTTCAGCCTCAGTGTAATAGTTAGGAAGAGAGTCTTCTAATTGTTTATTAAACTCATCAAGCTTTCTGTTAAACTCATTGTCATAAAATGAAGCTGCTCTACCATCATTATACCACTGACCAAGTCCATTAATAAGTCCAGCAGTAGATTGTAAAAAAGTAGTACCTGTAGTGGCAATACCTTTACCAACACCACTTACCATCTTAGATCCCCACCCCTGTCCTTGAGCATATATCTCCTCCATGTTCTCTCCAGGAAATATTTTTTCATACCTACCAGTTCCAGGTAGTGCTGTTGCAGGAGTGTTTGTAAAATATGCTCCAGCAGGTTTTTCCAATGCTGCTAGTCTAGAAGACATTAAGTCATAAGCATCTATCGGTCTACCAGTAGATCTTATTTGTGATGCATAATCAGGAACCAAAGAGGGTAAATATCCTGGTTGATTCACTGGTTTTATTTCTTCTGGCATATATTATTTACTTTTTATTAATGATTTTATGAAAACATCATCAACCTGAGATGCAAAATTAGCAGCAGATTGGTCAGATAGAGGAACATTATAAGGAAATAGTTTCCAATCATTCCCTTGTTGTACGTAAAGTTTAGGAAAATATCCACCACTTCCTTTAACAAAATCAATTGCTACATTATATTGTTTTGTATTAGTTTCATAGTCTTTGATGAATGCTGTAGAATACGCATCATCAGCTTCATAATTATTAGCAAGGTTTGTAGAACCGTAAGGAGATGCATTTATTGCAGATTCAATTTCATTTACAAATAAAGAAGGTGATTGTTTTCCTGTTAATAGTTGATAATCTTTTTCTTTAATAGGTTTTAATGTAACAACTCCTTGTGCATCTGTAAACTGCAATTCATAAGAATTCTTTCCATATCTACTTGTTGCAGGAGTTACATTGATTTGAAATTGTGCTTTTTCATCATTTGCAAGTTTAGCAATTGTTTCATACTCACTATCAATATCTTTATAGTCACTTGCAATACTACTTAATGAAGTAGCAAGATGTTTCATCTGCTCAGGCTTATCTTTGTATAAAGGAATTCCTTTAGGAGTTCCCACTTCACTAATTCCTTTATAATACTGTTCTTTCAACTTAGCACTTTCTGCATAATTTTGTTGACCCATTATATTCATTAAACCTTGTATAGATGGATTATATTTTGCAGGAGTTGCACTAGTTATCATACCTATCATATTTTGACCTCCAAACCCACCTTGTGTTTGTGATCTTGTTTGTCTAAGTATTTGATTAAATCCAACCTCTCCATATTTTTTTATTAAATTATTTTTTGCAGACTCAGCTTGACTTTTTACAAGATCTGAATTAACCCAACGTGGAATAGCAGCATCTCCGTAATGATAATAATATTTTGCAACATCCACCATATCACTTTTACTAAGTGTAACTTTATTCACCCCTTGTCCAGTAGCTAATGTTACATTTATAGGAGCAACATTCACTTTAGAAAAATCTACTGGTTTAAATCCTACAGCATGAGCGTTGATGTATGGTTGTTCAAGCTCCATCTTTCTTTTATTCACACCTAGTCTCTTTCCAATAGTATTTATACTTTTGAAATCTTGTAAATATTCAGCTCCTAAAAATTCTCCTTTTGAATTATTCCATTTTTCTGTAGCCTTTTGTCCTTGTAAAACAACATAATCATTATATGACATTCCTTGTTTTTTTGCTTCTGTTCTCATTCCAGCTATTGTTTGCTCCTTTGTATATGGAGTTTTATCACCAGAAGCTGCTGCTGCATTTGTCCAATATCCTATTGCAACTTTTTCATAAAGTTTAAATTGTGCATCAGAGTCATCTTTCATTCCTTGTAAGAATGCATTTTCAAAATATGTTGGATCTTTTTGATCATCTATTCCAAGATCTCTAGCTGCTCCTGCATAAAGTCCTGCGCCTGTAGGTTTTCCATCTTCATCTACCAATCCAGCTTTAAATAACTCTGTCCATCTTTTAAGATTCATTTCATCAGTGTCATGTAGCTTTTGATATGTAAATTTATCTTCTTCAAGTTTAGCCTTTCGCACATCAAGTTTAAACTTATCTCTATCCATCATCACCTCTACAGCAGGATTCTTAGAATACTTTGTATAAGTTTCTTTTGTAGCCATCGAATTAGCTATACTATCTAAATAATTATTTGTGTATATACTACTTCTAATAACATCATCATCTGAAGATTTTAATTCATCAACAGATTCTCTTCTTTTATTAATACTCTCGTCTAATGAAACAACTCTTTCTCTTAGTTTATTTATTACTTCTGGATCACCTTTTTTTGTTTTAAGTTCTAAGATTTTATCTTGTAGATATTTCTTCTGTAACAATGCTGATTTCTGATATTCATTAAATCCTTCATCTACCATTGAATGTAATTCATCTGTAGTTCTTCCTTTTAATTTATATCTTCCTGTAATACTTAATTGTCTGTAATCATTAGAATCTAGTCCAGATTGAAAAGCATTTAATATTTTATCTTTATCTTTTCCTTTAAGAAGAGTTTCAGCCATTACATCGTTGTATTGTAACTTTCCATCTATAACAAGTGGATTTCCATTAGCATCTGTTTTAAATAGCTGTTGAACTATTGTAGAATCTTCTCCTACAGATTTAGCAATCTCTCCAAGTTTTTTAAATACATCTGTATAAGGAACATATTCTGCAGAAAAGGATGATCCTGCAGTGTTATCATTCATCCACTTACTAGCTTGTGTTGAAAAAAGATCTTCATTAGCTACATCAGACTTACCTTCTTTCTTCTTAGCTTCCATTATGCCAACTTGCTTTCTATATTGTGCTGTTGCACTTACAGCATTCTGAATAGTCTCATCTCTACCAATTTGTTTAGCCATTCCAGATACAGAATTTACTAATTGGAAGTTGGAGAAATCTCCTGCTGCTACATATTTCAAATTGTTTCCAAGCTCATTGAGTTTTGATTGTAGATAGTTTTTATCTACGTCTCTTAACACATCCATACCAGCAACATTGTCAATACTTTGCTGTATCTTTTGAACACCCTGCTCATATTGAGCTTGCTTTTGCATACCCACCTTTACCATTGCTTCAACAGGAAGTGTTGAAACATAGGGGTTAAATTGTGTTATTGCGTCAGTATATGAAGCCATATTAAGTTTATTAACAAATGTAATTTAAAATATTATAACTACCAAAGGATCTAATAAGTTTTGGTAATCTTGTGTAATTAGAATAATTAGAAGTTTTTAAGAGCTCTTACAATAGAACCGTTTCTAGCAGTTTCTTCTTTCTTTTTCTTTTTAAGAATTGTTTCATATTCATATCCTTCAGGAGCAGCTTGAGCAGATACTTTACCATCTGCACTAATATCAAATTGTGCTAATGGATTATAATTCTGTGCTCTACCATCTTTACCAAATCTATAGTTGTAAAGATTCTCATATGTTTGTAGAGTTTTATTTTCCAACTTATTCTTAGCAATCTTATCAGACATAGACTTTATTATTTCCATTGCTTGAGCTTTTGTATTAGATTTTGCTTGAGACTGTTTAGCAGCTTGATCAGCATATAGTCCAATGTTCTTAAGTTTAGCATCATTTAATGTAGCAATGTTTTGATTGTATACACCCATTCTTTGAGCTTGGTTTTGTCTCTTTTGTTCTCCTAACACCTTGTTCTTTTCACCACTTGCTGTTGCTAATAACGTTGCAGCAGCTGCAGGATTTTGTCCAGCCATTCTTTCAGCAGCTCTTGCTTGAGCAGTTATTTCATTTAGTTGATCCTGATAAGAAATGTCATATGGTGTTAATAGTTGGGGTTGGTATCCTTGAACAAACACTGGTTCCACTTGATTCATTCCTGCAGCCATCATCTCAGGATAAAGATCTACATTATAATCTACATCACTAGGTCTTAAATAAGGAGCAAGTTGATTAAGTGCAGTCATCCAAGGATCTTGTTTGTTAGGTTGAACAGCAAGTGTAGTAGTTGGACTAGTTGTATCTGGATATTCTTCAGGAATAGAAGGTATTACAGTCATTTTATGTTTTGGAGCAGCAGTTTTATCAATAGTCTGATTTAATAGATTATGATATGGTCCAACTTTTTCATCTGTTCCAAGTTCTTGTATTTTAGCTATTTTACCAGCTCTTGTTTTTTGTTTCTTAATAGCTGCTACAACATCTTTAGCATCTTGACCTGTATAAGATTCCAATGATTGAATAATTGCATCAGCTCTTTTTGGATCAGATAATGCCTCATCCACTTTAGGTTTCCAATTCTTTTCATAATTAGTTTTATTTCCCCAAAGCTCATCATTACCAGCAGCTCCTATATCATTGTAATCAATTGATCCAGCACCTCTAACTTTATACTTAAGTCCTGTTTGACCTTTTAATATTTCTTTACCGTATTTAGCCATTTCTTTTTGTGCTTGTTTATCTACTTTAATTTTACCTTTAGCAAGAGCATCAGCATCTACACCATGTTCTTTAGCTGTTTCATTAATAGCATCTTGTACAGCAGAAGCATTCTTCTTTATCTCTGCAAACTTTTGCAACTTCATGTTTGCTCCCATGTTTGTAGCATTAAGACCTTCTAATTTTAATTTATCAAACGGTGTATACACATCTAATTCATCAAGTTGTTTTGATGTCTTATCTATGATTTTATTCTGCCTAGCTTCATCTTTAGAAACACCTGCTATGTAATGTTTAAACTTCTTACCTTTAGCTTTTGGATCTCCTATTTGATCTAAGAATTGATTAGGGATTTTAAGATTGCCAAATACCACCATGTTCTTTTCTCCTGTTTGACCATCTATCATTTCTGTAGCAGGTTCACCTCTTTCCACTTCAACATCAGCATCAGCATTTTCAGAACCATATTCAGCATAGTCTGTATATGAATCGTGTCCACCTTCACCATATTTAACACCTATTCCTGTATGCCCTCTTCCATCACTCTCTTCATGTGATTTACCTCTGAACATTACAGTTTCTCCTGTTCCTGGTAAGTATGGGTTATGAGACATTGTTTCAGCATGTCCACCCCATGTAGTTTTGAGTTCTCCACCAAGAGCATAACGATCTTGAGGATACATATTGTTCTGTGTAATGTTTCCACCAGTTCTTAATGTGTCCATCATAGGATCAGGTCTTAATAGATCTTTCATACTGTGTTCACCAAACTGTGTAATCACTTGTGGCAACCAATCATTAGACACCCATCCATCTTCTGCATAAGGAATATCTCCACCGTTTCTTACATGACCAGAAAATTGAGAATGTAAGGCTTGTCCCATAGAATATGCAGCTCCTGTTTGTACATTATGTTTTGTTCTATTTTGAGCCTTTTCCATTTTTACTTTGTTCCTATCTAATAATCCTCCAGCAACAGCCCCATAAGTTTGTCCAATTGCTTTGCCTATAGCTTTTCCTGCAGGTCCTGCTACAGCTGTTCCTAAAGCTTCCCCAGTTGCTCCACCTATATCAGCACCTAACTCACCACCTGCATTATTTCCTGTTACACCTTGTCCAATCATTTGCCCTGCATTTCCTACAGTTTCCCAAGAAGGTGCAGGTATTCCACTACCTGAATTACCAAAATCTAATGCAGGCATACCACCACCACCTTGCATTCTACGTATAAGTCCACCAGCTCTATATTGTTTTACTATTTCAGAATCACTCAATGGTTCATACCCAAGATCTTGATAGAGATCTCCAGGATTGTACATGTTCTGTATCTCTGTTTGATTACCACCTATCTGCATACCATCTTTTGCTGTAAGAACATTTGTTCCTACACCATAAGAAGGAAACACTTGATCTGGTTGTACCAATGCATCTTCTGGTCTATTGTATGTACGTCTTTGTTCTTCTGGTTTTGAGAGACTTGCTTTAAGACTAAGATCACTTACAGAAGCTTGTTGTTCTGCTGACTTTCTTGCTTCCTTTTCTGCTTTTAGTTTTTTAATACCACCATACACTTTTCCAACAAGACCAGCATATTTAGTTTTAGCTATTGCATCCAATGGATCTTTTTTAGCAAGATTTCCAGATCCTGCAAGTTGCTGTTGTAAATTTCCTGCATACATAGGATCTAACATTGGAGGATTTTGGTTTGGATTCACTTGCATAGACTGTGCTGTAGGAGCACCTATAGGAAGAAGTGGATCATACATATATGGATTTGTTTCTGCTGCTTGCATTCCTGTCATAGTACCACCTGCAGGACTGTTTAATCCTAAGCCACTATTTTGATATTTAGGAATCTTCTTACCTTGTTTAGCCATTCCTGCTAAAGCACTAGCATCCATTCCTCCTCCTTCAGCACCACCTAGCATTCCCATTATCTTAGACATATCCATACCACCATTACCACCAGACTTTTTTGCAGCTTGTGCATCTTGTTGTGCTTTTGCTTGTGCCTGAGCTTGGGCTAGTCTTTGAGCATTTGTAGAACCTGTCATTTGAACATCGTAAGCATCTAATGCATTCTGAAAGTTTAGAGGTTGAGGGTTATATATTTTCTCTCCTCCTGTGTAAGAACCTATACCATCTTGTGCTTTTGGAGCTATAGCTTTACCAAGTTTAGCCTTTTTAAAAGCTCCTCCATGTTTAGCCATAAATGATTGCTCATCAGGAAACTTCTTGTAGAACTCTTTCTCATTCTTAACACCAGCAATTTTTAAGATTTGATCTTTCATATTATTAGTATTTATCTAGCCAACCGCCAATGGTTGGTTTGTTATAGTTTGTGAAATTTGTCAGTTGATCTAGTTGCTCATCAACTTTCTCATCCTGTTGATTTACACCATTCTTTCCTACAGGGTATTCTTTTACTTTCTTACCCTTGAATTTATAATTTTTTCCTGGTGTCATATACTTAACATCACCTTCATCTGATATTCCTATTAGGTCTTGATCTACACCTTGCATTGTTATATCTGGAGAATCTATTTCCACCACCTTTCCCCAGTTATCAGGATTCCAATATCCATTATTATCTTTTATTACAGAACCATCTCTACTAATACTCTTTGGTTTCCAATCTAGTCCATTTTGGTAATAGGACATCTCTTGACCATTCTGTGCTGAAGGAAGTGTCTTCTTTGCATAAGGACCATTAGAAGGAGCACCTGTGCGTGCATACATGAATCCTGTAGCACCAGGAAGAGAACCTCCCATTGCAAACTGTCCTCCCCATGCAGGAGAATAATCTCTACCTACATTACTATATCCTTCTCCCATCCATTCCTTAGGAGCAGAAGAATTTCCTTCATTAGCGTTTGCTTCTTCACCATAATTATCTAACCAACCTCCATTCTTCTTTTGTTCAAGACCAAAGTTATCTGTAAGATCTGCCATAGAACTTACTGCTTCCATAGCTGTTCCATATTTAGGACCAAAATAATATCTCCAAGGAAACGCTCCTCCAGTGTTTATGGTTTCATTTAAAATATCACCTTTTTTATGAGCATCTCTTGCATCACTCATTCCTATTGCTGAATTTATAATTGAAGAAGGAATTGATACATAAGGACTTGGAATAAACTGTGTAACAGCAGTTATATCTCTTGCCATGTCTTTCATGGTATCTCCTTTTATATTACTGGTAGATTGTTTTATTTGACTTTTTGTTTGTCCTGGATTAGCTGTAGATGTTATTTTTTTTGTAATAGGATTATATTGTTGTATTGCTGAAGATTCTACAGCTTGCTTAATTATAGGTGTCTTTTTAGAAGAAACACTTACATTAGGTAGGTTTTTATATTTGCTCTTAGTTTTAGCTTGTATAGTGACTTCTGGTAAATACTCAATATGTTTCCAAGGGTAGTTTACATAATCCTCTTGAGGCTTAGGCTTTGGTTTAGCTTTAGCATTTACAGTAATTCCTGGAAGTGTTTCTACAATTGGTGGAATATAAGGTTTAGGCAAATATGTTTCATCTGCAATAGCCCTTTGTTTAACTTTTCCTATAGGTTTCTTCTTAGCCATTATTTATAAGAGATTTTATATGTGAATGATTTTTCAACATCCCAATTATTTAATCTTGCTAACAATCTCTTATAAGGAATATTTAATTCATCAGACCATTCACTTACAGTCTTTTTTATTCCATTATATTCAACTATTCTATTTCTTCTCATATTATTCATGTTCTGTTTTCTTGTAACCCATCTACAATTTTCTGGTTCATAGTTACCATTAACGTCTATTCTATCTAATTCTAATCCTATTTGGTAAGAACTATACATATCTTCTAAAAAGTTATTTATATCCTTCCATCTATCACATACCTTAATCCCTCTTCCTCCATAATTATAATATCCAAAGTCTTTAGGATCATTACACCTTCTCAACATACCTTGCCACATTTTATATAAAGGATGTTTTCTTTGTCCATGTGTAGTATTTTTAAAACCTTGTTGTCTTATTTTTTCAATTGCAAAACATCCACAAGATTTCGTGTTTCCATTTTTTACTTGTAAGATTGTTGCTTCAAAACTTTTACCACAAGAACATTCAAATAATGCAACTCTTCTCTTAGTTTTACTTTTACCAATAACTTTTATAGGTCTTTCTTCTAAAAAAATACAACTACCTATTATATCTCCTAAATTATATTTTATTTTTTGTCTCATAATACTTTTATTTTAAAGATATAAAGGTAAGGAGACTTTTTGATATTTCCAAATTTATTTATAACTAATCTGGGAGGGAGCTATGATGAATTGGCTCACTAGGTGTGTGTCACTTCTTGAGTCAAGAATGTGTCTCACCCTAAGATCTTTAGCTCTTAGAGGTTCCTTTTTAAAAGACCTTTTACCATAGTCCATATTAGCTTGGTTTACAATCTTATCTATAGAAAGACTTTCACAACTTGTTGTGAACAAAGGTATGGATTTGTTTTTAACTAATGACCAAAAAGTGTTATATTGATAGAAGTTATCACTCTTGGTAAATGTAATAGTTTTACTTTCAGTGCTGTATATTGGGTAGGATAGGTAGGTGCTTAAGTTGTGCATTGGTTTTGGTACAAGCTCTAACACCCCTGTTGATTGTTGTCCGTTATATAGAACAGCTTTGTTAAACCATCTATCGTCTGTTTCCACTTTATTATTATAATTGAATACACCATCAGGAATATTAATGTATTTATATACTTTAGTGTAGTCTTTTATATTCTGTAGGATTTCATCTTGGAACTTGTATGAGAATGGATATTCTATTATATAAGGCTCTGTTGTTCCGTAATAGCGGTTATAGTTTATGGTGTCTGTAAGATGTCTCCATATACAGCCTGTATTCACTTCCTTATATTCAATTATTGCTAATTGATCACGAGATAGTTGTGATACACTTATGTATTTTGTAATCTTACATTTTCCTGTAGATTGGAGAACCATCACTCTTACATTGCTACCAACACTATATGCCACTCCTGATATAAGTCTTGACTTAGGTACATCAGTGGCAATAACATTCCCTTGATCATCCGTGATTGTGAATGGTCCAATAAGTTTATTACTACTAGAAGTTAATCTTATAAGAATTGTTTGAGACATATTTATAGTTGTTTTGCAAATCCTTCTAATCCACATCTTGATTTAGTTGTTGTAGATGATGTGGTTGGTGTAACTATTGGTTTGCGTGTTGTTGATGTTGTAGTGGTTGCAGGAAGCTCATTAACAGCAATAGCTTCAAGATCATCACAACATCCATTAAGTCCTGAATAAAAGAAGTTATTCTCAGCTATATACCAGTTAGGAATATAACTATGGAAACTAATCCAACTCTTTGTATTAAAGTTGAAAGAAAGAGTCCAGGATTTATTACAGAAGTATTCAGGATCTGTAAGCTTAACCACTGTTCTTTTTATAATTGGTGTACAATTTCTATTTGCCATTTTTGTTATATTATATTACAAGGATTTGGTTCAGCTGCTCCTCCATTAACCACTTGAAGACCATATGTATGATTTGCTATTGGTGTAAACGATAGTGTTGTAGTTGGAGTGTATGTAGGACCTTCTCCAATATTGTTTATATAGTATATTTCATCATTTGTAGTATTGTCACAAAGTCTAAATTTAATTGGTTGACTACCACCACTTTGCCATGTTATAGTTATATTATATGGTGTTATAGGAATACTCACTACTCCAGAATTAGAAAATGACAGTGTTTCATTAATTAAATATTCAGAAGTTAGAAAGTTTTGAAGTTGTATATTTACAGTCATGCTTCCAGACTTAATAAAACTCCAGAAGAAAGATGCTGTAGGTATTGGAACAGTTGTACTACTACTGGTAGTAGAACTTGTGCTTGATGTAGAACTTGTAGAGCTTGTAGAAGTTGATGAAGTGCTACTGCTTGTTGTAGTGGTTATTGGAATACAATCAATTTCTTCCTCTATATAAAACTCATTTGTTTCAGGATCGTATTTAATATCTTTAGACAAAGGAATATAGTCAAGCTTTGATATAATAACACGCTCAAATTTAGAATCGTATACACCATGCAGTCCTACACCATTGAAATGATTGTCTGTATTAACATTAGGAAAATGTCTTAAGATTTCAAATGCTAAATGATCTGTAAAGAATCTGTTCATTCCAGAACCAAATGCTGAGAGATCTGTAGCTTGATTTCCTGCAACTAAAAACACTTGTCCTCTTTTAGCATCCACTGTCACCTGACCTTGAGGAATCTTCAATAAGAATTTATTTTGACTTCCTACATATCCAAGATCTGTTTCAGCAAAATCTATTGGAGGAGCACTTTTAAATAATGTATCATTACCAAGATAGGCAGCCTGAGGATTACTTGTGTTTATAGTCAAGAGAGTGTTATACAAAAGACTCTTGTTCTCAAATCTAGCAAGTACAGCTCTATTCTGAATACCATCTAATGATGTAAGCTTACCGTAGTTTTGAGGGAAATCAAAAGATGCTATTGGACGATATATCAACCAACTGTTCACTCTAACATCAGCATTAACATTTTGCGCTTCCGAATATATTGCTCTGAAAGGATAGTTTGTATAGCAAAGCTGTTCTTTCCAATCCTGAGGAAGATGTGAGAAGTAGTTTTCTTTATTCTGTTTAGAGAACGTTACATTATAAAAATATGTATTGTCTTGAAGAATTGAAACATAGCTCTCTTGTAACCAATCATCAGGAATATCTGTACTTACATGAGGCCAGAAATCACCTTCTTTATTATTGAATGCTTGTCTAAGATCTGTATTGTAAGAACTCTCACAATAGAAGTTTGGAATACCATAAGCAAACAAATAGAAATATCCATTATAGAATGTTCTATTTGGATTGTTTGTAGGTGGTGCAGGAAGCTGACTGTTTGGACAATCAAAATTATTAGCCTTATATGAAACTATATTAGGCAACTTTGTTCCTTCAGAGTTACTGAAATCTGATAAAATAGATCTTGATGAATGCCAGTATTTAGGATAGGCTATATTACCAATCTCATCATAGAATATATCTGAATCATCAGGAGCATTGACTCTATTATCTATAAAGAAAGGAAGCTTTGTTTTAAATGCAAACCTGCTAATAAACGTATCACCTCCAAAGAATGTTTCTGGTAATGGGTTTAATACAGGATCTATACTTCTTTGAAATCCTGTATCTAAGGTTTCGTAAGAATATATTTGTCCCCACTGATTAATGTTTATATTCTTTATAGATGCATAATAAGAAACTACTGATATTGGTTTTTGTTGTGCTGGAGTTGCACACATGTTTGAAGATGATATTGTAGTTCTTGATTTATCAGATACAAAACTGATTCCTCCTGGAGCAATACTTGGTGTTTTATCAGGAAAAGGTAAAGATGGATATTTGGAAACTATGGAACTTTCATCCACTTTAGTGATTGTATGAGGAAGTGATGGATCAATTGGTACAGGATATGTAATTGAATTAAAAGTTAAACATAGGTCTGGATCAATGTATACAAATTCTATAGAATTGTTTGAAGGGTTTGTAATTTTAAATCCTTGAAAGGTTGCAAATTGAGGACCCAATGTATTACAAATTTCATATACACCAAAATTTTGTGTAAAGTCTTTATCTATTGTTTTTAAATAAACAGAAGATTCTCTATTCCAATTATTTACAACATAGTCATCTCCTGTAGATTGTACGCCAGGAATTATGTATTGTGCAATATCTAACATTCTTTGTTTAATACCAAGATTGTTTTCTATTATATCATTGTAATTATAATCTGCTATAGAATTGTATGAATATGCATAATTCCTTCTTGTTATTCCATTTATATATATTGTAAGGTAGGCTTGATATGTGGCAAACATTGCTTGTGCACTCCAAGGATCTGTATATGAAGCTAATGAATTTGATGCTGCTAGAGCATCTTCTTGAGCTTCCTTTGTAAGAAGTTTATACATTGCGTTCTTCTTCACCTCTACAAAATGTGCTCTTCCACTTCCAAATATTACATTCTCAAGTTTTAATACATCTCCTAATAATGGTTGTCCAAAAGATGTTTCAGGAGAATTAAACACATGTCTATATTGAGATGATCCATCTGCAAATCCGTTTAAAGGAGTTTGAACAACACATTGACCACCTTCATTAACTGTTCTTATAAATGAGATTCGAATGTCAGAACCAAATAATCCTCCTGGACAATCTCTTCTATAAGGAGCACCTGTATCTTGTTTAACTTTTAATGTTATACTAAATCTACAATTATTAAGACAGCTATAACCGTTCATGTATACAGTTTCCTCATCACCAAATACATTTACAAAATTTACATAACATCCTGCCCAACCATTATTACTAACAACACGATATTCATCATACACTGCTACAGCAACGTTAATAGTTCCTTCTTCTTCCCTAGGTTCACCAATTGCACATTGTACAATTTGCTCACCTGCCTTTAAAGTTAATTGAGCTTCTCTATTTGTATTGCAATCATAATATCTCACTGTCGCATCAGTAATTGCTACTATTGTATAACTATTACATGAATCTTTATATGCATTATTAGCAAGTAATAAAAATGGATCATCTGAAACATCATTGTAAGGATAGTTTGGATAGTAGAGAGATTGACCTTCTCTTTTATATTTTCCTACATTTCTCAAAATCCCTTTAGCAACAACTGATTTGTTTGTTCCTCTGTTTCCTCTTATAATCTTATATGCAACAATATCATCTTTTTGACTTTGTGTAAGATTTGAATTTTTTATTAATGTTGCCACTTGATTTGAATCAATCCTAACACCAATTGGAAACACAGCATCATTTCCCATCACCATACTTCCTGATGATGTAAAAAGTTTAGATTCAAATGCTGGACTTACAGCAATGTCTGGAAACTTATGATGTCTTATTGGTTTTCCAGATAGATCTCCCCAAACTGCGTCATTACAAGGATAGAGCTCTGTTGATTCCCAATAACCAAACTTTCCATATTCCCAAGGGCCTTTATAACCTACTGCTGTAGATCTTCCTTCTGATGCTCCTATTACACTAGCAGTGTTATATATCTTCCAATAAGGACTATATCCAACACCATCTACCACACTATCAGGCTCACCTATAAAATCAGGATTTGTATCTGGAACATTTGGATTTGAAATCTCATTATAATTCTTTTCTCTACCAGGAATATGAAAACCATCTGTTTGTTTACCGTTCCTTAGTAAGAATACAATTTCAAATGCATATATCTCATCACGCATGTACCCACGTAGATTTGTAGCATTCAGCTCATCTGCATAGTTTTCTGTAGCAGGGATTCTATAAGTTTCCCATAGTAAAGAGATTTGACTTGCTATTGATTGATAGTTGATTCTATCTATAGATGTAAGATTGTCCCATACAAGTACATCTTGAACTGTTGTAAGATCTTGAGCTATTTCATAATATGGAAACTTCTCAAATATATCACCAATAGCCAAACGTATATTTGTTACATTTTGACCAGTGTAAGTGATTTGCATTTCTGCATTATCAATATAAAATGTTCCTACAAGCTCTATAGAAGTAATATCATTCACTGTTTTAACAACAGCAAGATTGAAATATTGAAACTGTCCTGTAGCATCAAGGTTGCTAATATTAATCCTAATAGACTTTCCCACCTGATAATTAAAATTAGGGGTGGTCAATTGAGGATTTGCAATAGGAGTGGGATTTGTTACAGAGTAGTAGGAAGTGTATGGACTACCATTTGGATCTGAATATTGAATAGCAAACTGATATGTACCAGCAGTGAGATCTCCTCCTGTAACAACATCAATGATGTCTAACTGAGGAATTTCAAAGTTTGGTTGTAACTTCAACTGATTACAATCAACAATGTTTGTATATTCAGGATTGCACAATCTAGATCCTGACTTAAGTGTATAAGGAATGTTTCCAAGATCAAGATATCTTCTTGGATTAAAACCATCTGTCCAATAAATTTCTGTAGTACAGTTTGTAATCTTATGTACTATCTTGTGTATTGGATAATTTACATTAAAGTTTAAACAAGGAGCATCTATGTAAATACGATATTTACAATCGTTATTATCCATATATCCAATCTGCGATTCTCCTGTATTAGGATTTGCAATAAAGAATATATGCTTGTTTTGTTCATTGATAAAATGCTCACCTATTAATTGATATCCTGTAGGAAACTGTAAACAGAATTCATTACCAGGTTCATTCTGATAGTTAATAGAATTAGAATCAAAGTTTTCAACAGCAGCATTTAGTGCATACGTAAGAGCACCCTTAGGAACTTGATTAATGGAATTATCCATATTCATTCCCACAGATGCTGTGTTATATTCAGGAGTTATATTACCTTGTTGTTGTTCTTCTGCCATTTATATTAGTTATTACGCCTCCAACCATATCTATTAGTTCTATTAGGAAGCTCGTACATATTAAATCTGTTAAGGTCATTCTTGATCCTTCTTTGTTTTTCCCATGCAGTTTGTTTCTTAATTTCAATATCTGCCATAATAAATGCTTCCTCAGATAGCTGTTTATAATATACAAGCTTTGATTGAATTTGTTGGAATGTTTCATCAGTCAATTGATTAGACAACATTTCAAACACTTTGTATTTAATAAATGCTTCAACATACTCTCTTATACGATAGTTATCAGGAATCATTTGATTACCAATAACATCATATTCTGTAGCATAGAATGTAAGAAGAACAGTTCCATTTCTAAAATTAGTGACAAACTTATTATCTCTAATATCGAATGAATCTGCAGAAGAACTTCCAAGATTTGCACAATCTAATGTACAGTTTGCTCTTACAGAAATGTTTCCTGGTTTTAATAGATATTGTTTATGATAGAGTCTGTTCACTGAGTTGTTTGTCTTATATACAGCCTGAATCAATTCTGGCATACATTCAGGACACCCTGTTGTACATTCAATATTTGTACAAGCAACTCCTCCAGAAACCACAGGACTCACCTGTATTGTTGTTTGGTCAGCTGCCTGAGAATAGAATGAATTGGCTGATTGATAAGGATAGCCTGCAGCATCTGTGCACAACCATGCTTCTCTTACAGCAAAGAAGTTATCAGGAAGTCTTGTTTCAAAATCCTCTATATGGAGAATTGTTTCAGAGATTACATATGTTGTTCTTCCCAACTTCCTTAAACATTTGTCTAAGTAGGTTGGAAACATAAGATCATCTATAGCACCTGTATCAAAGTAGGATTTAAGTTCTTCCTTCACTGTAGCATATACAGGTTCTGGAGAAACAAAATTATATTTATAGTAATAACTCATATCAATTGTTTTTTAATTTAGTGTGACCACTCTCTATAGAGATGTTGATATTTGTCATTGGTTTTTATGTAATGTGAAAGAAGTCTTGATGTTGTGCGTGATGGTTTAAAATACCAAAGCATGTTGTGTTTAATTCTTACGCTTTCTTTGAACCACTTCCATCCAAAAAAATATCCTTCTGTATGATAGTTGAAGTTGTATATGTATTTACCTTTCTCTTTAGTCTTTTGCCAGTCTATAGGAAGATTTATAAACTCATCATTCAATCCTTTCTTCTTCCTTCTTTTCTTTTTGTTAATGGAAAACTCACCAAATCCAAAAGGCATCTTTGCCTTTTCTCCTGTTTCTAATATGTAGATTTTAAAAGCTTCGTTGAATGAATAAATGATGTTTCTCCATTCATCAAATGTTAATTTTATTGAAGGATATTTCTTACAAAAACTTTTGTAATTTTCTCTACTTGCACTTCTCCAGTCAACTGCTACTCTCATTATTTTTCACTTACTTGGTCATCTTTATTATCACTTGTCTTATCATCATTGATTCTAAAATATGTAGATAGGAGCTTTTGTGATGTTAATTCTAATATTTGTTTTTCCAGATAGCCTGGAACATATGATTCTTTGTCTAGTGGGTTTTTACACCATTCGTCATCTGTAAACTCAGGACTTCCGCATCCACACTCAGGAAACATTAATTCATTTGGTACATCTTCTTCAAATAATGCAGCCATTCTAATAGCTTTCATCAAAGGGTTACTAATGTATAAATAATCATTCTGAATCCAATAGTAGTGCTCATTCTTTATAATAGGAAGTTTTAAAAGATTTACATATCTATTGATAGTGATTTCTTTAAACTTTGTACCTGTTCCACCCATTGCATTTATAGAATAAACACCCTGGATAAGATATTGATAGTTTCCCTCTGTGATTCTTGGGAGTTTAAATCTGCTTCTTCCAATTGTACAAGGATCAACATATTCACAACATTCTGAAATAGAAACTTCCACCATCTCTAAACAAGGAATGGTGGTGAACAACGTAGCAGTTGCCCAAAGTTTTCTTAAATTAGTTTCTCTCTTAATTAATAAGAGAGCATTGTTCTTTATTTCAGATGCAATAGCACGATCTGTTATCAAACTATCTGTTGATAACAATTTATGCATTGAGCGTACGTCTGATACTAGTTTTCTTAATGTTGACATAGATTTATATTCTTGATTCAAATTCTCCTATCTTCCCAAGCATAACATCATAAATAAGAACAATACCTGCTCTTATTGAATTTACAAAGTTATTATCAGCATGCCATCTATCAGTTCCTGATAGAGAAGGCATTTGTTGAATTCTTACACCTTTTATTTCTTTGGCCATGTAGTGATGTTTATCACCTGTATGAACCTCTCTATATTTACAACTTCCAAACTTAGGAGCATCTATTCCTGTAGCAAACAATAATGGAAGATCATCTATCTTACAATTACCATGGTGATATCCAATGAATGTATTTCCTAATACAACAGACTTGGTTACAGAATGTTCTCTTTGGAATTTGATTTTAGCATTGCTTGCAAAGAACACTTCTAGCGCATGTGCGAGATAGAATGATTTAGTTCTGTCATGATTACCTTGTACTAATACCACTTCAACACTGTGACACACTTCTTGTAAATAGTTAATTGCTTGTACTAAAAGATCAAATCCTTCTTCATATTCATGATCATACCCTGTTAGTACATCCTGAGGAGTACCTGCTGTAGTTTGATTTTGATAGTTATCTGTATGGAAGAAATCGTTTGATATTGGAAAAACAATCTTATTAATCATGAAGTTGGATCTCACCTTATCAATAAGATCACACAACACATCTAAATACTGTTCTTTCTTTTCTCTTATGGTTTCTCCTTCTAATGTTTTCTTTGCTAAATGAAAATCAGCTATTGATATTTCAATATCAACCACTTGCATAAACTCAGCCTTTCTTTCAATCTTAACCACTTCTGTTTTATTAGGAACATAAGTTTCTAAAAACTTAGCAAAGTCTTCAGGAGAATAATCTTTAGATTGTTTTAATGTAGCAAATACAGAACTGGTAAACTTACCATTTGATTTTTGTTTAGTCCAGTAGTTTGATATTTTGTATTTGTCTAAGTTTATTTTATGTAATCTTGCAAGCTCAATATCATCTTTAGGTTCAAATGAAGTTTCTATTACAGATTCCATTGTTCCTTTCTCATTGTTCACCTTCACTACCAATTCCTCTAGAACATCAATGTAATGTGCCACCTCTGCATCATCTCTCACTCTTTCTTTATTTCTTAATTCTTTTAGTAATTCATCCACCAATTCTTCTGTCACTCCTAGTTTTTCAGCATATACCTTTTTACTTTTCTTCCAACAAAGCATTTGTTCCAACTGTTGTAACAATTCTTGGTTCAATGACATATATAGTTTTTTTGGTTAAAATTAGACTAAAGGTAGATTTTTATTTTAAATATACCAAATTATTTTAACTAACATAATTATATAGTTTAACCAAACTAGTTATAAAAAACCCCAAATGTAGAAACATTCGGGGATACCCTGTAAAACCAATAAAACAGGATTTTTAATCTATTTGTATATCTGCATAACTTAAACACTTTCCTGTAGACTTCACTCTTATTATAGAAGCTAACTTAGGAACTATAGATGATGCATATCCTTCTAGAAGGGCTGTCTTACTAACACCACTTTCAAATGGTGATGAATAGTTATTTACATCTGAAAACAGATTGAATAAAGGACCTGTGTCCGCATCTGCTATTGTTAATTGTATTAATACAGTCATATATTAAAGTTTAAAATTGTACCCAAGCTGTTCCATTGTAATATTCCATCTTATTAACCTGAGAATTATATCCCATCTCTCCACTATTAGGAGAAATAGGTCTTCCTGCAGTATTCCATCTTGCAGGCATTATTCCTCTTTTTGCAAGTCTTTGATCTATAGATGATGTAAATATAGTGTTTATAGCATCTATTCTAATTCTACCATCGTTTGAAACATCTTCATCTAACACTATTCTTGAAGCGTTTTGTGCAAAGTCTATTACAGGATAGTCACCATCTACTCTTGATAAATTATCCCACGTTGCTGGGCTATTACCATTAGAAATAAACACCCAACCAGCTTGACCAGCATCACCACTTCTTGTATCTCCCATACTTATAGGAAAAACATCACCATCTTCTAACGTTGTTAATGTGTATGTTTTTCCAGGAACCCATCCAGGAAATCCAGGATCTGTATCACTATACCAAGAATCTACCCAATTAGGATTAGCCACTCTTTCATCAAAATAATGTGCAATAGTTACTGACTCTCTACTTACAGTATGTATTTGATCTATCACTTGGAAATTATGTACATCTGTCCAAGTCACCCAAGTGTGTGCTGCTTTCCAATTAGCTTGAGCATTATATGCAGGACTTTCATAGTTTGTTAACCAAAGAGCTGCTGAATTTTTAAATGATATGATTCTTGTAAAAGATCCTGTAGGAACAGTTGCAAATTGATCTCCTGTTTGTAATATATTTGCACTACTTGTAAATTCTGAAGTGCTGTATTTACCTGAATCTGATCCAGTGAACAATAGTTTATTATTTCCAAGAGTGATAGTTGTAGCAGCTGAAAGAGTTCCTCCAAGTTTCATTACATTGGTTGAAGTTTTGTTAAGTCCATTATCTGCTGTAAGATTTGTTAGGATGTTTGAAGCCACTCCACTATATCCAGATGATGTAATTACACCCTGAGAATTAATTGTTAAGAATGTTAGAGGGGAAGATACTGTTGTTAGTCCTGTAAGAGATAGTGTGTTTGTTGATGATGTAGCTAGAGTTGTAGGAGTTGATAAAGTTCCTCCTAAATTGATTGTTCCTGAGGAGAGATTAAGACCACTTCCTGCACCTGATATAGTTCCAGTTTTTATTACAAGATCTCCATTGTCTATACCATTAGCATACCAATATTCTTTAATAGGATCATTTCCCACTTTAATACCAACAGTGAGTCCTATGTAACGCTGATATGTTGGAATAGCATTATTAGCTTGTTCAACAGTTGTATAAAATCCTGTTGCTCCTGATATAGTAGTTCCAAATCTAGCATCTGCAGGTTTAGGAGCTCGTACGTCTATATTATCATTTAGTATTATTGCCATCTTTTATTATTTATTGATTTTAAACAAATGGTACCATTGAAATTTTTTGCCATCCTAAAGGTGATCCACCGTAAATAACTAATGCATGAGCATCTGTATTATATACAATCAGTCCTTCTGCAGGTGAAGCAATTGCATTCATTTGTGCAGTGTTCATCCTTGGAGGTAGAAATCCTTTTGTTGTAGAACTCACTTCCAATAATGCTGATGCAACAGCTGTAGAACTACCTGCACCTATTCTAACTCTACCTTGATCTTTCTCCACTATAATTCTATCCTCCCAACTAGAGGTAGCTGTTACATATGTTGAAATGTGAACATTACCATCTGGCAATGCTCCAGGAAATGCTGCACCGTAAGAAACTGCACCAGCTGATCTAGTAATATTTGACCAAATTTCTATTATTGATGTTCCTCCAATTAATGTTAAAGGTGCAGCTGTACCAGTAGCAGTTATTTCCATTGTGTGCAAACTTCCAATAAAACCAGATGGTGCACCAGTGCCAATATGACAATAACCACTAACATCTAACTTAGTTGCTGCATTTGGAGTGGATGTAGCAATTCCCACTCTACCACTTGTAGTTCCTAATAGAACATTTCCAGTTGTATTTTCAAATGCTATGTGAGGAGATGTATTAAGATCAAGTTCAGATGGAGCATAATATATTCCCCTTAAAGTTCCTGTTCCTCGAGGGATTCCATCAGGAGTTTGATTATATGATGGATTAATAAGCAATTGAGTTATAGGAACAGAATTAGGTCCAGTTGGAGATACGTTTCCTTGAATGACCATCGATGCAGTTGGTAATTGAGGAAAACTATTATCATAAGTGTGACCAGCATCAAATATATAAAACTGACCCCCAGGATTTGTTAATCTAAATGTCGCTAAGTTATTATCAGCTGCATAAAAAGTAAGACCTCCTCCAAAAGCATCATATGGATATATTCCTGTTTCAACACGATTAGCTGCTATTCTTACTCCAGTCACTGTACTAATTTCACCATTTACTTCCAATTTAAAAGGAGTAATTTCAGTAGATGTTGAATATCCTATTAAAGTGTTACCAGATGTGGAGTTTAGATAGTTATCTCCTTTTGTATTTTCAAATGCTATATGTTTAGATGTACCAACAGTGCCACTAGGATTGTAATAAACACCTCTTAATATACCTGTTCCAAATGTTGATTGAGTATATGTAGGATCAATAAGTAATTGTGTAACATCTATTGTATTTATAGCTGTAGTAGCTGTAACACCTCCTGCTAATCTCCAAACATTTTGTGAACCTGATGCAGGTGTTCCATTGTTAGTAAATCCTGCAGTGTGTTCAAAATAAGAACCTACAACAGTTTTATTTAATTTATAGGTAGATAGTATTTCGCCTCCTGCATAAAAGTTCATAGTGCTACTACCTGAATATATACCTGTTTTTACACTTGGAGTAGTATCTAAGTTAATACCAGAAGTAGTAGCTATTCTACCTGATACTTCTAATTTATTAATAGAATTAGGACTTTGTGTTCCTATTCCTACACTTGTACTATTATCGTATATACTAGAGTCTGTAAGAGTGGTTCCAGTGGTAGACCATTTAGGAAGAACATTTATTGTACCTGTACCTGTAACTATATTAGAAGGAATATTTTGTGTGCTAAGTAATCCTGCACTACTAGCAACAACCATTCTTGTTCCTGTACCTACTAAACTTTCAAGTGTTACATTTAAAGTATTGGAAGAAATTTTAAATCCATCTCCTAAATAAGAACCTACTGTATCATATGCTGCTATTCTAAAATCATTAGCACCATCTTTCAATACTTTATATCTTTGTATATTATTTCGTTTAAAATTAATAATAGTAGAAGTAGCTGAAGTACCTGCTGTATTTAAAGTTAACAAAGTATTTAAACTACCACTATTTGAATTTATTTCAATAGTCTCATTATCTATTTGTTTTATTATACTATTTGTAAGACTCTTACCATCAGCATTCCATTTAGTAATAAAGTTTTCTGTACCAGTTCCTCCTACGTAAGGAATAGTGATGTCTCCTGTACTAGCGTCTGCATATATACTATTGTTTACACTTGCTACTAATGTTTTAGTTTGATTTGGAAGAGTGACAGTGTTGTTGTTTGCAACTGCATTAATTGCTAATGTTTTACTAGAATTAGTAAATGTTATAGTATCAGATGTAAATTCTGTTTTCTTTCCTGTAGAAGCTATAGTTACACTAGCAGGAACAGCAGTGATTGAATTTCCTGCTGATACATTTGTTACACTAATTGTTGCTAGTCCAACATTTGTTTTTGAATTTCCACCTGCATTCTGTAAGTTAATATCATATCCTGTAGAAGTTTGTGAAGGTGTAATTGCAAGAACTTGTTCTAGTGTAGGAGTGCTTGGAGGGATTGATGCTAAGTATTCTGTAAGTGCTTTTAAAGAAGCATATTTTGTATCACTGTTTGGATCAGATGTAATTGATGAACCAGCTGTAACTTTATTACTAACATTCTCAGGAATAAATCCAAGTCCTGTATCTAATATATCCCAGTCAGCATTATTGGTTGGTCCAGCATCATCTTTCAATGCTCTTACACTTGCTCCTATTTGTACCGCAATACCATTCAAATTTCCAGGAACAGATATAAACCAAAGATCTCCTTTCCTAATAGCACCTGAGGGACCACTTCCTCCTGTTGTAGGATAGGTTCCTGATGTTGCTGGATAGTTTCCTCTATCATCTAATAATCCTGCAACATTTGAATCTACATAAGCTTTGGTTGCTTTTACAGAAGGATATTTTACATCACTTGCTCCATCTGCAATAACATCTGTTGATAGGTTTGTTGTAAGCTGTGTAGGGCTTGTTACTGCTATAGTTAGAGTTCCTGTTCCTGAAATATCTATTCCGTTTCCTGCAGCGATTCCTATAACATCTCCAGATGATGTTTTTTTAACAAGAGTCAGTGTGTTATCAAACCACCATTCCACAATAGGAGTACCAACACCCACAGTAAGCCCTACATATCTTTGATATGCAGGAATACCATCAAGAGCTGCAGCAGTTGTTGTATATGGACCAAACCTATTATCTGTAGGCTTGGGTGCTCTTGTATCTATATTATCATTTAATATTATTGCCATAATTATTATACATTTCTAAATTCAATATTACCAACAACTTTTGTTGCAAAATTACTTATATGAGTGTTAAAAGAAATACCACTCCAATATGGAGTTGGAAGATTTGGACTAGTTACATTAACTAGTTGCGCTAGACCAAAAGTACATGTAGGGCATATACCTCCGCTATTTATAGTGGTATTGAACCATCTTGTTTTAGTGGTGTTACCACTTGCAGGATATGCCACCCATAAAAATGCATCAACACCACTATTATTATCATATGGAATTGAGATTGTTCCACTTGCAGGAAGTATTATTTTGTTTGCAGTTCCTCCTAATATAGCAGATGCAATTTGAGTGGGATTAAGTTGTGTACTAGATGTTCCCCAGAAGATTGGATAAAGACCATTGAATGTTACAGAAGAACTTGATGTACTGCTAGCAGCCTGTGGTGTATTTACAGTTGTACCAGCAGGTCTAGTATCAAGTGTACCATCACTTTTAAATTTAGGAAGACCAGCACCATAAGATCCTGTAAACTGATATGAAACAGTAGAGATTGCTTGTCCAGTTGTTGGAATAGGTATGGTAAGAGAATTTGTATATTCAGGAGTGGTATATGATTTATTAGGACTATTAGGATCTAGAAATCCAAACTCAGATCCAAACTCTGGAAGTGGGTCATCTCGGAGAATTGTGTATGTTGTTGGAGAATTAGCACCACCATTTATAGACTTAAGCAAAGTCATAGAAGTGAATGCTCCACCATCCCATCTAGTTCCTACACCTGTTGCAGCAACATTAACTGTATTACCAATCTCAAAAAATCCAGAAGATGGTGGTGTTAAAGTCATTGTAACTGTAGGAACAATGTATGTAGGAAGTCTTAATGGAAACAATATAGCATCTAACACTTGCACTAACGTAAGCTGTTTCCAGTTAGCGGCTGTATTAGGTGCAGCACCACCTACTTGAACAGATGTTATAGAATCACCTATAAGTGTGTTATATAATGTAGAAAGATTTGTTTCTTCTGGGTTTGTCCACACAAGCCCTACATTATCTTCTAAAGTGATTGATTGACCTAACCCAGTGGCTGCAACCTTTCTAACAATTCCTGTTGATGTTTGTGTAAGTATAAAATCAGGGGTGGCTACTTCTAAAGGAAGGTTAGTTAAAAATAATGAATTACCATTGGTGTTAATAGTTGTATTCTCTATTAGTTGACCACCAAGTGCAATATTATTACCAGTTTTAGTAAGACCGTTATTTGCAGTGATGCTAGCTGCTGAACTATTTGCAATAGCAGCATCCACTTTTTGAAAAGCTACACAAAGATTATCAAGATTGTCTATTCCTGTATTAGGAAGAGCTGGACCATAATATAAAACCCCTTCACAGCTAGAACTGTTGGCAGTGATACAAGGATCTGCATTTGTATTATTATTATAACAGGGAGTTCCTGGATGACATGACATGTGTTAATTATTTAAAGATTAAGGAATATACATTATGTAAAAACAACCAATTCCAGGTTGATAGTTTGGATGCGAAGAAGATCCTCCTGTAGGAGAATTTATTACTGATACAGTAAGACTAACATCTCCTGTAGTAAATGTTCCAGAACCACTCTTCATAGTTTTTTGGTTAACATCTCCTCCTAAACCAGTAGCATTTGCTCCACTGTTATTCAATGTATGATTATGTGGATTTGGAAGAATAGATGCTGCTGCAGCATGTGTATGCGTAGGCATTTGATTCTCAAGTAGTGTAATGTTATTTGAACCAGCTGTAGAAGAAAGTGAATAAGCTGGGTTATTGTTATTAGGATCTACTACAGGAGACATAGGTACTGAACCCTCCATTCCTGACGTAGCACCAACAGTCACTCTACCTCTAAGATCAGGTGTACCATTACTACCATTACATAAATATATTTTTTCCCAAATAGTTCCTATAATACCAGCACCTGTATTATCAAATTTTCCTGAAACACTAGGATCAAAAAATGGTAGTGCTACATAAGGAACCATTTTACTAGATATGTTATTTGGAGGAGCAGCTTGAGCTAAATAATTTGCAATGTATGTAGGTAGTTCCCTAATAAGAACATACTCATTTTCTACACTAATGGTAAGTGCACAAAGTGCGGTTATTACAGCTTGAAGTATATTGTGGGTTCCTGAAGAAGCAGTTACACCTGTTAGGCAGTTTATTACATAATCTGCTTCTAGTGTATTAAATCTTGTGGTTTGTGTAGTAATAGCTGTTGCATTTGCTGTCACTTGCACTTGAAGATCACAAGCTGCCTTTACCAATGCTTCAAACAACACATTGGCTGTAATATCTCCACACGTAGGAAGATATTTTGTAACCACGTCACAATAAGAAGCTTGAGGAATAGTGATTACAATTCCAGAACCATTTATTGTAGAAACTAAAAACCCTATCAATGTTTGCTCAACATATGATAGAGAATCTCCATTTTTAATACCTAAAACAGGAATATCAACTCCTGTATATTTTACGCATTGATCAGAAACTATTTCTGTACAACCATTATAACAATTTGAACAACTCATTATTATCTATTTTTTAAAAGTTTAATTTTACTTCCAATTTGATTCACTGAAAAATTTCCTGCATAGTCACAATTACATGTCCTATACATAAGTATTCTTTTATAATTTAAAAGATCACTCACCACTTCTTCAGGAAAAGGTTTGTTTAAAGCAAACACAATATTATTATATTGAATGTTTGCAAGCTCTGCAAGCTTGTGATCAATGTCACAAAGTAATACAGAAATATTAGAACATTCTATACATTCCGAAAGTCTTGGTGATAACATTTTTAAATTTTTACTTATTTAACTTTTTAACGACATCCTGCACAAAGACCATTTACTAATTGACAAGCAGGTAACATTGCTGTACAATTTCTACATTTAGTTGATTGACATCCCATATTAATTGAAGTTTACAATGTAATTGTTCCCAGAACATCTACATCCGTTTTTAATAAAATTATCAAGCATTTTCTTTGCTTGGTTATAAAGTTTGTTAGATTCTATTACAGCACAATTATTAGCAGCTGCTATAGATCCTTGTATAAAATAATATATGCTATTTAATTCCACCTTAGCTTGTGTCTTGATAGCTCTATCACATTCCATAAGATCAAGTCTCATGAATGCGTTATCAAACTTCTCTTGAAGTTGGTCTGTGCGCATTATTGATTTCTCAACAAAGTTTTCAAAAGCAGGAGCTATAGAATATTTTAAGAAATACACACCATCAGGAAGAGGTAGTTCTGCATCTGTGGGAGAAGTTATTCCTAAAGAAGCAGAATTGAATACGTTTGTAGTATTGATGTTGAATGGTAGGTTTACAAAACCAAACCCTCCAGGAATAGTGATTTCAATATTCGGTGCTGAAGGAGTGGTTACATATGTAGATATGTCCTTAACAGACAAGATTCTACTATCATATGTAGGAACTACCAGTATGTTTAAATTAAGAGATGCCATATTATTTAAAATAAATATGCCAGAGGATTTTGAGATTATCCTCTCTTTCCCCTGGCATAGGTTGTTTTATAAAGTTTTTTACTATATCTCTATATTATGGAATTCTAGTAGATGTTGTTGTAGTACTAGGCCATACAGTAGTACTAGTTGAAGTAGTAGTTACACATGTATTACCACCTGCAAGATCACCCAATGCTGCAGTTAATATTCCTTCTACGTCCGAAGTTAACGTAGTGTCTGGAACAGCTATGATAACCATTGAATCTTCTTTGATATAATCACCCCAGCTATAAGCTGATTTGTCATACTCATTAAACTTGATGTAGTATGTGTTATATGTAACACCATCTTCAACATATGATTCAAAGTTCTCATTGTAACCAGCCATTCTGTATAAATGCTTCAAATATCCAGCTTGGTAGCTATAGTAGTTCTTTTCTAATTGTCTCACCTCAACATCTTGACCAGTTGCATAAGAAGAACGTTGAGTGACTGTAGCTGTAGCAACAATGTTACAGTTATCAGCAACGATGAAATCAGCAGTGGTAGCAGGACCTGAGTAAACAAATGTACGGAAATACATTCTGTCATATTCTTGAGGGAATGCAGCAATATCACATGGTTGAGCATATTTAGTCAATGGTTTACCAGAAATACGCAAGATTGCATTTGCATCATTACCAATTCTTTGGAACTGATAGAAAGTGTTAAAGTTGATGTTGTCTGGGTTGATACCAGGAGCTTTTTGTTGTAACTTCAAGATGAATGAATCAATCAAACCAGGAATATCAACAGTCTCACAAGGATCACCACCACAATCCAAACAAGGAGCTTGAACAGTCACTGAACGAGTGAAACCATTGAAGTACAATGTGTCAATGTAAGAAGAGTGTGCACGTAATGTTAAAGTTACAGTGTCACCATATTTTACATTCCAGCCAGTAACATCAGTTACTTGAGTGGCAGCAGTAGGACAACCTGCAACAGCATACCATTCTGTAACGTTAGTTTGACCTGTATTGTTTACACCAGAAATCTTATCAGATCTTTTAGATCCTTGAAGATAGGTGTTTTTTCTACCTTGAGCAACGTAGAAATAAGGAGCAGTAATAATATTACCAGAATTTAATACTGCATAAGGACCACTTGCAGTTTGACCGAAGAAACCAATTTGGCCTTCAGTTAAGTTTTGTGTAGAACCAGAACTAGCAATTGTTTTGCTACTGGGAACTACAAAGAGGGTAGTTAATGAAAAATCAGCCATTTTATTTTATTTTAATTGTTAAAAAACTTATTCGTTTGTTTGTATTCTCATTGCAGCACTTTGAACAGCTGCTTGGTTTTCTGTGTACATTGCAAGATTTTCTACAGTGAGATCTAAAAGTTCATCTTCCAAATATGTTTCAAGTTCACAATCTTGATCTTTAGAATCTGTTCCGTCAAACTTTATATATCCTTCTTTATCAATATAGACAGGATAGCGCATGTAACTTATATATATTTCAGTGGGAGTGAATGTTCCATCTGTAAACACTGAAATTTCATCTGATGATAAGAAGTTAAACGTTTCTTGGTATTCAAAAGATGGTTTATAATGATCATTGTTTAATATAAACTGAAGATCACCATGTTTAGCAAGATCACGATTAATCCAAATCTTTCTGTTCTTACATCTTCCTTTATCTGCCAATACATATGAGTCCATATAGAACATGTATTTTGGAGATAGTTGATCTGTCTTAGCAGCCCATTGATTTAATTGTGGATTCTTTATTTTAAGTTTCAAAGGTTGGTTGTTATATGTAACAATTAGACTTTGAAGATCTTCATAACGCTTTTTAAAAGAATCAAGACCAAGACCACTTACAATACTTATACCATCAACCTTCTGCTTAATAAGTTTAATTTGAGCCTCATTAAGAGCTAATATTTTATCTTCTAACTGAATCTGTTGATGATCATTAGTGGATAGTTTATTTAGTCTTTGATCTATTTTATACAATAAACTATCTACTGGTATCATACGGAAGCTAGTTTCTTAGTTTTTAATTTTTGTTCCAAAGTGATTAGTTCATCTTGGTTATCATCATCAGCTAAGAATTTGATTAATTCATCTTCATCTTTTGCTATTTCAAATTCTCCTTCATAAACCTTGCCTGTTGCTTTCACTCTATATATTGAATGTGATATTGCTTGTTTAACAACGTCTTTAATATGGAGCAGATTTTCCTTCATATCAGCAAATCTATTGAACACTTCTACAGGGTTAAGTCCTTGGTATTTACCAGCTTTGAACTCTGTTTGTTTCAACATATTATCAACTTGATTGTAAACAGATTCTTCTTTTGTTTCCTCTGTTACAGGAAGTCCTAATAATCTAGCAACTTTCTTTTTCTTCTCAGGAGTCATTGAATCAAACTTAACAATGGCTTTATTGATAAGTTGTTTCTTTTTAAACACCACTGCATTTTCAATTTCATCATCAGCTACATAAAATTGTGTATCTGCTGCAAACTCACCTCTTTCCCATGCTTGATATGAAGAAGCAATTGTTGGATGAACTCTTAACCAAGAGAATGCTAATTCCTGAAAAGGAACGTTAAGGTCAAAGAAATTATCACCATCTAATAATTTAACAGCTTGTACATGTAATGTATCTTCTGTAGAGGTTGATAGTCCGTAGTTCCAAAAAGCAGAGCGTGGTCCTAAGTTCACATCTCCTAATGCTGATTCAAGTTTTGCTTTAAGTGTTGTTACACGCTCAATTTCAATTTCCTTTTCTAAAGGATCTTGAATTCTTTTAATGTAAGAAGCATTTGGATCAAGTCCTGTTCTATACTGTCCATCAAGTTCTTTGTAAGGATACTTGAAAACACCTGTACCAGGAATTCTTGTTAAGCCTTTGGTAGATAAACCACCTTGCATTGTTTGTAACTGAGAGTTGTTATACTCTTTCTTTAACGTAGAAATTTTGCCTATTCTGCCCATAATGTAGTTGTTTTTTATTGGTTTAATTTGCAGAGAAATAAACATCGAAGTTTTAGCAATTGGGAATTTCCCAATCCAAATCTCTGTATTTTAAGAAGATTCTCCCAGCTTGGAGTGCTGGGAGGAATCATCTTGGTAGGGTAAAAAGATCCAGATGCTGATCTTACGGTAAGCAACAGGGATACTGTTATTAGAATTGTGGTATTTCCTCTATGAGTACTGTACGTGATAAATCTTCGATGAACACATCACAACGATCTTTCATCCAGATTTCGTATCCTGGGAATTTGTTTGCAGAACTCATACCTTGAGACTTAGCAAAACCTAAGTGGTGACGAGTACCATCAATATAACCCCAAGTCATAGAAGGAGCACCTTTCATTCTCACTTCTCTGATGTTGTTAACCATTGAACCATCGCTCATTGGAGATACATCAAATACCATGAATACTGGTGTAGACTTCTTGTTTTGACCGAATTCCAAGTTTGTTTGTGGAAGATCTAATTCTTTCAAGTGAATTAATTCAACACGTCCAGTCTCACGAGTAACCATTGCATCGAATGCAAAGTTGTAAGTGATGTGTTGACCTTCTCCTTGCATGTAACGATTTCCAGAATCAGCCATGAATGTAAGACCACTGTTTAAAGCATCAGCCTTCAAAGCTTGTTGGAATACATCGAATCCAGCTTCATTAGTGTACATTTTAACTTTACGATCTTTAACATCCACACGTCTGTAGAAAAGATCTCCAAACACGCTTCTGATTAAGTTTGCAGAAAATTCTCCACGGTTGTATTGAACTAAGTTACCGTTATTTCTCATTCTGTGGTAAACACCAGCAGATGTACGCTTTAATTCTTGCTTAGAACCGTTAGTCTTAACAGTACCTGGTTTAGACCAGATCATACGCTTAACTTTCAATTCTAACATTGATTTACGCATCCAGAACTCAATGAATGGTTCCCACTTAACATCATTACGAGTTAAAGGTAATTGATTTCTACGTTGAGGAGCATATACTAAGATGTCTAATGGTTTACCAGAAGCATCTCTCATCATTTTGTCATCAGCCCACTCAGTGATTTTGTGCTCATAACCATATGCTGATCCTAAAGATTCAAACATTGTGATTTGCTCACCTAAACGTGGTAATCCTAATAAGTCTTGATCAAACTCACCGATTGCAGCATCAACCAATTCTAATTCAATACCTGTTTGTAAGAATGTAGAAGATACGAAATCTATAGTTGGGTTATCAGTCACTAAAGTGAATGAATATAACCATCCCATGTTCCATTGCATTGGATCTTTGATTACATAGAAACGAGGACCATACTGACGAGAACCTACAGAAACGATAGCGTTCTTAGAGAACTCATTAGTGTCTAAAACTAATTGGAACTCTTGACCATCAATACCTGGCTTATCTAAGTCAGCTGTGTAATCAGGAATGTCAATAATTTTAGGGAATTTGTAAGGAACAGCCACTTGCCATTTCCAAGCATCACTATTATTATCGATGTAATAAGGAGTGCTCTTGTTAATCATGTCCAAGAAGTCATTGCTATACAATGAACTTTGAGTGTAAAGACTGATGATTTTCTTATCATAATCAGCAGGCTCAGTGCTATGGAAGCTCTCTAAGTGATTTGAGTCTGTAAGTTTTCCTACAGCACGCTTATCCATAGAGGCTACTCTTGCGTAAGTAAACCCAGTTAAACCAGGAATTGTTTGAATTGCCATTTTAGTTATTTTTTAATTATTGTTTAAATTGTTTATAAAAACCATGAACTTGAATTCTTAGAACCACCACCTGATGATTTTACACCACTCTTACTCACTTGTCTTGCAACCTCACCAAATAATTCATTTGACTTTTTACTAATTCCGTTCTTTTGAATTGTAGAAAGTGTTGGATCTTTTTCTAGGATTTTTAAAAGAAGAGCAACTTTCACTTTCATTTCGTGGTTCTCAGGTCTTTTTAATTCTAGAATAGATTTGTCAAAATCTGTGATGGTTTCACCAGATGTTGTTTTATATTTATCTACTAATAGAAAATCTTGTAGTTCTGCAGCTAATTTTGGATTGATGGGAATACCATCAAATTCTTTAGCTTTCACCTTATCCTGAAGAACAGTCTGTACATTCTGTATATACTGATTTCTTATGGCTGCTTTTTGTTGTAATTCTTTTTGAGACTGTTGCTCAAGCTGTTGTAATTTTGCTGCTTCTTTCTTTACTAAAACTTTGTGATGTTTTGCAGCTACAGTTTCAAGATCACCGTAGTTTTTTAATCTTTCTATTTCTGTTTCAATATCTTCAGCTTCAAATCCTTGATCGTTCAATGCTTGCTTTAAAACAGATACTTGATTACGTTCCTCAGAAAGATCTAATTCAGCAAAACTTGCAATATTATTATATGTACCGAAGTATTCTTTAGGATCAACTCCTTTTACAAATATGGCATCAAATGCTTGTTGATAATCTTCTCCAAACTGACCAATGAAGTTGTTTACCACTTCAATAGCTCCTTTCTTTTTTTCTGCTTGAAATCTTTCAAGGAATTCTTCAGGAGTGGAGATTGGAACATCTTCTTCATCTTCATCTTTAGAAAATACACCAAGTTTAAATAAGTCATTTGCTAATGCTCCAAACTTACTAACTTCTGGTTCTTCTTCTTCAGATTCTTCTGTAGAAGCAACTTCTTTCTTTTCTACTTTCTTTGGAGATTCTTCTTCCTCTTCCTCATCATCATCTTCTCCTAGTAAGAAATCCTGAATAGATGTTTCTTCTTTCTTTTCAGGAGCTTCTTCCATAGTTTCACCTGCAGGTTTAGCTTTCTTAGGAGCTTCTTTTGCAATAGGTTCTTCAGTGGTGATTTCTTTAATGTCATCAGGATTGCTAGAAGCAGTATCTGGAGACATAAGATCGTTCAAAAGTTCAGCATTTCCCATTCCCATTTCCATGGTGTTTTCAATACCGAAATTTCCAAATGATTGGTTATCGTAATTTTCAGCCATAATGTAGTTGTGTTTATTTTGGTTTTATAATGTAAATGTATATTAAAGCTAAATACCAACAAAGAGATATAACACTATATAAATCAATTTTTTGGTTAATATAGCATTAATGTGTTTTCATCTAATCAAGTTTGTTTAAAAAGCTATCGTTTATCAACCTAAAACTTCTAATTGGAGCAACATCTGTCAATGTAACTTGTTGAATATCAACTCCCCATTTCTTTGCTTCCACCCTTACTTTCTTTGTAAGAATGTTATCAAGTTCTGGATCAATACACTTTTCTGCTGGTAGAGATATAATTACATTTTTAATAATACTCATACTCATATCTGACAATGCATCTTGTGCATCATACACTTCCATTAGAAATATCTTCACATCTGATATTCTATATTTGATCACTCCCTTAACAACAAAGTTTTGTTTGTCTAGTGTGTACAGGGATTGTGCTGGAAGACTAAGTGTTGTAACAACAACATGTTGTCTAAGTATTTCATCAAAGAATGGAATCTTAAAATAAACTCCTCCAGATATGACTTTCTTAAACTTGCCAAATCTCATCATCACCCCTTCTTCATAAGAAGGAATAATAACTATTGGTAAGATTTGATCTATCCAATCAACAATAAGATCTACAAGTTTATCAAACATTACTTAGTCTTTTTAGCTCTACCTTTTGCATTCTCTCTAGCTACAGCAAGATCATTAGCTTGGTTCTCTCTGGCCACCTTAAGTTTCTCCATCTCTACTGCCATCTTATCAGCAGCTTGTTTATTCTTAGACTGTATGTCAGCCATCTTTAATTGATAGTCTTTAGCAGCCTTCTCTTGATCATGTGTAAGTCTACCCATTTCTAGTACATCTGGAACAGTGTTCTGGTTAGTGTCTTCAGATTCCACCTTACCAAATCCTGTAGCCTGAATGATAGCAATCTCTTTCTTACTGATACGATCAAGTTCTTTTTGGTAATCATCATGAGCTTGTTGCTCTTGTGCCATTTGAGCAGCTTGTTGTAATTGAGCTTGAGCTTGTTGTTGCTGTTGCTCCATCTCTTGTTGCTTCTGTTGCATTTGCTGATTTTGCATTTGCTCTTGTCTTTCTTTAAGTGTCTTGAACACCTTCTTCATTTGTCTAATAGACTTAGTGCTGTAAAGCTCAATAATGTCATATAGAGAACCACCATTTTGAATAACAGCTTGAGACAATGCTCTAATCTCTTGGAACATTTGTTGATCTTCTGGTCTGTTAGTTAAGAACACTTTAAGGTCTCTAAATCTTAATTCAGAACCATTCACTTGAACAAAGGCTGATTCTCCTTGAGATGTAATGTATGAAAGCGTGGATTGTGGTTTCTTAGCTTCTACATACAATGCTGCATCAATAATAGCTTGATACAATTGTCCCATTATATATTCGTGTGCTACAAACAAAGGTTCTGTTTGAGAATAAGATTGTTGTATAGCTGTGTTAGTACCTGTTGCAGATTCTGAAGCTGACACACTTCCCATTCTTTGTTTAGACATACCTACAAGTTCCCAACACTCATTCTTTAATTGCATTGCTAGATTATATCTAGATTGAATCTCCTGTGTACGTGTAAGATCAATATCTCTAAACTGGTTGAAACTAGATGGAGATTTTAGATTCTCTGGAGAATCGTCAATAAACATAACACCTCTGTTACGAGCTTCCATTTCCCATATGTCAAGAGCATCTTGAGCATCTCCATCCTTAGGAATAGGAATGTGTCTGATTGATGTAAGATATACTTTACCCACCTCTTTCTCAAGAAGTTTGTAAAGTTGATTCATACATACGTTATATAACACCTGGAAAGGTTTCATAAGATCTACTAAGCTCTTAGCTTCTGTATTCTTAATCTCATGAGTTAGTCCTATTATAGGACAGTAATTAAGTAGCTTATATGGTTTAATGTGATAGATGTCTGGACCTATCTTAACCCCTTGATACCACTGATTAATCCATCCCCACTCTAATGAAATTTGTGTAGGAATAGTTCCACTCTTATATGATTCATCTACAAGTAGTGATTGCTCATTCCCCATTTCATCTGTATATATTAGCTTTCCTATTTTCTTTTTGGAAATCCAATATGTTCTAACCACTACGTATTTATAACCAAAAGAAGATACATTAGATGTAAGTCCTAAGAAATCTTTTAATCCATCATCATTCTCTTTCATCTCACTCTCAATAATCATTCTTGTTTGTAAAACAAGAGGATCATATGTATCATATTGTACAGAATCTTGACCTGGAATAGCATCAGGATTACCAAGGTTAGACTCTCTAACATTAATCAATCCATAATCCTGAAGAGAAGATCTAAGATGGTCTATCTCATCTTTCGTTAAGTCAGGAATTGACTCAATAATTTCAGAAAGCTCCATGACTTGTACTGTACCAGCTGCGTAAGCCCCCTGAGCTCTTCCTGTGGGATCAGAGATATATTTTCTATCAGGTGTAGTAAGGAACCACGTGTTCTTAGGATTTGCCACCTCAATGTTAAAACCAAGTTTTGAGTTGTCTTCATATATATGGTAGAATTCTCTTGCAGAAATAAGCATATCTCTGAAAGCATCTTCGCTCTTTTCTTTTAAATTAAATTCTGCTTTTTGACATGTAAGAACATGATTGGCCCACTTCTCAGCTACAGATGTATAGTTATCTAACTGATCTTTAACATCTTCCATTGTCATTTTGTTAAGCTCTTCAGGATCTACTTCTTCAGGATTTTGACCATCCATTGCAAGCTTCTGTAATATCTTTTGCTTTGCCTCATTTATAACATACTCTTGTAACACTCCTGTCTTATATTCTAATTCTTCTGCTTGACTGTCATCATCAAAAGCTTTCACTCTAAATGTATCAGGTCTTTTAGAGATTTCACCTACAAGTTCGTTAATAGGAGTGGTGATGATTGAATAGTGTTTTACATAAGCTGGAAGTTGAAGATCTGTTGTTAACATATCAGTGAAACTCTTAACTTGAGGTTCCTGATAGAAATCTTCCATACGTAATATTCCCTTTACAAGATCATAGTTCTTTACAAATGTTTCTCTGTTCTTTACATATTCAGCATAAGCTTTGTTTGCAAAGTAGTCCATCGTATTCTTAATCCAGCTCTCATCTTGTTTTTCTTTCTCAGTTTTAAACTGATCTGGAAATATATTCAAATACGCATAACGTATTGTAGCATCTTTTGTATACCTAATAATTGCCATTATGTAAATAATTTACGTTTTTTACTATTGAATAGTCCTCTTGATTCAGAGAACAATGTGTTTTTCTTTTGTGCTGAGAACATGGCCTTCACTCTTTCATCACCTGAGCCACCAACTCTTCCCATTATAGGATCCATTTTAAGTGCTTGAGCAATGGCCAATTCTGCTGCTACAATTCTATCAAAGTTTCCCTGATCGTTATATTGTATAATCTCTTCTAGAAGAACAGGATCAAACATCTTGCTCACACCTGTTTGTTCTCTTATAACATCACCAGCTTCATTCTTTTCTGTATGTATGACTTCCTCCATATACTTCTTCAAGCAGTTGTGAAGATAGTCAATTATCTTCTGAGCACTTCTATGCACCCCATATTCTCTCTTCACTGTTGTATTAGGAACCACTTCAAGAAGCCATTGAGGTTGTTTCTCTAGATAATGAGCATCCCCTTTACTCTTCATATATTCTATAAATGATATATCATCATTCTCACACAGTGTACGAGCGTTAAAATATTTAATAAGAAGTCTAGCTTGTTCCTCCCAAGTTTCTTTTTTGTCTGGTCTAGCACAATAGCTGGCCACAAACATATCTTGATATTTCTCTCCTGTAAGATCGTGCATCCTTTTATAAACATAAACAGATCCTAGAGAAGAACTGTATGCAGATTTACCTTGTCTATAGGGATCCACTCCAGCTACATACAATCCATATGGAGGGTTTTCTATTGGAAATTCATATATAACCACAGGAGCATCCTTCATATCAGATGCTTTTAGTGGGAAGTTTGTAATTGGTCTTTTATCTGTAAACTCGTGTGATATTTTCTCACCATCATTGAATAGAATAACAGGAGTGCCTGTTCTTTCTTGTTGTAATAGCTTATTCTTTTGTCTCTTAGCAGCCTCAATATCAAAGATGTTCGTATCCTCGTTCAAGAATATATCATCCACCTCTAATGGGTAGTACATCTTTTCTTTTAGGTAGGCAATCCTATCACCTGCTTTCTTAAGACGTTCAAGATTGTTTGTAGTTATTTCTTTGGCCTTCTCTTCATTGCTAACAAGCATCTTAACATTGTGCAGCTCACTTGATGCTGGCTTATCTAGAAAAGCTCCTAGTGTAGAATCTTCTTTAGATTCCATCCTATACTTATATGAGATGAATAAACCATGTATACGCTTATCATCCTTCTCATTGTTATATGTAAGGAAGTTAAAGTTGTCCACATCAAACATTAAGGACTTAGCATCCATAAATTTCTTCATATCACCACCTGTACCTGTAAGAATTGGACTACAGCCCCAACCAAATGGTGTTGTAAAACCTGGTATGGCAGCTTGAAGTCCTCTAAGGAAGTTTCCCTTACCAATCTCATCTATAATTAGCTTACGAGGTTTTGTACCTGCAATAGCCTCTTCATTATTACCATCATCGAGGTTCCTGATAAGAATCTGTGAGAATGGGATTCTCTCTCCTGCTTTAGTTTTAATACCAAGACTCACTTGGTTCTTCCAATTATCCTCTATTCTCTGCCATCTCCAAGCTTCTGGTAGGAAGTTGAGCCCTTTATCAATCTTATCTGTAATTAGTTTTATATCTGGAGCGTTAAGACCAGCTATAATATTCTGACTGTTCTCATCAAATGTTGCACCCCAACCTATGTAAGAACTTTCTATCACTGATTTGGCCAAACGTCTTATTCCTAATATAACCAATCCTTTCTTTTCTTGTTGGGCCCTATCTATTTCATTTGTAATCAACCACTCATTATCTCTTAGGTAGGGATTGGCATATTTCTGAGAGATTCTTCCTCTCTCATCTATAACATCCACCTCTGTATTCCAGAAGTTGAGATGCCAATACAAAAAGGGGTTGATATAAACCCCATCCATCATAGCTCCATTTAAACATAGCTCCTTATGGTAGTTAAAGAATGGTCTGTATTCCTCAGAATCCTTATCAGGAATACGTGACTGATTTAAAAACCAATCCTTATAATCTATGCTTTGTAGTTCCATTATTTTCTGTTTTTAAGGAAGTCTTCTGCCATTGATGACAGTTCTCCCTTTCCTCTCACCTCAACCTTTGCTTCTTCAAGACTTCTCAACTTATCAACCACTTCCACTAATGCAAGGTAGTTCTTCATTGTCTCTTGAACAAACTTTCCTTGAGCCTCTATAGAAGCAATCACCATAGGGAGCATTCCTCCTTTAGCTGTAGGCTTCCATTCAATCCTATCCTTCAACTCATGTAAGGGATTGGCATCAACATATTGCTTCCAGGATTTGAGTTGTGACTCAGCCCATTCAAGCTCTGTGTTAATGTATGTAGTTTTTTTAATAGTCGCCATTATCTTCTTCTTTTAATATGTTCTCAAGATCCATAGCTTGCTTGATGATTTCATCTATCTCCTTCTCATCAGAATGAGGAACATCCATTTCAAGCTGGTTTTTATACTTAGTTAAAGCAAATAAAAACTCCTTGTCTGTTATTCCCCAGAAGTCTCCATAATCAGAGAGTGCTGTTGCTAGGTGTCTTCCTATTGTGTAATTAGGATAGGTAAGGTGCAGCTCCTGCAAAATCTTCATAATTTTTGTATGCTCTGTGGTTTTTCTGCTCATGGTTTTTATTTTACAATGAGACCACTGCTTGAAGCTGTTAGCTTGTTCAATCCAGGAGATACTACATCTATTAATAATCTTTTAATTTGGCCATTGGCTTCTTTTTGCACATCTTCTGAAATACCAGGAGTGGCACATAGTGCTCCTAGCTTTTCAATTACAAGCCATGCTTCGTGTACTGGGTTCATGTTAATTGGTTTAAATCGTCATCAGATAATTTAATATCTTTTTTAATCATTTGTTCTTGTATAAATTCATCAGCGTCTTTGTCAAACTCTTCTAAAAACTCTTTGTTCATATATTCTCTACAATACATAAGACCTATTGTATCTTGCTCATCTCCCAATGCTCCCACAATATCCACATATTCCACTCCCATTGCATACAATTCATCTAATGCATCTAGAAACATTTCTAGAGGAATCTTCCTAAGACGTAGTTCTTTTTTCTTTGCCATCTAATATATTTTTAATTTGTTCTTCTTCTGCATCTGTTACAATTGCCAACCACTTCTCTAAAGGACATTCACATGAAAGACATTTTGTTTTAGCTGCTAATGTACATCCACAATTCACACAATGATCATCTGGTCGCAATGTCTTATGATTCTTAGAATGATGAGGACAAGCTAGACAAATGTTTATTCTTTTCTCTGCTGTTTCCCTTATTAATTCCTTGATATGTGCTGGAGGGAACATGTTGTTTCTCCATCCTTCATAAATCTGTGAGAAATTCATTTTAATTTTGGTTTTAATGCTTCAATTGCTAATGTATTGTTATTCAACTTGTTAAGCGTTGATTGTTTCTTTGCTTCAGACAAATCTGTTTTAAGCAGCTCTGAGAAATATCTTTCCTTAGAGAAAAGCTTTTCCATTTGCTTATGTGCCTTCTTCTGGTTAAACAGGAATTTCCCAAATCCAGAAATCTCTATAGAATCATTTGAAGACATTGCTGCATTAGCCTCACTAAACTGGTGCACAATAACAGAATCAATCACCTTCTCAGACAACATAAGCTTAACTGCCAATGTCCTAACAAGATATTCCCTCATAGAAAGACTCTGTGGTTTATCCATGTGTTAGTTTTATTTCTAATGTTATGTTCTCATTAAAGGGAAGTATAATCATTGGATTCACCTTCACCTTTGTTCCATCCTTAATAAACACATTCAACTTCTTTAGTTTGCTGATGATGTTATTAATCGTAGGACTTGTGCTATTATACCTCTCACAAAACTCTTGTCTTATATTAGCATAAGAAATATTCCCTTTAATAGCTGTAAAAGCCACAAGCTGTATTTCCCTTGTTGTAAGACTGAGGTTGTTTATAGCAGAAAGAATAGAATAATACTTCTCTGCTAATGCAAATTGGTCTTCTACATTCCTTCTAATCTTCTGAACAATTATTTTATTTCCTGCTTCCATATGTAATTAGTTATGTAAAGATAGCAAATTATTATTACAACATCAAATACAAATATTTAATCTATTGCTATATTATGCCATCCTTTTCCTTATAAAACACTGATATTATGTTTATAAAAAACATTCCTATAACAAACTCTTGTCTTAAAACATCATCCTCTTCTATTTCAATAAAAGACACTCCTATATAATAGAAAGGATTGTCATACCTTTTAATCTCAAATATAACATCTATTTGAATAGAATTTTTAATTCCATAAACTATTGCTACAATAGACATTAAAACTATAAACACTAAAAAACTCTCCATAAACATTACATTGATATATAAAGGAATCAGTTGTTCACTACCCCACCCAACACTCCCCAAAGTTACAGGTGTTTCACAATACCAACCAAATCTTTTTTTATTTATTATTTAAATTTTTTTTATATAGGCATGTTCCACGTGAAACAGGCCCCCACATGTAAACAAAATTTTATATGTACCCCCACCCATTGTGTTCAGGAAAATTTTTATATTGATGGGAGTTGAGTCTACTTCCTATTGATACCCCTCATATAAATTGCAATGTTGGGTATAGCCCCCTAACATTGCCTAATTGGAAAAGAATTTCCAATTATGTCATTACTCACTTTTAAACTTTTATCACAATGGCTAACGCAACAATGTTCCAAAAGAAAAGTCAACGTAAAGAGATTGACCTTTCTGAAAAGTCCTTAGGGACTCTCAAAAAGCTTGCAGGTGCAGGTGCTTCTCTTTCTTACAATCGTAAGAATTTCAAAGGCACAAGCAGAGTAAGCATTGAAATCACCAAGAAAAATGGTGACTTCGCTTACTTGAATTGTTCAACTCAATTATCAGCAATGCTTCGCAATGGTGAAATTAAGATTGCACAATTACTTGGTCTCGAAGTAATCGAAACGCAAGTTGAGTGTAAAGACCCAAAGTCTTCCAATTTTGGCAAAATGGAAACCACTTGGTTCATTACATTACCACAAGGTGGTGGTAAGGTAACAACCGAAGTTGATAAAATCGAAATCGAAGAATTCGATGCATCAACTGATTGGTTACCTGAAGATTTGGCTGTTATCTAACAGCAATCTTCTTAAGAGAGCAGAGTTTAATCAACTCTGTTCTCTTTTTTATTATATATATGATGTAATGATGAAATAAATAAAAAAAAATAAACATATGTATGATGAAATGATGTGGTGTATAGACCTCTTTAAAAATAAAACATTAATTCACAATGCCTAAAAACAAAAGATTAAGGCATACATATAGCATTATATATCTGTCGTTGGACTATTGTTCAGCCTGAATGATGACCTAATTGAGGGTCGAAACAGAAATACACACACAATTAAAAAAACAATAAAACCATCATTATGGCAAAGACAACAAAAAACTTCAGACAATTGCTTGAACAGTATAAAGTGACAGCAAATTATTCAATTGATTCAAATCTTGTCTATCCTATGGATGTGGGAAGTAAGTATGAATTTCACGGTTATATTCCTCAAGAGGATGTTGATACATTTGTTAACAAGATATCTTATCTGTTAGATGAGAATTTAGAAAAGAGAGTTTCAAGTGCATGTATTGCAAACAAATATGCTATTCCATTTATGCAAGTGGGGCATATGCGTACAATTGAGACATTCTTCTACTATCAACATGATGGTAAGACATGGCTTATATCTTTCAAAGAAGAAACAACAGATTATTTAGGATAAAAAACAAATCAATTATTATGGCAACAACTTATGTATTGTTCTTGAACCATTCAGAAGACAAATTATGTGTAGCTACATATTCTGCATACAAGCAGATATTTGAGCAATTAGATGACCATGAATATTTGTGTGAAAGCACAGATTGTCATTATCTATGTGAGCTAGCAGATACAACAAAAGTATTTTGTACATCATTGCCTCCTGAAATAGCAGAACAATTTGATTAACAGAATGGGCAATTTATATTGCCTGTTCTTTTTTATTACACACAATTAAATTTAAAACAAATGAAGTATTTTGCTTATGGATGTGTAGTCATCCAATGTGAAGACAATATGCCTCTTGAAGAAATAGTGGCAAGAATGAGAAGTGCTGTTAATGGTAATACCACTTTACCAATCACAATAATGATTGAGGATATGGAAATGGTGGATGAAATAGATTATAAAGAGTATTTAGAAGACCTTGATAAAAATTTGAATTGGGGTCATTTTGAAGGAAATAACACAGGAGGGTAAACAATAATTTAAAAAATAAAACAAATCACACATGAAACAAAAAACGTTATTAGCAGAGTTTAACAACGAAGAAACAGTTGTATTAAACAAATTAGTTAGAGGTAAAGTAGTTATTGTTAACAAACAGACAGGTGCATATAGTATGCATCGTGTTGCAAAGTTTGCAACTATTGAGGAAGGATTTAATCCTGAAGAGTATGTTATATTGCATAAATATAATGATACATTAGGATTTGCGTCTGATAAGGACAAAGATGCCTATCACATCAAGAGGATATATAAGGAGCAATTAGAAGCAGGAGTTGCTATTGATAGACCATATAGAGCAGGTGATAAAATACACCTTAAATCTAAAGAGGGAATATATCAAATAGTTGGTATTAGAGATGGTGTTGTCACAGTTACTTGTAACAAATGGCAAAATGATTCTATTCCTAACAGAATGTTCCTTGAGAAAGACATTAAGTGTCTTGCAGGTGGATTTTATAATTTACATAAATAGGGTTGGATAATACATACGCCTGATATTTCTATATCGGGCTCTTTTATTTTTATTTCACAATTAAATAATTTCACACACATGAAAAATTTAGAACAAATCTTAGACAAATTAAAGCCTTCATTTATTGAAGCATTAGATGAACAATTATTGTTATATACAACTATTGGTTCATCACCAAATGAAAGTCCTATGTGGATTCAACTTAATCCAATAAGGTCTAGTAATGATAAATTGGTGTTTCAAAACTCTCAGAAGAGTCAAATATCATTTATGATAGATTGTCCAGTGGAAGATAAAAGATTCCTCATCACTGAATATATGGATGCATATGATTATTTTAAATATGTAAAATATATCCATATCAGACAGCACTATAGAAAAGTGTGGGATGAATTAGCAACAGGAATTAATGGTCATAGAATAATTAACTTTTTACTATCTTATAAATTAGCAGCATAATGAAAAAAGTATTAGCGTTTATTATATTAGCAATCCTACCATTTATATTGGTATGGGTTGCTTTCTTATTGACAGCATTCAGTTTTGATGCTGTTACAGTGTTTCAAGGAGGAAGTTTTTGGTTTTTCTCTGTTATATATTGGTTTATATTCATTTGTATGATTGGACCAATGCTAGATGAATTCATAATTGATTAATACACACATAAAAAACAATTAAAATGAACAAAAAAATCAAATGCCTAATTGATGGAGGCTTCATTACCATCGAAGATATTAGAGAATACACTCAACAATATATGGATGGTGTAGACCAATATGATGATGAGCAGATAGATAAGTATTATCAGGAACAATACGCTGAACAGTGCTGTGAACAGGAAGAACAAGAGAGAATGCTTGAAGATTTTTATGGACAGGAAGAACAGGAAGAGTATGACTATCCATTTGATTTAAGTAATAATCGTTCTGACAATCCTGAATATATCATTGCGAGTACATCATATAAGATGGAAGAAACATATTTGTTTGAGGCTAATGAGAAAGGAGAAATCCTAGACTTTGGTGAATATGGTGGATTATGTGAAAGACATGGTGACAAAGATTGGAACAATCGTGAAAAGACTGTTCAATCAGTGTTTCCAGATAAGTATGAGCTTGTATCAAGTCATCCTATTTCATCAGAGGTATATCATTCACTTTATAAACGCAAATCATGAAGAAGAAAGAATTCTACCTCATTATGACGTTAATATCACTGGTATTCTTTACAGGAATATCAGTGGTGTTAACTTGTATAATGCCTCCAACAAAATCAAGTACATTATTAATACTAACAATATGTGTTGCAGGAAATCTTGTAACACTGTGTTGGTTTGATTCATTTAACAAAACAAAAAATTAAACATGAAAAGAATTAATTTCTTAATTGCTATGAGCATAGCTATGTTCTTGGCAACAACAGCAATGGTTATACTATCACTATCTGTTCTTCCTGCTACAGGAGCAATGTTGATGATGGTGTGTATGATGTCAGCAATGGGATATTTAGGGTCTTATATGTATTATTCACTTTATAAACAATCAAAATGAAACAAGTAGAAAAATTCTTAGCAGGTTTTGTAATAGGAGGATTGATGGCTATGTTAATATATGCCTTCACATCATGTGCACCTAAATATGGGTGTGGTAATGGTGCTCCTAAACAAAGCTGGAATAAAATGGTGAGACGTATAAATTCTCCAAAATGAGAAAGATACTAATCATCATGGTTGTTGCACTCACTACATCTTGTACAACATATAAAATAGCTAGTAAGCCAACCAAAAGACAAATTAAGAAAGCCATGAAACATAGTTCATGGGAATATCCATTACCAAAAACGTCACATGCACCAAATAGTTAAATTAACATTCAAAAATTACATTCCCACTTCATTAGAGGTGGGGATGTTCTTTCTTTCACATACAGGTGAAGAAACAAATGTGTTTGAATTAGAAAAGCTTCCTCTTGATGAAGAAGCATTTATAGAACAAAATGGTTATCCTGTTTATCCTTATTTAATAGATGAAGGCAATCCTAATATAGAAAATGATGTTGTTATATATGCAGGTGGTCATGAGATTGGATGGTTTGATTTTGATCCTGAGTCTGATGAGTTTAGAGACATCACAGTTAAGGACATGAACAACATAATTAACAATTATGGTTGTGAGTGTCTAATAGAGATGGATGAATATCACATAGACGATGCTGAAACACATGAACCATATGTTCTCTATCGTCCTATATATATAGAGGAGAAAGTCATAATATCTCTGTATAATGAGGATGATGAGTGGGATGAAGACCATTTTTATGACCTAAACAATGATGACCATGAAGAAGATTAAACAATTAATATTTGGTGTACGAGCACAACCTGTTGATTCAATCTCAACAGGAATAAGAACATTACATTTTGACAAAGCACCATTTAATGAATGGTGTAAACAGTTGAATGTAAGCATTCGTTACCAAAGAACATAATTATTGTGTGTGAACAATTAGCCCTTGACAGAAATGTTGGGGGCTTTTTAAATCTAAAACCATGACATCAGAAAGAAAAAAGACATATGAACATGCATTTAATAAGAAAAGATGCAGAGAGTTCTTATTTAGTTTATTTGCTGATAAACATCTTGATGGTCTTATAGGACTTCCTGGTCCAGATGTAAATCAATACATAAGTTGGTGCAAAGAAAAGGGATATAATGATTTAGAACTTTGGGAGAATACACCACAGGTGTTGTTTAACCAAATGAAAGACATTAATAGTTCTGTGGTATTAAAGTATGGTGACATATTAAATACTAACATAAGACCAAATGTATTGTACGATCTTGACTATTGTGTCACCATTAAGTATATGAGTGAGCATCTAAAGAGATTTAAAGACAATTTCATTATGACATTCTCATTGAGATTTGGTGAGAATGAAACAATAAATACGTTTTTTAGGCACAGATGTGAGAAAATTATGTCTGTCACACATAAATATGCTCCATATGTTCCTGTTGAGCACACAGTATATACAACAACAGGTGGAGATTATATATATTTAAAATACTTTGACACATCTACAATGTGTTGTTTTGCAAAAATCAATTAAACCAATTAAAATTAAAAACATGAAAAGAGTAGTTAAATTTTACACAGCAGAAGAATTAGAAACACTAAGAGCAGAAGTTTTAGACAATAAAAGACCTTCTATTATAGTGAGGGAATATTCTAAAAAATGGGATAGACCAGTTCACGGATTATATTTAAAGGTTAATCAGTTACGTAAAGAAGCAAACTTGATTAGTACAACCACTAAAAAAGTTAAAGAAGTTAAAATCTCTAAGAAAGCAGGAAGACCAAGAAAAGATGTTGTTATAAATACATCAAAAGCAACAGTAGAGAATGGTGTAGCATTACCATCAGGATTTGTGTTTGATTTTGCTCCTAAAAGAGCAGAAATGCATTCTGATCATGTTCGTTTATTCTTTTAATCACAATTAACAATAACAATTAAAATTCACACACATGCGCAACGCAACAATGATTTGGTCATCAATGGACCACGAAAGAAACAACATTTTAGTGTTAGACAACACAGATGCTGCAACAAAGTTATTTCACAAGATATTTTCTGAATCAGAAAAGAAAAGACTTGTTATAACCAAGAATAAGTATTTCTATGCTCCTTCAGAGGAATATAAGAGTCATGTTATCAGAATAAAAAATATTAGGTAATATTTGGTTATGTCATTTATTCTCCATAGTTTTGGTGTTATTAATAAATTTTAGTAACACCAAAACTTTAAAAAAATGTTAAAACATTGTTTATCAGGCAGTTATGCCAAATCAATCTTTTTAGTAGCATTCATGATGATTGCTCTATCAGGATTCTCAAGGAAATTTTATGTAAGTGAATCAGGAAGTGATTCTTACACAACAACACAAGCACAAAACCCAGCTACACCATGGAAAACTCTTAGTAAAGTACAGAATAATGTAGCCAATGGTGATTCTGCAGTATTTGCTAAAGGTTCTAAATTTAGTGGAACACTTACATTACAAAGTAAATCGAATGTTTACTTTGGCGTTTATGGTACAGGCGCTGATCCATTATTTTGGGGTACTGGCTCTACTATTGGTGCATTAGTTACATTAAGAAGTTGTAGCAACATCACATTCTATGGTTGGAACATATCTGATACAACTATATCATTTACTAGTAGAACTGTTCAAGCTAAAATACAGACAGTTTTTCAGTTTGAAAATAGTAGTACAAACAATTTAATAAGAAAATGTACAATGGACAGAATGGGATATGGTGTATATATTCCTCCATTTAATAATAATAATACAATAGATTCTTGTGATATAGGTAATCTTAGAATGATTAGAAATACTCAAGGAGGAAATGATGATTATGGAGGTGTACCAGTACAATTTTCAAGCAGAAACTGTGTTGTTTCAAACAATTACTTTCATGATTGTTATGCAGTGAGTTATGATTATGGATTAGATGGTGGTGGTGTAGAATTTTTTGAAGAAGGTGATACAGTTAAAGGAAACGTTATTAAATACAACACGTTTGTAGATTGTGAGGGTTTATTTGAATTTGGTAGCAGTGCAGATGGTGTTGTAAATAATCCACAATCAGACAATGTTATTGCATATAATAAATTTATAAACAACAATACAGTAGTTTACATAAATAACAATAGTGAATATAGAACTAAAGTAACTAATTTACAGTTTTATAATAATGTGATAATGCAAACATTGCCTAATAAAAACCCTTCAGGTAGTAGCGGTGTTCAATTTTCTATGACAAGCTCAGATGCAACAGCTGGAATAATTGTATTAAAAAACAATATATTTCAAGTGTCTAATGGATCACCAATAGCTCAAAATGGACAATTTACAGGTAGTAATTTGACACACACTAACAACATATATAAACTATCTAATGGAAGCATAACTAACTTTTCATTAACTGGTACAGAGATTGCTACATCAGGAAATATTTGGGTTAATACATCAAATACAAATCCATTGTTGTGGGATTATAATTTAATTAGTACATCTCCAGCAATTAATGCTGGTGTTAATGTAGGATTTACAAGAGATTTTAACAATCAAGTTGTTAGTGATCCTCCAGATGTAGGTATTTTAGAATTTGGTGGTGCAACACCAGCTGCTGCTCCAACAGTTACAGTTGTTAGTCCTACATCAGGAAGTTATGGACAAGTTGTTACATTAACAGGTACAAACTTCTTAAATGCTACATCTGTGACACTTGTAACAGGAGTTACTGCATCTCTTCCATTTACAATTATAAATGCTACAACAATCACTGTAACAATGAACCTATCAGCTTCTCAATACATAAATGCTGGTTCAGGTGGTATATTTATTGTTACAACACCAAGTGGAGTTAATACATTAGGTTCTCCTACATTTGCATATAATCCTCCAATTACACCATCTTGTACATTTATATATGATGGTTGGGGAACATGTAGTGGTGGTGTTGAAACAAGAACATATTTAACTAGTCCTTCAGGTTGTGCAGGAGCTCCTCCAAGAGATAGTATATCTAGATCATGTGTAACTCCTGTTGTTAGTAGTTTTACATTTAATCCTACTAATATAAACTTGGTTCTTTCTATTAATGTTCCTGGAACAGTATCAATCATCAATTCATTAGGACAGATTGTTCTTACATCTAATTATGCTTCAGGACTTAGTTTCTTTAGTGTAAGCAGTTTACCTCCAGGAGATTATACAGCTACAACATATGGAACATCTTTAGTATTTTCTACAACTGTTAGATTGACTCTAGTTTCTACAATAAGACCAACATGTAGAACATCCACCAATGGACAGATTGTTGTATCAGCTTCATTAGGAACTGCTCCATATACATATAGTATTAATAGTACATCATCGTATGGTTCTGCTACAACCTTCTCAAACTTAAGTAGAGGAACATATAACATTCGTTGTAAAGATGCTAATAATGTTGTTACAAGACTTACAGTTACATTAACAAAATTAAGTTCTACATGTAACTAATTTTATTTTTATTTATTAATAATAGCCTCTACCTTTGTAGGGGCTATTTTATTTTAAAGCAATAATTATGAGCATAGAAGCAATATGTATTAATGACAAGAACAGACCTAACGAAATTCCTGGAGATAAGTGGATTAAGGAAGGAAAGACATATCACATTATATATACAGTGTGGAGCATTCCTTCTAAAACACTTGGTGTACACCTTGATGAAATAGCATTAGATGATTGCTGTCTTCCATATGAATATTTCAAAGCTGATAGATTTGCTTTTACAGAGGAAAATCTAGCATTGTTATTACAGATGATAAAAGATTGCAATGATTCTTCTTTCTCTATGGAGGAACTATTAAAACAAACAGAATTACAAGAACAATAGATATGGAACAAGCAATTATTAAGTTCAATGGTGGTAATTTAGCCCTGCTCTGTAGTGGATGTAGTGTAATCATTAAAACTGGTAGAGATTTTACACTAGAAGAAAGAGAATTTGCTCTTAAGGATAAACATCTAGATCCACAATATTGTGAGAAATGTTCCATAACACACACAAAAACAAACGAATAAGTGTAATATGATACACATTATACGAAGGAATAGTTTGCACAAGGTGCTGAAAAAGAACACTTTTCGCAAAATATTAGTACTAATAGTACCAAAATAAAAATATTTTTAAACCAAAAATTATCAATCATGAATGTACCAAAGTTTATTAGAAAATGGGTTTACAAAAGGATGTTAAAGAAAATAGATAAAAACTATAATGGATTTATACATCCAGATACTTACTTGTGTCACTTCTGTAAATATCAATTTCCATACATACATATAAAACACTACCCTGAATTATGGAATAGAAGACTTGGTCTTCCTTGGTATATACATGATACACCTGCTTATGCCCAAGTGTGGTTTATGGAAGAAGATGAAAGAAGAAGATATGTAAAAAAAGCATTAGATTTATTAAGCTAACTAGCCCTCAGGCCAAGGGATCGAAAATTCAGGAACACCTCTCAGAATAGACTACATGTCTTGCACAGGTGCAACAGTCCTCTAAATCGTTAGTTAGCTGTATTGGCAACTTATACAGGGAAGTTAAAGTTGCAAACAGTCAGGTAGTGTGTAATGTGTAAATGGTTAACACATCCTCAATGGTTGCATGTTGTTGGTTCAAGTCCAACCCTGGCTGCTAAATGATAGACATGAACATAGACATAGTGTCTATGTTTTATTTAAAAAATAAAACTAAATATTATGAAAAATTATTGGTCATGTGAAATTGGACCTATAGAAAGAAGTAAAGTACCATGTGGTGGTGATGGTCCTTTAAGAAGTGCAGTACAAAATAGATTTATAGAAATGTTTGGTGAGCAAGCAAAAGTCTGTTCATCAGGCTGGGGTTTAACTAAAGAAATGAAAACTAGATTGGATATTATTTCTTTTTTACCCAGTACTGACCCAAGTGGAAAAATACTCAAAAAGATTGACAAGATACTAAAACAAAGATTATAAAGTATTAAAAACTAAATAACATGACAAGTATAGAATGGTTAATAGACCAAATGTTTAAGCAAGGTTATTTTGATGGGAACAAGCCATTATCAATTACTAATCTTGACCATTTACAACAACAAGCAGAAGAAATGCATAAGGCTGAAATAATAAAAGCAAACAGAGATGGTGTTGATATGGCTGTAGACAAAAAACCATTTATTATGGGGGAACAATACTATCAAGAAACATTTAAAAAAGATTAATTATGGAATACAGAAAAAAACCTGTAGTTATAGAAGCATTTAAGTATGGGATTGAACCAAGACCAGATTGGTTTAATGATAAGGTAACATCTAATAAAATAATAACTTATGTAGGAACAGACATAAGAGATTCATCAGAATACTATTGTGAAATAAAAACTTTAGAAGGTATTATGAGAGGGAATTGTGGAGATTATATTATCAAAGGAGTACAAGGAGAAATATACCCTTGTAAACCAGACATCTTTGAAATGACCTATGAATTAGCATCTACACTTCCCCAACAAGAAATATCAGATGAAGAAATAGAGAAAGGTGCTAAAGAATGGTATAATAAAGAAGGTGCTTATTCTGCAAGTGCTATAGCATTAAAAACTTGGGTATATGCAATTAGATGGTATAGAGAACAATTAAAACAAAAGTAATGACAGCTAAACAAGAAGCAGAAGAATTAGTAAATAAGTTTGTTAAACAACCTATTGACTTTCCATACATAGATGCAGAACATGATCACTGTATAGGTAGTGGGTATATGACACATAATAGTGCTAAACAATGTGCTCATATAGCAATGAATAAACTATTAGAGTACTCTAAAGCCCATGGATTTATAGGACTAACAGAACATTATAAACAAGTAAAAATAGAAATAGAAAACCTGTGAAACAAATAATTATTGTAATAATCATATGGGAGCTAGTAAAGTACATTGTAAGAAAAGTATTTGATAAAATAGTAAATGAATAATTCATATCTTTAACGTCAGGGCATTCCTGACAATTCACACATAAAACATAATTAACATGAAAAATTTGTACGATTTTTTATTTCACTACAACTCTTTTACTAAACAATGGAATGCTATTCCTAGAGAGAAAATCAGTGAATACTGGAACAACAGGAAAGTGGAAGGTGTTATATCCTCCACTTCTATTAACACATTAATGGAGCTCATTACAAAAGGTGATGAGTTCATCAAATCAATTGAATAATATGAATGTACTAATTTACGATTGTGAAACTATGCAAGAAATGTTTCTTGTTGGTGTATATGATCCACACACAGACATGTATTTTGAGTTTGAAGTGAGCTCAGAGAGAAATGATCTTGATGCATTCATAAGATTTATAGAATCACACAATGAACATTATTGGGTGGGCTACAACAATCTTAGGTTTGACTGTCAAATTGTAGAATGGATCTTAAGGAAGCAGGAATATTGGTTTGATCGTAGTACATTAGAAATAACATCTATAATAGCACAGAAAGCTGCAGATGTTATACATGATGCAAACTATGATGTGTTTCCTGAATATAGAGAAGAAGATCTTTCTTTCAAACAAATTGATGTTTTCAAGATAAACCACTTTGACAACAAGAACAGAATGGTCTCACTAAAGAGACTTGAGTTTGAAATGGACCTTGAGAACATTGAAGAAATGCCTGTACATCATACAAAAATCAATATGACTGATGAAGAAAGAGAGATCACCAGGGATTATTGTAAGAATGATGTTATGGCCACATATGAATTCTATAAAATAACAATTGGTGATTGCGAACATCCAGTATATAAAGGCAACAACCAAATAGAATTAAGACTTGATATACAGGAAGAGTTTGGTATTCCATGTATGAACTATTCAGATTCAAAGATTGGAGATGAGATGATTAAGAAGTTTTATTGCGAAGAGAAAAGATTACAATATTCTGATCTTCCAAAGAAAGGGTTCTTTAGAAAGGAAGTGAAGGTTAAACATTGTATAGCTGATTATGTAACTTTCATAACTCCAGAACTAAAAGCATTCCACAAGAGAATAAAACAAATGACATTTAGTCTTCAAGATGATTTTAAAGAAACAATAAACTTTTATGACAATGTATACACTTTTGCAAAAGGAGGGCTTCATACGGAAAATAGCCCACGAATTTTTGAAGCTATGGATGATGTTCTCATTATTGATTGGGATGTGTCTAGTTATTATCCTGCTATTATTATTAATAACGATAAATACCCCTATCATTTGGGTAAGGAATTCTTGGCTGGCTATAAAAAGATGTTTGAGAAAAGACTAGAATTAAAGCCTCTAGCTAAGAAAGATAAGAAGATCAGAGGTATTGTTGGTGCTCTCAAGCTTGCTGTTAATTCAGTTTATGGTAAATCATCTGATATGCAGAATTGGATTTATGACAGACAGCTTACAATGTTTACCACCATTACAGGTGAATTATCTTTGTTGATGCTTATTGAGCAATATGAACTTAGAGGTATTCACGTCATATCAGCTAATACAGATGGTGTAACCATTATGATTAAGAAGGAGCAATTAGAAATAATGCAAGCAATTAATACATGGTGGCAAGAACTAACATCTTATGAGCTTGAGCGTACAGACTATCAAAAGA